CCAATGAACCTAATTATCAAAACGATATAGATATTTTAAAGTCTCAACAAGAAGATTTTAATAGTAAATTTAAAACTATAATAAATGATAAATCCAATGAAACTAAGCATCAAAACCAATATAATATTCTTAAAAAAGAATTAGAAAATAATTCTATATTATTCAAAGAACAGTTGCAACATATAGATATTTTAAAGTCTCAACAAGAAGATTTTAATAGTAAATTTAAAACTATATATAAATTAGTTAATAATTATTCAGATAAAGAAACGGTTGCTAAGACCTTGGAAACTCTAGAAGAGGTAGAGCCTGGCGAGGAAACTGTAAAAGAGGTAGAGCCTGGTGAGGAAACTGTAAAAGAGGTAGAGCCTGGTGAGGAAACTGTAAAAGAGGTAGAGCCTGGTGAGGAAACTGTCGATGAAGTAGAAACTAATTAAATATATTTAATTCATTTAATTATTTTTAGTTGTACCTAATAATGTATCCATATATAATCCAGTACCATAATTAACATTAAAAAATATATGATGATTAAGATGGTTATTATCCCTAAATGATGAATGAGCATTTAAAACAGTAGAAGATACAATAAATATATTCCATATTATAATTGTATATAAATGACTGTTAAATAAAAATATGGGTAAATATAGTGGGAAAATATTACCAAAACATAAATCAAACCAATGTAAATATAATGCCTCCATACCCACTGGATATTTAAATTCGTGATGTTTTTTATGCGACCATTTATAAATTAGTTTATTGTGTAATAAAAAGTGACAAATATAGAAGAAAAAATCTAAACTTAGCGAGGCGAATAAAAATGGAATAATACAATTATATATACTAAATGTTTCGTAGGCTGTTTCAGTAATATAATAATATTCCGAAAAATTGACTACAATTGGAAGAACAACAAATGCATTAAATAAAATAGTTGGAAAAATTGTTTTATATTGATAAATAAGTTCATTTCTAGAGATGAACTTATTTTTAAATTTTTTACCCTTAATAATAAATAAATCAAATATTAAACATATTATTCCAGTAAAAAAAAAGGTAAAAAGAAATGACAAATACAAAAGCATAATATATATACAGAATTTATTTTTATATATTTTATTTTAAAAAATACTATATTAAAAAATGTATAAAAGAAGGGAATTGAAGAAGTTCGCAGTTCTAGTAATTATATGACGAAATAACCAGTTCTTCTTTAGAGGTAATTTTAATATTTAGTAGACTTTTTGTGTTAAATTTTATTGGATATAATTTATTAAATTATATCCAATAATAAGAGTAAAAATCTACATAATGTGTAGATTTTTAATTTATTTTACAACTTGGGGTATTATTATTATTTAAGAATACAATCTTGTTCAAGAGTGTCCCAAAGTAAATTTTTATTTAATAACTTCGCTCCAGTATTAATATTATTTTCTAAAGTATCAAAATTATCACTTATTTGGTTAAAAAAAAATTTAGAATTTATGCATTTCCAAATATTATGCATATTTTGAGGTGTAACTATAAGTGCGGTATTTTTCAGCCCTACCAAATGTCCAGCCATTAATGTATCCATCCAGTGATTATTTGATCTCAAACATTCATTATATCCAAAAAAAACATATCTTTTAATATCTTTGTTTAGTTCATTTTCTTCAATATGTTTACGAATATCTATTACTTCTACATTAGATGGAAATAATCTTGTTCGAATTGTTTTATTAAATAAAACAGCTTTATTTTTATTAAATGTTTGTGGACTAAAAGCTAAACAAATTATTTTTTTATTCTCACGCAAAGTTTGTAATACCCCCATCTTCTTGATCTACCAATATACCCTCTACTTCTACTTGTTTTTTTTCGACATACTTTGATGATAAATATAGAGCAGCATATCCCCCCATAGATGTTCCTTGATAAATAATTTTTTTAATATGTTTATATTTAGCTGTATATTCAGAAATAATCGTATTAATTTTTTCGGTAGAATCTTTGTACCAACTATTTTTATAATCAAAAAAATATAGTAAATTACATGAATAACTTGTCGATCTTCTTATTTGTGCCCATATATTTGCAGTATTGACTGCTAAACTAATAAATAATGTATCATTTAACGGAGTCGTATCTAAATGTCTAAGACCATATTTAACATCATTGTTTGATTTATAAACAAAACCTGTTTATTTAGTAGTTGTATATAAGCACTATTTTTACATAAATCAAAACTTTTTCCATAAGAGTTCGCCTCCATTTTAATCTGTGCAATATCTATACAATAATCTAAATGTTCTGATTTATGGGTAAAAAATTTCCCACTATATATGCTTATATTTTGATCACAGCAGGTAAAAGGATGATCCTTATTAGTTATACCTATAAAATTATGTTCTATTTTATCTGAATCTTCAGCATTAATTTCTAAAATTTCAACATTTTCGTCATTTAAAAATAAATCTTCAAATATAACTATTTTTAAATTAGTGTATAATTTAAAAGCTTTTTATATATTTTGAAACTAGAGGGTATTACACCTTTGAACATTTAAAACGCCGACTTTATATCAGGATATATTTGTAATACATATTGGTTATTAACTATTTTTTCTATTTGAACTTCATTTAAATCAATTTTTGAAATATCATTATTTGATATAAATGGTTTGTTAATCTGCCAAGTTCTATAAAGTTCGTGATCCTTATTTTTAGGTTTTTTATCAACTAATTTTACACCATTAATTATAACATTAGTATATTTACTATTATCAAATATACTATAATCATATTGAAAACCTATATCATTCAATATTTTTTTTAATTCTTCATAATTATTTTCAAATAAATCTTCATATTTTATAGTATATATATTTTTTTCAGGATTATTTTTGTATTTAATAAATTTTGTTAAAGTGTTTATATAACAATCAAAATTATGATTATTTGGGATGCGATAGTTAAATCGTTTATTCAATGATGAAAAAACAAATAATGGATTACGAATAATAAATATTTTTATATAATCTTTATATTTTTTATCAAAAAAATCATCATACGTAAATGGGAACTTACCTAATATAAATTTTTTGTCTGATTTTTTAGTAATGACTTGAATTTCATTATAAATTTCTTCCACATCTTCTATGTGTCCGATTATTGATTTTAAAATACTTGTTCCACAATGAGGAAATCCACAAATTAAAATTTTTTGAGAAGTATTCATATATAATGCCTATCCATAAAAGTAGTGATTATAAATTATCAGTCGGCGTTTTAAATGTTCAAAGGTGTAAAACATTTTCTAAAGAATTACAATCATAAAAAGCACCTCTCCTATTGTTTCTAAATCGATTGCCGTAGTCATATCTATTTCTGTTAAATTTCTACAATGTGAAAATCCTTCAACATCTATACTTGTTACACCTGGGCCTATTATCAAATTTTTTATATCATAATATGAATATTGTTTATTTTCAACATTTTTGGTAATTTCTAATACCTTTTTTTAGCTCTTTTAATTTTATGTGGTAAAAATTAAGTATTTACAGTTGTTACTAATTTTTGACAATTATATCCTCCTCTTTTATTTATATAATATACTAATTTTGGACAATTATATCCTCCCCTTTTATTTATATAATATACTATTATAAAATAATATTTTTCAAATATTCTAAATTCTTTTGACCACATCTATCTATTTGATGTATAATACAATATTTTTCACTATTAGAGTTTATTAAATAACCATTATTATCCCTAGATATCTTGTTAAAATTCACATTATCTAATGTTAAAATTTTACCAAATTCTTGATTTTTAATAATACATTTATCTGTGTTTTTATAACAATAATCAATATATATACCTTGACCAACTACTCTAGGAATTCTGTGTAAATTTCCTTTTTTATTAATACTCATGTAATAATTTAAATATTCCATTATTGTATTATATTCCGAAATTATAGTTCCACAGCAAATGACATTTTTATCTTTATATTTTTTATATAAATTTTTAGTAACAGTTTTCTTAGATAAAAATGATTTATGTTCCAATATATATTCTAATCTTATTAACCATCTTAGATTACAACTTCCCCCTCCCGGATCAGAAAGTATGTTATTTTCAAGAGAACAGTATAATTTATTATTGCTTATAATTTCAAATGGATTTGACTGAAAGATAATATCATTCATATCTGCTATTAATATTCTTGAAAATACATTTTTTTTTAAAAATTTTTGAATAATAAAAAATCTATCATCATGATGTATTTCTATAAAATTATAATATAATATGTTGGAATTATTTTCTTTCAAATAATTTTCTAACATGATACTTTTATTTTTTATTGAACATAAAACAATTACTGTACAATTTTTATTAAATTTTCTTAATGAATCAATAAATATTTTTATTCCTCCTTTAGAACTAATAAGTTCGCAATTATTATAATTATATGACGAAATAACCACTTCTTCTTTAGAAGTAATTTTAATATTTAGTTGACTTTTTTTATCGAATTTTATTTTATTAAATGTAATCAGAGATTTAACAATATTTTTCATTATAATATAATACTTTAAAATATTTCTTTTAAATTTATATGTTGTATAAATCCGTCATATTATCTTTGTTACAATTGGACCTATTTTTAATTTAATATATCATAGTATTACTATTCGTTACATTTGACATTATCTATAATTTTGTTGTACATTTTTATAATATACTATTATAAAATAATTTATTCAAATTACATTAATAATTTTACCATTATTAATTATTTCCAATATTTCTACTCTATCACTATTGTTATTTTTGCTCCCAAAGGCACTAGACATACCCACATCTGCCATCCATAATTTATTATTACATCCACTCGTAATATGTTTTTGAGGTGTATGTCCAACAACCATACCACCTGTTTTCCCTATATTTAAAATATTTAATGTTTTGTTAAGTATTTTACACTTTTCTGGATTGGTATCTATTGTATAATATCTATTCCAAAATAAACTATTTTGATTAAACATTAGATCATATATTTCCGGTCCAATATTGTTCATATTGGTTTTTCCTAAAAGAATATCACGAACAATCTTATTAATATTACCTAAAGTGAAATTTTCAATGTGTTCTGGTAATAATCCAGCGTGAACAAAAATCCAATCTCCTATTTTCATAATTCCATTTGTATTACACGCTAATTTTACCGCCAATGCTCCGCCTGGTTTGAATAATTCTTTACGCTGTTCATATCCACCAAATCCATCTATATGTAAAGGTGATACATACCGAAAATCCCCCATAATATTCATAAGTTCATGGTTACCAATTAAACTATAAACACCTCCACCATTTGCTAAAGCCTGGAAATGTAAATTATGTAGAAACTCTATTATTTTTAATTCTTCAACACTGTCATTTGTGTGATCGACCGAAATACTTCCTCGACCACCCTTATCAAGTTGATCCCCTAACTGTATAACAATTGTAGCACCACCTATCCATTCACTGTTTTTATTTATAACTTTTGCTTTATATAATGCATGTAATAGTGTATGGAAATCCCCGTGTATATCACCAACTGCAATTATTCTACTATTGTTTTTATCTATTTTAATTTCTGTTGGCGGACTGTTACTACAGGATAATTTGGGTTTACTATTAATATAATATTGGGGGTCTTTAAATATAGATGCTCTAACATTAAAAATCATTCTTTAAATATACAATAATATTAGATTTTTTTATAATAAAAAAAATAATTAATTTTATCCTTATAATTTAACACATCCAATTAATTTAAGACGCGGTAGAAAACCATTTAGACCCCTGTTCCAACAGATAATCAGTATTATCCTTCGATGTAAACCAGCAATTACTTGTAGTATTCCAGTAAATAGGCTTCTTAACCCCCATATCACTTTCAAACTCATAAGCATAGTCGTCAGATGGAACTACTTTGAGACCTTCTTTGTATAGTTTTAGGTATGTATCTTTAAAATACATTTTTCCTTTTTCTACTTCTTTAGGAGAAGGAGAAGAGGCAGAAGAAAACCATTTAGATCCTTGTTCCAAGAGATAATCGGTATTATCCTTCGACGTAAACCAACAATTACTTGTAGTGTTCCAGTAAATAGGCTTCTCAACCCCCATATCACTTTCAAACTCATAAGCATAGTCTTTAGATGGAACTACTTTGAGACCTTCTTTGTATAGTTTTAGGTATGTATCTTTAAAATACATTTTTCCTTTTTCTACTTCTTTAGGAGAAGGAGAGGGAGAAGGAGAAGACCATTTAGATCCTTTGTCCAACAGATAATCAGTATTATCAATAGATGTAAACCAACAATTACTTGTGGTATTCCAGTAAATAGGCTTCTCAACCCCCATATCACTTTCAAACTCATAAGCATAGTCTTTAGATGGAACTACTTTGAGACCTTCTTTGTATAGTTTTAGGTATGTATTTTTAAAATACATTTGTACTTTTTCTACTTGTTTAGGAGAGGGAGAGGGAGGAGGACAAGGAGAAGACCATTTAGACCCTTTGTCCAACAGATAATCAGTATTATCAATAGATGTGAACCAGCAATTACGACTAGTGTTCCAATAAATAGGTTTAGTTAGGGTGTATACAGAAACTTTAGATTTAGAATTTTTAGATGGAATAATTTGAAGTCCATTTTTATAGAGTTTCATAAGAGTATTTTTAAAGATAGTTGAAGTTGAAGTTGAAGTTGAAGAAGTTGATTTAGAGTATGACATTTTATATCAATACACTTTAAAGTATATTACGAATCAAATTTTAATTTTAATTATACTTATAATCAAAATTAATATCTTACAATATCATATAATGGTTAGTCAGGTCGAAAATGTTGTTAATGATTTGTTAAAAAATACAGAATCTATTTTAAACAGAGGTTTAGAAAATAAATATATCAGTTTAACACTTAAAATACTGTTGGGATTATATGCGGCTTTGGTTGCTCCAAAGTTATCACCAACATTAGCCAATTTAATAGATAATACATTTGTTAGAATAATATTTGCATTTGTAATTGTTTTTATGGCAACCAGAGATCCAGGATTGGCATTATTAATATCAGTAGCATTTATAATAACCCTCCAAACCGCGAATAGACTTAGATTATATAATACCTCATTAAGTAAATCGTTACCTAATCAAACATCTTGGCTCCCAAGTGCTAAAAATACCGAACAAGAAGATGCCACAAAGAATGAAGAACAGAGAGAAAGAGAAGAAGAAGGTGACGAACCCAGTCATAATTTATCTATAATAGAAAATTTAGAAGGAGCAAATATTGTCGACACATTGGAGGGAAGTCCATTAGATACCGAATTTACAACTGCCGATCAATTCAATAATGCCCAAAATAATGAAGTAACTGGGGCTGACCAAGATTCGTGTATAAAAACATTTGAAAATCAACATTGCATTCAAGGCTTAGAACAAAATTCGCCAAACGGATTTAATTAAAAGTATAATTTTCATAGCTTGTTTCTAAATCTTCGACAGAGGTTATTGTTTCTAATTTAATAGTTCTAATTTTTTTATAAATATTATTTCTAGATGTATTAATTATAAAAGAATCTGACAGTTTTAAATCTTCGACAATAAGACATTCCATAAGAAAATTAATAAAATCAGAATTCATTTATAAGTAATATAAGAATTTAATATAAAATTTGAAATAATTAAATAAATTAATAATAAATCTAATTAAATATGTCAAAATTGGTAATTGTAGAATCTTCAGCAAAATGTAAAACAATCCAAAGTTATTTAGGTAATGATTATATAGTTAAAGCATGTATGGGACACAGTGTAAATATAGATACTAAATTAGGATTAAAGGCAATTGACACTGATAATAATTATAAAATTAAATATAAAATAATTCCAGAAAAGAAAAAATATTTAACAGAATTAATTAAATTATCTAAGAAATGTTCGGAAGTTATAATTGCTTCTGATTCAGATAAAGAAGGGGAGGCCATTGGATATCATTTAATTAAAGAATTAAAATTAAATATTAAAAGCGCCAAAAGAATAGTGTTTAATGAAATTACTAAAACAGCTATTCAATATGCGATTCAAAATCCAAAATCGATAGATATGGATATGGTTAAATCTCAGCAAACACGTCAAGCATTAGATTTTTTAATCGGATTTAACATATCTCCATTACTATGGAAATATGTTAAAAATAAAACATCTGCTGGAAGGTGTCAGTCAACAGCCTTACATTTAATAAATACTAGGAATAAATCTATAAAAGACTCTAAGAATAATTTGTATTGTAATCTTGAAGGAATATTTAAATATCAAAAATGTGTCTTCGATGCCAAAACAAATGAAACCTATACAAAAATCGAAGATGCGCACATAATATTAGAACAATTCAAAAATGCCACATTTAAAATACAATCTATAAAAGAATCTATATCTAAAAATGCTCCCCCAGCCCCCTACATCACTACAACTATACAACAAGATGCTAGTTCTTATTTAAATTTACCCCCCAAAACAACCATGAGTTATTTGCAAAAAATGTATGAAAGGGGCGTGATTACTTATATGAGAACCGATTCAAAAGTTATAAGCGACACATTTAGTAAAACAATCGAAGCCTATATTTTAAAAACGCACGATAAAAAATTCTATAAAAATAGATTATATAAAAATAATTCGAAAAATGTTCAGGAAGCACACGAATGTATACGACCAGTAGATATTGAACTTACTGAACTAGATTCTGAGTCTGTTGAAAATAAATTATATTCTTTAATTTGGAAACGCACGGTAGCATCCCAAATGCAAGAACTGCAAACAAAAATACATAAGATTTTAATAGAAAATGACAAAAATAAAATTCTGTTTGAATCTAATTTAGAAAAACCTATATTTTTAGGTTATAAAATCCTGTACAATCATAAGACAACAGATGATTCAAAAACTATAGATTCTGTTAAAAAAGGCGCTGTTGTAAATTATTCTATTATTAAATCGAATGAAAAATATAATAAATCCGTTCTTAGATACAATGAAGCCAGTCTAATTAAAGATCTCGAGAGTAAAGGTATTGGTAGACCCTCCACATATTCCAACATCATCGATACCTTATTTAAGCGTGAATATATTAAAAAAGATTCTAATAATGGGGAAGTTAAACAATTAAAAATAATGGCTTTAGAAAATGGGGCGATCCTTTCCAGTGTTAAAGAAACAATTATTAATAAAGAAACTAATAAAATATTTATCAGCGAACTAGGAGAAATTGTGGATGAGTTTTTACATAAACATTTTGATAATGTTATTGGAATCGATTTTACGGCTAATTTAGAAACACATTTAGATGAGATTTCGGAGGGTACCAAAAATAATATTGATGTTATTGATATGGTTTATAGAACATTTATTCCGAAAGTGAATGAACTATCTTCTCCTTCCTCGTCGGACAATAAAACGACCACTTGGGAAAATAATACTATAAAGAAAACATTATTAGGAACAGACCCAATCACGAATAAATCGGTTTATGTATATAAGGGAAAATATGGACCTGTTATACAAGAAGGGGATGATTCTATTAAATATTATAGCATACCCAAATCTAAGAATATTTCTACGATAACTTTAGAAGAATGTATTGAATTAATGGCATTTCCCAAGGTGTTAGAACCTTATAAAGACAAGCCTGTTGAAATATGTTATAGTTCATATGGTTATTATATACATTATGATTCCAAAAAGATTTCGATTAAAGAAGATTCTATTAATATATCCGAAATTGATCGAAATGTTATTATAGAACTTATTAATAAAGACGGTAAAAAAATTATTAAAACATTATCAGAAACGATTAAAATAATGGATGGACCGTATGGGCCGTATTTAATGAAAATTAATAAAAAAAAAAATAAAATTGTTGCTATTCCTAAAAACAGATTAAAAGATATAGATACATTAACTATTGCTGAATGTATTAAATTATTAAGTAAGTAAATCTTATTATAGTATTTTAAAATAATCTAAAACTCTGTATACCCAATTATAATAATAACCTTCTTCTCTGTAGGTAATGTATAAGAATCCATCATTATTTTTATATTTATCATACAATTCTAAAATAGATAGTGATGCGCTTGGTATTAAACCATTAACATAAATAGATAATTCTGTTTCTGATTTTACCTTAATTTGTTTTTTTATAATAAATAATAATTGTTTAGTGCTTAAATCTTCCGATATCAAATATTTGGATTTATTAATATGTGGTAATTTAGATACGATATGTTTTGAAATTATTATGGGAACTTTCCCAGGGTATTTTTTTTTTATTCGGATAGATTCTGATAACCGTTCGTTAAAGTTAATATTTTTAAATGTGTAAGACATAATAATTTAATTTGATTATATTATTATTATATTTTATTCTATAATATAAAATGACATCAATAGATAAAGTAAATGTTTTACTCATTAGAACTGATACATCAATAATTAATTCGAAAGTATCTAAAGACCTGGATATAGATAATTTAAATATTGATAAAATTTCTAATTTATTCAAAGTTGTAGGTAAAGGGTCTATAAAACGATTTTGTGATTGGAAATTAGATAAATTTACAATATCTATATATGGGTGGAAAGATGGAAATGCTGGACAAGAAAATAAAACAGAATTACCACCCCCAGAAGATAGTGATTTATATTTTGGCGATATTTTAGTTATTAAAAGTAATGGTAAAGATATTAAAAATATTACATTAAGCGATTATCATAATTTTATCGAAGAATCAAATGGGGGATTTGAGGATATTGGGTCTGAAGATACTGAAACGGATTCTGATGATGATAATGAGTATGACTTAAATGACGAATTTATAGATGATAGTCAACAAATTGATAATTATGGCGGAGAGACTGAGTCTAGTATGTCTGACACACTTACGGATGACGAATAATATAATAGATAATTGATAATAGATAAGAGATAATAGATAATAATAATAATTAAACATTTAAATTTGATTTATTTTAATGTTTAATTATATATTTAATAATGACAGATCTCAGAAATAAAATAGTATTAAAATTCAAAGATTTATTAGATAAACACGAATTTGAAAATACAGAAGTATTAAGTGTTGATTTAGAAAAGGGTATCTATAATTCAGTTATTAAAAAATGCAATGAAAAGGAAATAATAAAAAGATGGACTAATAAAATCTTTAAAAAAATATATTTAAATAAGGCAATCTCTATATATTCTAATTTAGATCCAGATTCCTACATCGAAAATACTCGCCTTATTAAACGGTTTAAGGCAAATGAATTTAAAGCGTGTGAAATAGCATTGTTGGATAGTTTACAAATGTTTCCAGAAGTATGGAAAACAATTTATGACGATAAAGAAAGACGCGATAAAGTGTTATATGAGGTTAATAAAGATATGGCAACTGATATCTTTACCTGTAGCAGGTGTAAAAAGAAAGAGTGCACTTATTATCAATTACAAACAAGATCAGCGGATGAACCAATGACTACCTTTGTAACATGTTTGAATTGTGGTAAAAGGTGGAAATGTTAAAAATCTAAATCTTCTAATCTATAATCTTCAAAATTTCTATCGGAATAATACCTCCTAATAAGTAAAGGCATTTTTTTTTGCTCTAATTCTAATTTTGCGATTTCCTTTGTATGTATAATATTTTTAGGAACATCCACCGTTGCCATCGATCCGTTTGCTAACATTTGAGCACGGATTCCTATTAATTTAGCCCGTTCAAATTTAGTAAGTGCATAAGTTAATGTTTTTTTGTTATTATAGTAATGTTCATAAGTTTGGTTATTCGAAATTATTTCTTTCTTTTTAATTATAGGCACTATTTCTTCGGATATATCTTGAATACTTTCAACCGTTTCGGCATTTTCATTTAAAGAAATTATTTCTTCCATTTTAATATAATATTATATAATAATATTATAATAAATCAAATTTATTCATTTTTCCAAGAAGTAGAACATACCGAACATAAATATAAATATTTCATATTAAGAGTGTCATATTTAATAAATATGATTTCTCGAGCTGGTTTGATATATGTATTGCATATTAATTTAGTATCATTAATAATTATCTCTTTACCTCGAAGTTTATCAAGATCTTCATCTAATTTAAATGTTATTAATACTTGTTCGTCATTGATGGATATAATATCAAAATTAGATTTTTCCACATTGTATGCTGTTATAATATTAGTTAACTCTTCTAAATCGGTTTGTTTAACAATCAATGTTTTTTCTTCTACATCTAAATTTGTTAAACATTTATTATTAATACATGGTATATTATTAATTCTTGGGAGTGTTGGATCTTTAGTGGTATATTTATTTAAAATATATTTATCAGAAATATATTCTTTATTGTAGTTATTTTTATTAACTAATATAGTTTCATCTGACCCAGTATTTAAATATTCGCCCTCCCAAGAACAATTTTTACAATAATTTATTAACGATTTAGAATCGGTAGACAGTTTTGTATAAACCATAAATTCACACTTTTGACAAAAATTCATATTATAATATAATATAATTATATTATAAAGATTTATCAAATTTAATTTATTAATATTGCATTATATTTGGAATTTGGTTCGTTAAAAACAATATATTTATTATTATCAGAATCTATATAAAAATGATCTTCGACAGTGATTATTTCTCGCTCCTTTATTAAATCTATATAATGTTTACTTATTCTTTTTGGATAATATTTTGTTAATAAGTTATAATCTATATTATAGATATTAGATACATTTTTTAATATAATTTCATAGTTATATTTTAGTTGATTAAAAAAAAAATCATTCATATTTATAATTTAAAGAGAAATCTTTAAACTTGTTTCCATCTTTTAAGCCCAGTCTTCGTTTCATTGACTATCCACCACTTCTTATCACTGTTGGTTGATTGTAATTTATACCCTATTTCAAATTGAGAAGCTTTTTCATTTGGGGATTTTTTTTCTTTAATTGTTTTTATTTTATTAACACTACTTACTTCATTAACACTAGTTGCTTTATTATCAGCACTTGCTTCACTATTAACACCACCAATTGCTTCACTATTAGCACCACCAAATGTTTCACCATTAGCACCACTACTTGCTTTAAGAACAGGTGGTATAGTATATTTTTTTATCAGAGTCTTATATTTAGCAATAAATTTACTCTTTAAAGTATCTACATCTACCACTATTTTTATATCATAAATAGGTGATTTGATTGTTTTTCCTTGATATATCTTAAAATTATCTAATTTTAATATATAGGTTTTATAGAGCTCTATAAAAGTTCTTTCCATAATTTCCATAAAATTATCAAATCCAATTGGAGGGTTTTCTAACATTTCTAATACCGCAATTTCCAATGTTCTGTATCCTACTACTAAATTATACAAGTTGGATTTTTCCTGTGGGGTTTTTTCCCACCCAGGTTCTTGTGTTATTGGGTTATCAATAAATAAACTTTTAAGTTGTTGTGATACTGTTCCTAAATTTTGACAACTTGTCCAGGGTGGTCCAGACCATGTTCCAAGAATAGATAAACAACATTTACCATTGACATAATAATTGGGGTGAAACCGTGTATTTAATCCTTGGGTTTTGGCTAAAATGTGGGGTGACATAAACGGATATTGGTCTGGAAATTTACCAAAGAACATAAAAAACCCACCGAAATAGGGGTTTTCAATTTCCCTTGATCCAATCGTCAAAATCTTAAATTCATTGTCCAACGTATTATCATTGAACAGAAAATGGATATCACTTTCACCATACCCTTTTGCATCTTGTTTAACTAAATTTCTGTCTGACAGAACCCTTATTTTAGCGATGGGCGACAACGTATTTGTATATGTTTGTGCTGGTTTAGACATTAATATTTTGATAAGTATTATTTAATTAATACTTATCAAATTTATTTATAATTTATTTGTTTTCAAAAATAGTGGGCGATTCTAAAATTTTAAGTTTGGTGGTGTGTCCCAAAAATGCGTGAAAATCTTTATTAGATAAATTTAATAAAAACTCTCGTATACGATCCTTATCTGGGGTTTTTTTTTTAATTAGTAAAGAATTTAATGTTTCCCAATTTTTAATTCCATCGATATCATTGTTTTTTATTAAATCCCATTTAATACCTATAAATTTTAATAAATCGTTGTGCAACCAATCTATACCCTCTTGTAAATTTCCATCTTTAGGATATTTATACAAGTGTTTATATTCCGAAACGTAAAAATTGATAATAAAGTCTGCCAATGTATTTTTGTCGGTATCGTCCAATTCAAATTTAGAAGGCATTAGGGATATTTTTGATGTTATTTTATTCATATATATCTTATTATAATATTTATTTTTTATATAGTTTTAAACTTTGATAATATAGATTTAATCATTTTATAATTTTCTATAAACTAAAATTATAGATTTTTTATATATATTTATAATATAAATGGAAAGAGTAATAAAAAAATAGGATTATTAGGCTTAGGCGTATTAGGATTAAATGTTTTAAATAAAAATATTAAACTTATTAATAATAAAAATGTTGCTGATAGTAAAGAACCTATTATAATACCTACACACAATTGGAGTTCGCAAATTGTAATGGCTCACGTTATTGGTGGAATTTTTGAAAGTATGGGGAATAATGTAAAGTATCTTCACACAGATTCACAAGCGGTTTACGAGTCTATCCGTATTGGCGATGTGGATATATCTCACGAAATTTGGGAATTAAGCCTTGGAAAATCATTTACAACTGCGCTAGATAAAGGTGGTCTACTTGACTGGGGAGATCACGAAGCTAAAACCCGCGAAGATATGGGATATCCTAATTGGGTTGCTGAGCAAGGGTTATGTCCTGGTTTACCAGACTGGACAGCACTTAAAAATTCATATAGTGCTAAAAATTTTGTAACACCAGACTCAGGAGGTAAAGGTAGAATGCTTGAAGGACCCCAAAGTTGGCACGGGGATTTAATGCCTCAAAGGATAGATGCCTTGGGATTACGAGATCTTTGGGTAGTTGAATTTGCTGAAAGTGGTGCCGCACTTTGGGCTGCACTTAAGGCTGCGGAAAAAGAGGGCAGAGGAACAATCATCTTTAACTGGACACCAAACTTTACAGATGCTGCTGGTTTTACATTTATCGACTTCCCTCTACACACAGCTGGTTGTAGACCTGATGATGGTGGTGACGGTAAATGTGGTTCACCTGTTGGCTATTTGAAAAAAGCTGTAAATAAGAACTGGACGAAATCCCATCCGGCCGCTGCGGCTATGTTTAAAAAATTGTCATTTTCTACATCACAAATAGGGGAAATGGCTGCTTTAGTAGATCTTGAAAAAATGACTCACGAAGATGCGGCTAAAAAATGGTTAAAAGATAACAAAAAAGTTTGGGAACGTTTTACTAAATAATAGTATATCTTTTAAAAAATATTAATAAAAGAATATTAAATAATAATAATAAATATTAAATAATAAATATTTATAGTTAATATATATTATACTATATAAATGATGAAAATGCCATACGATATTTTGTATATGTCACGTATATTAAAAGATAAATTATTCGCTACTAAATTAGACCAAATATCTAAAAAAAAGGTAGAAAGAATGGGTTATTTACCAGCAGGTCCATTAACAAATCTGTATAAGTTAACTTATAGACCAACCAATATTGTGGATTCAATTTATTTGGGAAATGCTTATAATGCGTGTAATTTAAATGATTTGGAAAGCGATAATATTGGAATGATTATAAATATAACCGAGGAAATCCCAAATTATTATCCAGATAAGTTTAACTATTATAATATTCATACAATGGATGATAACGACCATCATATTAAAGAATTTATTAATGATGCCTTGGAATATATACTAAATTATCAAAAAAAATCAAATAAAAATATTTTAGTACATTGTTTTATGGGTTCAAGTCGTTCTGCCGCAATAGTTGTAGCATATTATTCCCTAAAATATAATAAAAGTATTGATGAAAGTATAAAATATGTAAAAGATAAAAGATGGATTGTTAATATAAATGTAACATTTATACAAGATTTAATGGAATGGAGGCAGGAATATAATATCCCCGGTTTTTAATGGGATAAAGGTGGGAATATTATATCCCGAGTTTAATGTGATAAAGGTGGGAATATTTATCTACGTCTAATTTTTTAATGGGATAATAAAAATCAACTTTTAATCATTTAAAATAATATAGACTTTTATAATGCGGTCGATATAACCTATAAAAGACCCAAAATTATTTATAACTATACCATAAAGTAACATGTTTTATTTATAATTATAAATTATTTAAATAAAATTTGAATAATTTAAACTTAAAAATATTTTATATTATTAATATAAGATATGCCCAGTTTAAAAATATCTAATAACCCAAATTTTAGTGAATTAGATACGTTTTTAAAACAAAATAGAGCAACAACAGGTGGTACATTCACCCATACATCGATTTCAGGTTCAAAAGGTAGTTTTTATATAGAAGATACTGATAAATTTATAGATATTTACCATGATCATATTTTTAATAAAGGTTTACAGGGTTATTTAACAGAAGGTATTCGAGATTGTGAGATAACCCCGGTTAAAATAGATATTGATTTAAGATCTTATAAAAATGTGGATAAGCCAACCCGCTTGTATGAGATGGATGATATTATTCAAATATGCCAACGTTATATGGAGTCAATGGAATTTTGGCTAGAAGACCCCGACCCTACAGAGCGTTATTGTTTCATATTAGAAAAACCAGATGCGATATTTGATAAAGATAAATCGGGAGAGGTAAAAGTGGATAGTGCTGGTAAAAAGAAGATTAAGGATGGCGTACATATAATGTTTCCTAATATTTGTACCAAAACACACTTGCAATTACAATTGCGGAGTGAGGTTTATAAAAATATAGGAGATGTTTTAGATAAATATGAATATGATAATAGTTATGCTGACATTTTTGATAAGGCAGTTATAGATAGAAATAACTGGCAAATGTATGGTTCAACAAAATCCCATACAAGTTATACGTATAAAGTTACTAAAATTTTAGAAGTATATAAGGACCATTATAAGGAAATTCCGTTAGAAACATTTACGACACTTGACCTGGTTAAACTTTTATCTGTTAGAAATAAAGAGGATGAGGCTTTAATAAAATATGAGAAGCAATCATTGGTAAATGATTGCCAAGAAAATTATATTAAAATAAATAAAACCAAATCGAGAACAACGCAAAATAAAAAAAACAAGGCTTCTAAACCTGATTTGCAATTAATATGTGGTGACAATTCAAAAGGTCGGAAAGGATATATTAATTGTTTAAATATAAGTAGGGCGAGAAAATATGATTCTTGGATAGAAATAGGATGGGCGTTACATAATATCGATAATTACACTAAATCAAAAGATGGTGAAGCCCGAAAATTAGCTGAAGAAGAATGTCCAGACGATTACACTAAAAGTTCGTGGTGTGATTTATTACTAGCATGGTATAAATGGGGCACAACTGATGGTTCTGGATATGAACAGGAAAGTATGGACAGTTATAAAGAGACTTGGGATATAATGCGATATGATGGATTAGGAATTGGGAGTTTAAAACTATGGGCTCGTGATGATAACCCCGAGTTATATAATAAGATTGTAGAAAACGATTTACACAGTTATTTTATGAAGACTTGTGGTAAAAAGGGAGGGACTAGTTTTGATGTTGCTAACTTAATGTATCAATGTTATAAAGATGATTTTGTATGTGTTTCTATTAAAGATACGCTTTGGTATTATTACGACCAAGATTTACATCGTTGGGTGGAAGATGATAAGGGGATTCGACTTAAAATGAAAATTTCTACTGAAATATGGAAAAAATTTAGTGATAAAGGAAATACTTTTAAACCACAATCCCCAGAAGACACTGATGTAGAAAGCAAAAGGGACAGTTTACAAAAAACGGCTTCCAGATTAAAAGAAACGTCTTTTAAGGGTAATATTATGACAGAATGTTCGGAATTATTCTATGATAAAACAAAAACATTTTATGATAAATTAGACAGTAATCATAACTTGTTGGGATTTAATAATGGGGTTTATGACCTTAAGCATGGTGAACACCGGAGAGGGCGACCAGAAGATTATATTACGATGTCTACTGGAGTAAACTATATAAAATATGATCCTTATTCCGAAGAGATTCAGGGTATAGATAAATTCTTATCCGAAATTCTGACCATTGAAAATGTTAGAATTTATGTTGTAAAATTGATGGCGACATTTATTAGTGGTTCTACAAAAAGTGAAAAATTTCACGTATGGTCGGGCTCGGGTGGTAATGGTAAATCAAAATTGATAGAATTATTAGAAAAGGGATTAGGGGATTATGCTGGGAAAATGAATATATCTAATTTAACCCAAAAGAGAGGAAATGCGGGAGCTGCTAATCCAGAATTATCAAGAACCAAGGGTAGACGCTTTATAAATATGCAAGAACCTGATGAACAATGTACGTTAAATGTGGGTCTAATGAAGGAAATTACGGGTGGTGATAAAATTATTGCTAGGGCGCTATACAAAGAACCGCAAGAATTTAAACCACAATTTAAAATGGTTTTAACATGTAACGCCCGTCCCCAACTTCCCCCAGATGATGATGCTACTTGGAGAAGAGTTGTGTTGGTAGAATATACCTCGCGGTTTAAACCAGAGCCTAAAGGTCATTGGGAAAATAAAAATAATCAAACTATAGACAAAACAGAACACGTTGAACATATTAATAAAGGTATTCTTACTGACCAATGGATACCTGATGATAAATTATTTCCACAATTTCCAATCGACGAATCGTTAAATGATAAATTTGATGATTGGGCTGAACCTTTTATCTCAATGTTAATCCATACATTTATTAAAAATAAACACATCGATTTACGAGAACCAGAGGAAGTTAGGGAATATACTAACAAATATAGAGATCAGAACAATCATTTTAAGGAATTTATGAATGATAAAATTGAAATCCTATCAAATGATACTTCTGATTCTGTTATAAAAATAGATCAATTGTTTTCAGAATATAAAGCGTGGTATAAGGATAATTTGGGAACAAACACAGGGCAAAAAAGACAAAAAGAACTCAAAACATTTATGGATAAAGAATTTGGAGATTATTGGGTAGAGGGTAAACACTATACTAAAAGAGGATATAGAGGTATTCGAATTATATCACAGCATAAAGGACCAGATCACACAACCTTTATTGATGATGAAGATGAGGATGGGGAAGGAGGTGATGAATTAAATTAATAATGTTTCCTATATAAATAGATGCCTAATATAAATAATATAATTAAAATAATTATTTTTAGACTGTAAATAATTTTATTTCTAAGGCGTGTTTCTTCCAAATTATACTGAATGATTCTATTTTTAAGAAATGCGTTTTTATTCAATTCATTTAGTTTATCTTGTTGTACATTAATTATTTTATTTTTGGAGTGTATTGTTGAAGTTTGGGTTGTTAAAAGTTTATTATTTGTGGTATATAAATCTACATTAATATTAAAATTATTTTCCAATTCATTGAACAATTCCTTCGCTCGATGTTTTTTAAATCTATCAAAATTTTTAGTTTTCTTCTGTTTCTGTAAATTAATTATTTTTAAAGTGTCGTTTTCATATAATTTAGATATTTTTTTAACATTTTTATTATCATAATATTCAACAATTAACATTTTACGAATCCCTTTTGCGGGATCGCCAAAAAGACTGTTACTTACTTTTATATTTATACTGTTATTTTTAATACTATTATATATTTTCCCAGTCACACTTTTACCAGAATTCCCTGTCCATACATATTTGGGGTTTCCATACCAAGCTCTTATTATAGGATAATGATAATTATTAAAGGGTTCTTCTATATTATTTTTGGTTAAATGAGCCATAATAATATAATAATATAAATTAATTATATTATTGTATTGTATTATATTATAATGACTGGTCTTTTTCCTCAGCTATAATATCATTAATATTAGGTGAATCCCAGTCCGTTACATCATACTGTATATTGTTTATGTTTCGGTGTCGGTAAAAATTATATAAAATAACGACTACGAATAAACACGTTATACCACCAATGGATATTAATCCATATGTATTACTTATGGTATTATTTTTAATTAATAATATTGGAAGAATTATGATTAACAGATACACAAATAACGATTTTAATAAAAATAGTTTATTATTTCGCTTTAATGTTTCATTTTGTGATATTTCTACTTGTCTACGCAATGTTGCCATATCATTTTCTACATCATCTAATTTATTTTTATTATAATCTATTTCTTTAGATTGTTTTGTAATTATAATATCTGATTTATAATTATCATCGTATATGGCTTGTAATATTTTAGAATTTGATTGGTATTTAGAGACTTTTTCGTGCATAGCCTTTTTTTTTTGATGTCGCAACATATTTAATTTTTCTTGTATGGATTTCATTACTTGTTCATTCTCATACTGGTCAACGTTTTTACCACGGTTTAAAGCAAGGTTTTTAAGGTCTGATTTATACATTATTTCCGCTTTTTTTAACATATTAATATTAGAATCTATAGCGTTTTTATTAGACATATATATTAGACTAAGAAAATTATAATTGTTAGTTTTTATTTAATAAATATCCAACACTAATAAATAATATTATATTAATAATAAATATTACATACATACTATTTCTTTTATACCGATTTCGATCCAACCCTGTATCCACTTGTCTTTCTTTGGATAATATGCTATCTTCCTTTTCTTTTAATAAATTAATTTGGTGTTTAATTTTAGTGTTTTGTCTATATATATTATTGTTTTTGTTTGCAATCTCGTGTTTTTGCCCTTGAATTAAATTATTGGTATTTTTTATATGTTTTTTTAAATTAATTAATATATTATTTAAATTGTTATTTATTTTAATTATATTAGGTCTAATAACCGTTTCTGCTAATAATTTTTTTCTACTCTTATCCGCCGTGCGGTCATATTTATAATGTAAATATTTATTATACTCTAAATAATATTTCTGTAATTCTTTATTATACAATTCTTCCATTTTACTAATATTACATTTTCGCTGACAATGGAAATCATTATTATTATTGCATTTATCCATAATAAATTTTTTAGAACAATTCATATATATATATAAAAGATAAATTTTATGGACTTAAAAATATTAAACTAAATATATATTAATATTAAATGTTATCATTTATAAGACCCATTAACAGATATATATCTATACAATCTAGATTTATATCTATACAATCTAGAGTAAATAATAATTTCAAAGTGTATAATATAGAAGATAATTATGATTGTCTAACATCGGTCGATATGCGTAGAGACTATTATAATAAAAAATATAATTTGGGTATTGATACATTATCTAAAAAAACCTTTGATTATAACAGTATTCTACATAAAAACTGTGAAAATGTCATTGGTTACACATCCATTCCAACTGGATTAGTTGGACCCGTTCCTGTAAATCAAGAACAGCATTTTATACCCATTTCTACAACTGAAGGTGCTTTAGTGGGTAGTATTAATCGAGGGGCCAGTTTAATATCTAAAACAAGCATTAATGGTATTAATGCTGTGGCTATCGATAAAGGTATTACACGTTCTCCTATTATTGATGTGTTAGATATAGAAAATATTTCTACATTACACACTTATATTAATAATAATTTTAACACTCTTAAAACCGACTTTAAAACGACCACAAATTATGGCGAATTACAAAAAATAGATTTATTATATAATGGTAGTAAAGTCCATCTTAGGATAAGCGCGTTAACTGGAGATGCGATGGGAATGAATATAATTAGCAAGGGAAGTCAAAAAATAGTAAATTCTATATTAAATGAATTTCCTCATTTTAAAATATTGAGTCTGTCTGGAAACACGTGTTCTGATAAGAAACCTTCAGCCATCAATTGGATTAATGGGCGAGGTAAAACAGTTTTAGTAAATACTAAGTTAGATATTAAAAAACTAGAAACTCTTTTAAAACACCCCATAGAAGATATTGTCCAACTTAATATACAAAAAAATTTAATTGGTTCCGCCTTAGCAGGATCTATTGGCGGTTTTAACTCACACGCCGCGAATACAATCGCTGGTATATTTGTGGCAACAGGTCAAGATATAGCCCAGGTAGGGACAAGTTCGGTATGCATAACGGATTATTCTATAAATAATAATTATTTAAATATAGATTTAACGATGCCTTCATTGGAAATAGCAACTGTTGGGGGTGGAACTTCTTTAAAAGATCAACAAGAATGTTTAAAAATAATGGGCATAGATATAGAAAAAAATAATTCTAATCCAGGATATAATTCAATGTTGTTATCTAAAATAATCGCATCAACTGTATTGTGTGGTGAATTATCATTAATGAGTTCATTAACTTCTGGAACATTGGTTAAATCTCATATGAAATTTAACAGGGGTGCTAAATAATCCTTATCTAAAAATCCCTACCTAATATACCTATAAAATACACTTTCCACCGCAGTCTCACTTATTCGTGTAATTTTACACACTTTATTTGATGGATAATTATAATATCTAACGATTGGATCACTTTTTAATAGTATGGGTAATTGTTGAATCGCCCTTAAATTATATTTATCCATTATATCCGCAACTTCTTCGTCACTAGCAAGTGTATGAGCAGGCACTAATCTATGTTTGGTTATGTTTATCTGTAAATTATTTATATCAAACAATTCACAATCATGTTGTTCTGCTATTTTTAAAATAGTATTTGTGGGTTTCTCCTGTAAAATAAGGATAATTTTATCATCATTGTTTAATATATCTTTATACAATGCGGTTATATATTCTTTTAATACGCTGGGTTTAATTTTGTTTATATATATAAATTTAACATAAATTTGGCTATTATCTGTATTTTTTTTACATACTATATCGTATGATTTTATAAAATATATGTATTTTAATGTTTCCTCGTCTATATCTTTATATTCGTCATTTACAGTAAATCCACGATCAGATAACATTTCTATAATTACTTTACGCGCATTTTTGAAACATTCGAAATGGTTCATATTAATAATTTTATTTAAAAATAAATTTAAAGTTTTCAAATTTATTTTTAAATAAAATTAATAATTATTATAATTATTATAATAGTTCTAATCTTTATCTTCAATAATTAATTGTATTTTTTTAGTATTATTATCTCCTTGAGAGTCTTGAACGTCTTCCCTATTATCATTATCATTATCATTATCATTATCATTATCATTATCATTATCATTATCATTATCATTATCATTATCATTTTCATCGCTATCATTATCATTTTCATCACTTTCCTCAATTGTATCTATGGTTAATATATCATTCGTATTATTATTAATAGTTATTATTTTATTTGAAGTATTGTTTTTTCCACTATCATACTTAATCGTTATTATTTTATTGGAAGAGTCATTTTTTAATGTATCATTAACATCTTCCCCATTCGTATCAATAGTTAATGTATCGTTATTATTAATATCTTCCCCATTCGTATCAATAGTTAATGTATCGTTATTATTAATATCTTCCCCATTCGTATCAATAGTTAATGTATCGTTATTATTAACATCTTCTCCATTCGTATCAATAGTTAATGTATCGTTATTATTAATATCTTCCCCATTCGTATCAATAGTTACTGTATCGTTCTTATTATCATCTTCCTCATTAGTATCGATAGTTAATGTATCATTATTAATAGTAGTATCGATTGTTAAAGTATCATTCTTATTAAGATCCCCGCCAATAGTTATGATCTTATTAGAATTATTAACAAGATCTTTATTAGTATCATTTTTATTATTATCTATATTTAACAAATAGTTCTTTTTTTCAATATTTAACGACCCTCCATATAAATTAGGACTGTTACTTTTAGGATGTGGTGGAATAATTTCGTCTTTATATTCTAACGTATGTTTTATAGTTTGGTATAATTCATTGTATAATTTTGGGATTTTCTCTCTATTATTTTTAATATTAAAAAATAACGTATTTAAAAATATATTATAATCTTCCAATTCGTGAGCACTCACGGATGTATCAATAAGCTTATTGTTTAAAATATCTTTAATGTATACTGTATCTTTTATAGAAGAATAGAGAATAGCAAATTTTCCCAATAGTTCCTCTGGTTTATCTCCTTCCCTTACCTTACGCAATATTTCTGGTAATTCGGCAGAATATTTTTTATCTAATTCTAATTTTAATTGGTCGATAATTTTCCGATGGGATTCTATTCTTACAATCGGTATGTTTCTTATTGGACTATTATTAAATGTGACCATGTCTTTATCGATAGGGTATATAAAGTTTTGTTTTAGGGTCTTACCAATTTTAAATGATGGAATTATAACCAAATGATCCGATTCTAACGTGTAATCTATATTAATATTTTCATTAATATATTCTTTACTTTCTTGTCGACCATTCACTTCTAATAATAATACATTTAATCCTATTAACTTAATAGTGGTATATTTAACATAGGAACTAATAAATCCGAATTTATTAAGTAAATCGTCTATTAAAATTGCTCTATTTTCTTTATAAAATTCTCTACCCTTAATTTTAATTAAATGTTCAATAGGTAACATAAACTTATCAGAATCTAATTGTGGACTATTATAATTAAAAATCCACTTAATATAATTTGTTACTAACTCAATAATGAATTGATGTACTGTTATTTTATTATCCGATACAGCGTTACTCTTTACAGTTCTAATATATTTTTCAACATTTACATTAATCATAGGTAGTAATAATTCTTCTTCTAATTCTATATGATACAAACTAGTAGCATCATTTATTTGATTGCTCTGCGTAATACTGTACCAATATTTTTGTTTAATACCCGAAATATAATTATTAAGATATAATTCTTCACAAAATTTCATCTGAACATCCCCTAATTTATTTAATTGTAATGGATCTAAGACAGATTCTAACTGTGTATCTTTAATAGAATAGATGCCAGGATTAATTATATTTGATAGCGGTATGCCATATTTTTCCAATCGTTTTATAAATACATAGTCCTCATATCCTTTACCCCACATATCATTGGGATAACCTCCCACTTTTAAAAAATCCAGCGTATTTATTTTTAAAATTCCTAAATTAATATCAAGGGGATTTGTAGATGTAATATTAGAATATTTTGAATTAATCGAACTTATATTTACTGGAGTTTTTGGATATACAAAGTATTCGTGTATTAATTCTTCATTGGGTATCAGATCCTTGTCGTGTATTACCACGTAATTGCAATTATCATTTATAGCCATATGAACCCCCGCATTAATAATAGCTCCTCTATTATTTTTAAGAATAACTGTTTCCCCCCCTTCCCCTTTCCCTTTCCCTCTCCCTACCCCCCCTTCTTCATCATTAATAATTTCTAGTGGGATGTTATTAATAATATCTCCATCTCTAAATGTTACCGTTTTATTTTTTTGCCATAAAATATATATTTTATAATCTAATTTAGAAGCAGACTCATTTAATTTAGAAATCACTTTTTCTAAATAAGCGTGGGTCTTTTCAGAGTTTTTAAGTGCTTTTTCTAACACCATAGATCCCCCAAATTTCAATTGAGTGGCAAATTCATCATCTTCCTCAATCGTATTATATATTGGGATAATTATCGCAAGTTTGTTAGATATCCCAGATTCTTGGTGTTCGGTGTATATAGTATTTTCTCCAATGAATGACTTAATTGTGGATTGGACTGGATTTGTGTATAAATCACCCTCTTCCGAAAAATCCGTTTGTATACATGCTTGAATAGCAGTACCTATTTTATTTTTATCTTTAAGACTGTCTAGCGTTTTGATAGCACAATCAACATTCTTTTCAGATCCAGTTATCGTCCATATCTTTTCAGAGTCGTTGACACCCTCCCCATTTGTATTAATTATTACCGAAAATGTCTCTATAACTCTTTTAATATGGTTACCCTTTTTACCAATTAATTTACCAGCATCAGCAATATCAACTATATATGTTTTACTAATTTTATAGGCTATTTTATTAATTTCTTGAATCGCTTTATCGACCCCAGATTCCTTACCTTCTAAAATTACTTTATTAACCATAATACCTTTAAATGTATCTTTACTTTTGTATACCAAATTTCGTTCAATCCGAATGGTACAATCACTTTGGCGTTTGATTTTATCGATTTTTTGTCCATTTGCCCCAATTAAAAATTTTAATTTGTCATTTGGAAATTCTATTTCTGTTCTTAAAAATGGCTCTTTAATAACTTCTTCAAATACATCTTCTATTACAGATTCATTTACTATATTATAGGATATGTTATTAACAAGCGTTTCTAAATAATCTAAAATAGATTCTCTATTTAAATATTTTTCATAAAATTTAAACGAATTATTTGCCATTTGTTTGCACAAAGCGTCATTTTCTTCACACCATTTAATAGTATCATACAAGTTATCAAAATTGGAATTTATTTCGATATAATGCGCCGTTTTATGATTTGTTCTGGCTGAATTTAATGGTTCTAACATATCAAAATACCATAATTTATTGTAGTAATTTTTAGACAACCCAGTATGAATCGATTTTGTTTTAAATATTAAAGAGCCTGTAGACATAAGTTCGGTATAATTAAAACTAGCCGCATAACTGTCAATATATAATAAGAATTTTATGGCATACATTGGCCCGTGATCTACATCATTTAGATTAACATCTGTGTTTAATTCAAGTTCCTCTTCCTTTTCCTCCCCTTGCCCTTGCCCTTGCCCTTGCCCTTGTCCCCGCCCTTGCCCTTGCCCTTTAGTAAATTCTAATTTAGATCCCATATAAATTTTATCTTCATTATCCCATTTTTTAAGCACAATTGTTAATAAACCCTTCTTATCTAATGATTTATCCCATAAATCGCTTATTTCTTTTATATGAATACGTTGATTGTTTGAAGCGAACGTGCCACACCCAGCACTGCTCCCTTTAAAAAATACATTATTTTCTTTATTATCCCATTCTATATGTTTAGTATCTTTTATATGTTTACATTCAGGTGGGAAAGAATATTTATTAGCGATGCTCCAATCACTAGGTGTTGGTATCAACATATCAGCATATTCGTCTGTGGAAGATGTACTAAGAATTGGCATATATGATTTAAATTTATACGCTTCGTCTAATTTAATATTATCATTGCCAAATAAATGATAATAAGGTTCCATAATCGTTCCATCTTCTTCGGGAACTCTTAAATATGGAAACTTTTGTTTATTGATAAAAAATTCACAATCGGAGAGCGTATTTCCACGTTCACGACACAGAGTTTCAAGCATGTTTTTAAATTCCCCAAAATCGGTGGTTTCCATATCATTAAGTTCTCCAAAGGTATTTACAATACAATTATCGGTCCACCATTGTTCGGGCTTTTCTAAATTATCGGTAGATTGTTTATGTTTAAAATATTTATTTTTAGTGTAATAATATTCTTCAATTCCTTTTGGGTATTTATCTTTATCGACAGCAATATCAATAAATTTAACCATATTATCTTCTCCCATTTCGGAAAATTCGTTTTTCCATTTTTTATTAAAAAATGGGGAAAACATCGTTAAGATACCATTTTTAATTTTAACAAAAATACCAAATTTTAGATGCCCAAACATATATTTTAATGTATTGGAGAAAGATTCATGGTCAATCTTCGAATAGAGTGATAATTCTAATTGGGTTTTAATATTTTCGGTTAATTTTCTAGCCACGAGGTCATTTCCTTGGGTAAATATGTTATTACTGGATTTTAAATTTTGGTTCACAAATTGACCCGAGCCATGCTGTGCCCTTCTCTCAACAATATATTTTTGTAATTGGAAAATATCTCCAGCACTTAATATTAATTGATTGTAGGCAATATATCTGGGATTAATTTTAATCTTTTTCATAGTAGCCATATATTCTTTACAAGCGCTATTCGTGGTGTATTGATTGTCAATTAAACTATCATCTTGATATTTAAATATATAATATCGGTGTAAATTTGAAAATTCTTTTAATTGGGCATTCCCATCTTCACCCAAAGCATATATTAATTCATCCTTGCTAAGATGGGATCTATTTGTAAAATTAAAACGTTCATCGTATATATCACTAAATAATCCAGATCCTTTGGTTAAGAATTTAAAATTATTCTTAATTTCATCACCAGACACAATTTGTAATCCATATTCAGCCGCACAGTTAATTAAAAGTTTCTTATTAACCAAATATTCCGTTTTAGAATCTGAAATTGGATTAAAGTTAACGGTTATTGGATTATTAAACCCATCTTCAACAGTGTCTGGTAATTTATCCCATTCCATTCTCGTTAAACCATTAGCATCAATATTAATTTTCCAAACATCACGCTCCACATCCTCTTCACGATCATAAACACTGCCTTTTAATGGGAGTGTTTTTTCAAACATATTTTTTTTCAACATTGAATATACAAGTTCACCATCTAAACAAGTCAATATAAAATAGCCATTCTTTTTAATATTTTCTTTTACATTTAGTAAAATATTTTGTAAATTTTCTTTAGAATCAAAATGATTTCCAACAGTATTAAATAATGTGACTGTATTAAATGTATTTATATCATTATTGCTAAAAATATTGGTTAATCCCTCGGCATAAGAAGGATCAATATTTTCCATAGAGCGTATATTTTTGGTGATATCGGCTTCTATAAACTCTATATCACTGGCGTGAGCCCATTGATTTAGATCATTGTCCAAAGAAGACTTTAATTTATTAAGGTTGCCTTTCGCAGATAATAATTGTTCAGCATCTTTATCACCGGTTATTCCAAGTATAGAACTATAATTAGATTGGTATAATTCGTCTAAATATTGCCCCCTGTCTACTGACATATCAATAATAGAACTGGCGTTCTGTTTTTTACCAGAACCTTGATATAATATGGAACGAATTTCATCGTGGAATGTTAACAGAGATACTATAAGTTTAGAATCTATATTTTTATAATATTTTTTTAATGCGAAGTCTTGATTTTTTAATTTCATAAGTTCTTGGTCAGTGATATTTTTAATACTTTTCCACTTTTCAACAGATTGTTCAACTATTAATCTAGGAGCAATTCCCATTGATTCAATTTCTTGTAAAAATAATTTAAAAGCATAAGGGGCTTCTACACAATAAAAATTCGAATTAGAAATAAGACTGCTTTTTTTAGTTATGTTCCCATTATTATCTATTTTAATTTCGGTGGCATCATTTGAAAAATCTTCATAAATTTTTTTATCCTGATTGACAATAGCCAATAATCCAGATTTATCCGAAATATAAAATTTGTATTTATCCGCCCGTTCCATCATCGTTTCTTTTAAAAACGAAGACGCCCCGTGTGCTAATATAGCGTCCCGTTCCATTTCACCTATACGTAATCCCCCTCCAGCCGCTCTCCCACCCACTGGTTGATGTGTAAGGGATGTTTTAGTACCTTCATTCCGTGAATAATATTTATCGGATACTTGATGCGTTAATCGTTGGTAAAATGTTGGACCAATAAACATATCAACCTTAAGTTGTAACCCAGTTCGTCCATTGTATAATATTTCATTGCAACTTTTTTCATACTCATAATGCTTTTCCAATAAATCCCCTATACGACCCGTATCCACATTTGTAAAACCAGTTAATTGTACCGTATTACCATTATTTATAGACAACTTGCCCAACAATACTTCTAAAAATTGTCCCACTGTCATTCTACTAGGTAGTGCGTGGGGATTAACAATCATATCTGGTACTATACCATCCTTAGTAACGGGCATATCTCTGGCTTCAATCAACATACCAATTGTTCCCTTTTGACCATATCTAGATGCGAATTTATCACCAACCTCGGGTAATTTATCTTTTCTAATTCGAATTTTGGCGTATTTTTGATCATCATTACCATAATTAAAATAAACCTTATCAACAAATCCATCCTCATTCCGTTTAACATAGTCTGAATTATCTATAAAAATATCTCTACCTAAATCATCTTTTTTACCAGTCGTTATAACTTTCCCTATCAATATGTCATTTTCATTTATTTTAATATTCTCGTTAATCAATCCTGTTTTAGGGTTTAAATTGGAATAATTACCATTTTTCATATTTCGAGTGACAGTTGGGTCGGGTATTGTGAAAATTTCACGTTCTTTAGTTCCTTCTATTAATTCCTCTCTCCCTGAATACGTTTTAAATTTTGTTGTTCTAAATAAACCTCTTTCAACCGAATCTTTATTAAATAATATGGAATCTTCTTGATTATATCCTGAGAAACAACCTATAGCAACAATCGCATTAATTCCGTGCGGTAGTTCATTACTGTGTAAATATTTAGACATCCTAGATTGGACAATCGGTTTTTGTGGATAAAACATAATTTGTCCCTTCGTATCCATTCTATTTTTAAAATTAGTAGCATATATTCCCAAAGATTGTTTTCCCTGGGCGGTTGAAAACTGATTACGGGGTGCTTGGTTACATTCTACTAATGGAACATTGTTGGCAAGAACCCCCCACATCATACTGGGGTGAATTTCACAATGTGTAAATTTATTTAATTGGTTTGATGACTCCAAGAGATCATGTGGGGTCATTGCTACTAAACACGTGTTTGCTTCCTCTGTATCAATATATTCAATAACACCCGAAATACTTTCTAAATTGTCGTTGCTTTCATTCGATAACTGAATATATTTATCATTATAATCGGAATAGGGTTCCATATCAGTGCCTTTTGTTCTAAATCCCGCTATAAGATGTTTCCAATTAATACTTTTATTTTCGACATCTTCAACCATCTTAGCTGTTAAAGTTAGTTTATTATTTTTTACGATTAATAATGGTCTACAACATCTACCTGAATCCGTTGATATTTTTATTATATCGTCGGTTATATACCAAGCTATAGATGTATACACATTTAATAAACCATTTCTTCTTAATAATTTTAATTTTGTGACTAAAATATCTGGATTTGTATGATAACCTACTAGTCGTTCATTTAAAAATACCGAACATAACCCAGCTTTAGAACCTACATAATTATATATACTTATTATATTATTTTTAACAAGCAATTTATAAAGAGCTTCTGAATTAGTACCAAATGTCACACTTGCCAATATAGCCAGATTTTTTCTTAACCCTATATTACCACCATCGGGGGTTTCATTTGGACATATTATACCAAATGAACTGGCGTGTAATGAATGGGGGGCTCTTATTTTAGCACTTTTGGAAAGAGTGGTATTTATTCTTCTTATATGTGAAACATAGCCTAAATAATTTAGGCGATTTAGGTCTTGAACAACCCCCTCTTTACATTTACTGGATGAATTTTTTAACCCCCAACAATTTTTAAATGTATACATAAAGCCTTCATCCATTATAGTTCTGTTTATAAGTCTGTTAATACCTACAGTATTATTAATATCTTCCATACCAATTATATTAAAAAAAGGGTATTGTGGATCATCCGAATCCCCTGAATTGGCACCCCAAAAAGTATCCATTTGGTCGCCATTGTTTCTTGAACTATCATAATAAAACTTATTTAAATTTTGTTCTAACTCATTTTTTACCCGAAAGTATAAATCTCTAAATATATTTCCAACTAAAAATCCAGAAATATCAACCCTTTTATTTATAAAACTATCTCTATCCGTTGGAATCTTAATGCCCAACTTTGTTAATATAAGCTCTTTTACCATATAGCCTAAAAATACACTTTTACATATAAAATCTTTACCAACGTGTGGTAATAAATAATTTTTTAATACATCCATTAAAAATGCATCTTTAAAATTAAATTCATTCCGTTTACCTTCTGGTAGTATTCTGCCATATGCTGTAATTTTGGATCTTAAAAAATCTAAAGCCAATCGCTGTGTATTTATAACCGAACCCTCATTTATACTGGGTCTTAATAAATCTAACATTACTTTGCCCAAACTTAAATCTAAATCATCTACTATTAAATTTAATATACTTTTATCTGAAATAACACCTAAAGCCCTAAACACAACAAATAATGGTATTTCATCTGAAATATTTGGTATTAACAATCTTATGGTATCTTTTTCTATTTTTTCATTTGAAGTAAAACGTTCATTAATCATAAACATTTTAATTATTCGAGCTGGTTGAAATATAACTTCTGGAACAGATCTTATATCTAATTCATAATTATACCGATCTTCCTTATTCTTATTTTCTCTAGTATATATTTTGTTTTCAACCTGTCTATCCTGAGCCACTATGACCTTTTCTTTACCATCCACTATAAAATACCCCCCTTCATCATATGGACATTCCCCCATTACAAAGAGTGTATTTTTAGTCAATTTATTTAATACACACGAATTAGAGTGTAGCATAATAGGGACACTCCCTAAAGCAATACTAGTAAATTTTTTAATTATTTTTTTTTCCAAACTACCATCTATTTTATAGGACGATAATATTATAAATACATCACAACTTATGTCGGATTTGTATGTTAAATTTTTTAGTCTTGCTTCATTTGGAAATAATTGTTTTTCAACAATTTGGGTGGTACCATCCGCCAATATTTTCTTTTCTTGTATAACTGGTTTACTTACATAAACGCCTTTACCATCATTAATTACGACACTATTTTCGGTTAGTTCTTCATCTACACAGCTCCCCCCTATTATAAATTCGGCTTGAAATTTATGAATTGTATTTTCTACATCATCATTCAATGGATTATATAAACATTTAATAGGATTAAATTGTCTTATTGTTTTTGGTATTTGTTGAGATAGAAATGTATTGTAAGAATCTAACTGTGTTTTTGATAAATAGTTAGAATTAGTAGAAAAATAATTATCTATAACACTCCAAATTTTTTTTTCCCAATTAATTGTTAATTTTTCCATTATTATATAGTATAATATAATATTCTATTTTTAAATTAATTTATTTACTAATAATTATTTAGTATCTTAATCTTTATCTTTATTATTAAAGATAAAGATTAAGATCTAAGTTTCATTAATACAGCTATAATAGATATACTTAACGGAACCTCCACATTATACTTAGAATAATTATAAATATATGGTAAGGATATTTGTTTATATTTTTGTGCCATACATATTTTATTATAATCCTTAATAGTTATAGGTAAATTGGGATCATCACTATGAATTTTAGCAAACTTAATTTTTTTCTCAGTTATGCAATTATTTCCAAATGCGCGAAATAAATATTTATATGGATTATTTGGTATTTTAACTGATAAATTGCCAAATGATATTTGTTTAATTGGGTATAATTCATTACTATAAAAGTATTCATTTGGCCAACTACCCCTATAGCCATTATATTTATATTGGATCTTATCTTTAAATTTTTTAAAAACAAAAATATCTATACTTGGTGTATTTAGTGTAGTACTAATAAACCGCCCTTTCGTATTAAAAATTATATCTATTTTTTTTAATTTTTGTATTTGATCATCCATAATTCCTATATCAATATCATTATCGTAAGGTATGATATTATTATTTCTACAAGCTCCCAATAAAGAACCTGCTACAAGAAAATAAGGTATATTATTTTCATCTAATTTATTAATTATATTTTTATTTTGGTATATATATGGCATTGCTGTTAATAAATTTACTAAATTTATAGTTATCTTTTAAAGATCTAATAAAAGTATTATTACTATGACTATGATCTTCCAATGTAAGATATGGATTGTATTTTAATATAGTTTTAATACCACCTTCTATAGCTATTTTTTAGTGTCCTTCTACATCTAAATGTAGAATTCCTATATCTTTATCAATAATTTGTTTATCTACTAAATTATCTAATGTATTAAATTCTATATATAGTCATTTGATAAATTGTTACTTTCTGACCAAGTTGTTCCTCCACCAAAACTATTATTAGTATTTTTTGTATATCTATGTTGAATATTTGCTAATCCTACATTAATTACTACAACATTTCCTAAAATATTTAATTTAGCCATTAATTCAATAAATTTACATTTATTTTTACACGGTTCAATAGCATACACTGTAATATCCTTTTACCAGAATGTTTTAATGGGTGTGCTAGAGGAATTAATCCATCTCCTATATGAGCTCCATAACCAATTAAAGACATATTTTTATTTAATAATAAAGCATTATTAAATATATCTTTTTTAATTTCAAAGTCAAATTTAGTTTGCACCGGCCTATTTATTATTAAAAATGGATGCTGTGTTCATTTAATCTAAATTAATTTTTTGGGTTGTTTAAATAGATATTTTTAATTCTTATAAATTCTTTCTTTTTATTCAATTCTTCATAAAAATTTTCAGGATCAAAATTGTGATTATATTGATTTTTTTTTAAAATGCTTTAAAAAAAGATTATTAGTAATATTTAATATATTTTTACTCTCTCCAACTCCAATTCTCATATTATTAATATTAAACAAAATCTTTATTAAGCAATTTAACAAAATCGTAATATTTGTCTTCATCTACCGTATTAAATATATATTGGTGCCACATACTTATTAATAATATGTCAACAGTATCGTTTTTTTTACTAGGGTTAAATAATTCAATTTTATTTAACATAGATTTTTTAAAACTTTCTAGATATGTCTTGTCGGTGTTTATAACTGCTTTACTAGGAACATCTTTACTTTGCTTAGAATCTGTTCGTTTCATTTTCTTGGGATCACATAACAGGCTTAATTCCGAAAAGCCTTTGGATGAGGCATTATTATAACCGATATATTTTTCCATATTAATATAGATTATTATATTAATTTAATATATGGAACTAAATAATAAAAAGTTGACAATATTGTTAATAACTAATTTTATTCTACTTATATTAACACTTATATTTAATATATATATTTATTTAAAACTAAGAAATAAAAGAGGTCCACGTGGGTTAACTGGTCCTAGAGGTCCTAGGGGCCCAAGAGCTATACAGCATTAAATTAATTGGATATTAATTGATAATATAGAATAAGGGGTGATAATTTATGAATCGTTTTATCTATATATTCATGGTCTTCTAATTTTTTAATAAGCGTATCATCCATTACAGAGGATTTATTTTTGATATCAATTAATATAGAGTTGATATCACTGTTTAAACTATCTAAATGTTTATTTAGTAGATAAATTTTATTAATGATATTAAGTTTAGAAGTTTTATCTAAATCATTTATGGATTCTATATTATTTAATAAAGCATCCATAGATTCGTTTACTGCATTAAATTTATCAACTTCATATTCTCTAATTGAATCCATAATTATGAATATAAAGATATAATTAATACGTTAATGACGCATTCATAGTATTGGACATAATTATATCTTTATTATGAAATAAGGTATGGCATTTATTTGTTAATATATTTTCACTTAACCAAAACTAGGATAAATATAACGATTATTCTTTTATCCTAGATTTGATTAGATATAGTTGTTGTATTAATTTATATATATATTAAAACCAAACATTTAGTGATAAAATAAAATATATATTAGGTTTTTGGGAATAAAATTCTAATTAAATAAATTTTTAAAACCCGTATAAATATAATCAAAATAGCCTTTTTCGGATGAGCCAGATTTTAAATTATCTAAAACCTCAATCCAATCTAATTTGATAATTTCTGGACGAAATCGGTCCAACGCATTTCTTGCCAAATTACTATTTGATTGTCTTGTTTCTGGGTCTATAGTGTAAAATTTTGCTAAAGTTTCACTAAAGTTTTGAACATCCCCTTCCAAACTGTCTCTATCAACTTTATAAATATAAACATAATCTTTTACCTTATCCACAATTTCAATAGGTCCATCTATATTTTGAACGATAACCGGTATTCTCCTATCTAATACTTCACACAGCGTATATCCAAATGGTTCGTAAATCCCTGTACAGCAATTAACACCTATATTTTTATAATATAACTCTTTTAATTCTTTATTAGAACTAAAAGGTATAATATTTAGTTGATTTTTAAACGTTTTTTCTAATTTCTCCCAGTAACTGTTACCATACCTATCATAATCTACACCCATATTATAAACCTTTATACTTTCCAATGATAATTTATTTACAGCTAATATTGGTAGTTCTGGACGTTTTCTTGGAACGTGACGTCCAATATACCCCACATTATTATTATCGTAATTATCAAACACATTTTTATTATCAAATTGGGGTTTATAACTATTGTAAATAACGATTGGTTTTGCTTTGTATTTATTATAACCAAATTTATTGTAATAGGCTAATTCAGCCTGACTTATTAATATTACATAATCGGAAAATTGAAATGTTACCTCCTGATCCGAATAAGTATTTGTGTAACATGAACCCAGATTTGTTAAATGTTCCATTTTAATAAGAGAATGGCAGACAGAGATTAAAGGCAACTTTGGATATAATTCTTTTAATGTTTTAACAGTATCAAGAGCAATCCACAAGTTGTTGATACAAATATCTATATCATTAAAATGTTTTTCTAAATCATCTGGTGTTTTAATAATACGTATGTTGGGGTATTTTTTTTCAATATCTTCTGTGTCGGTATCGTTATAGGCTAAAAATATTGGGACCACCACATAGTTTTCATCATCTTTAAACATTTCCATAAATTGAATTATCCAAGTAGCAACACCACCATAAATAATGGGAGGTATTTCATTGGTCAATAATCCTATATATATTTTTTTAGAAATGTTGGTTGTCTGATCTTTATTTAATAGAATGTTAATATAATTTAGTAGAGAATCTTTAAAATAGAGTCTTAAACATCCATAGGTTAGAAAACTAATAATGAGTGTTGTTGCAATATTATAAGAATCCATTTTTTAAAATATCATACATAATAAATTTAAACAATCAAATTTATTTTATACAATTATGATCAGCCTTTATAATACTTATACCGGTATTTTACTTAGTAATTTATAGGAGAAATACAATTCCGAATAATTCCAACTTAAATTTTTAGCGGATAATTGTTGTTCATTGTCTACATCATACTGTTCTGATAAATCTAAGTTAGAATCTATACTCAATACGTAATTAATTATCTCAACCCCTATTTTATTATACGAGTTATATAGGTATAATTGGGCTAAAGCCAATGAACAAATAATCCATATATGTCCTGTATAATAGTGATCATTTTCATATCTACCTATTAAATTATAATGATTATTAGTGTATTTATTTTTAAAAAAAAGTGTTAATTCTTCCCCTACTTTAATAAATTTATCTATATGAACTATTTCCAATAATGTTGCGTCATAATCAGTATGGCATAGAGCTAAAATAATAGATGCGTCATTCTTTTTTATTATTTCACCTGTTTCACCAAAGGATGATATAATAGAATAATCGAGATGATGTTTAAGTTTTGATTGTAACTCTGTGTAAACCGTTGTAACTCTATCTTTTTTATAATTGATGTTGTATTTTTCACTAAAATTAATAAATTCTTTTATACATTTAAACTGAACACATCGAGTATAAAAATGCCATCCATAATTTTCTTCCCATAAATCGTAACATGGTTTGTCATAATTTTCTATTATATAATCAATATCTTTATAAATAATTGGAAGTATGATTTTATTACTCATTGATTCATAGGTTTCTATTAACGTGTTATATAATTTAATCATATTTAAGCCTCTCAAAGGTGGTCCATCATTTTGAGGTCTCCCCCAACTACCATTAAATGGCGATAAATCTAAATTTATTTTAGGTTCTCCTAATCCCGAAATTGTTTTACTTGCTTGTATTTTTGTTTCATTTTCTACATAACTTACTAATAGTTCTAAAAAAGAAGGATCTTTTGTAAGAATATAATTATCAATAATACACTTATAGACTAAGGCTCCATCACGAATCCAATAATATCTGTAGGGAGGGTTGTAAGAAGGAGAAGCATACAGGACATTTTTATAGATATTATTTTTAATTTTTAATATACATAGATTACTTATTTTTTTAAACTGATACATATAATATATGTTTTAAAATATTCCTATTTAATCATTTAATTTAATTTTTAACTATTGAAAATATATATATATATATAGAATGAAAGTAATTGGAAATCCAATCACCGTAGGGGTAGGGGCTAGTGTTATAGCATTTGATTCAAAAACAACAGAATGTATGTTACAAATGTGAAGGATAACACCGTCTCAGTAATTGACACTGAAACTAATAAGGTCACTGGCCCCCTAGACGTAGGGAGGGACCCGTCCGGCATAGCATTTGATTCAAAAAACAACAGAATGTATGTTACAAATAAGATGGATGACACCGTCTCAGTAATTGACACTGAAGCTATTAAGGTCACTAAAACCATAACCGCCGTAGGGAATGCTCCGAGGGGCATAGCATTTGATTCAAAATACAACAGAATGTATTTTGTAAATAATGCCAACACCACCACAGTCTCAGTAATTGACACTGCATCTAATGCCGTCACTGGCACCATAACCGTAGGGTCTTATCCTTACGATATAGCATTTGATTCAGCAAACAACAAAATGTATGTTATAAATAGGCTCAATCACACCGTCTCAGTAATTGACACTGAAACTAATAAGGTCACTCACACCATAGACGTAGGGAATCAGCCGAAGGACATAGCATTTGATTAAAAAAACAACAGAATGTATGTTACAAATTATCAGACTGGCACAGTCTCAGTAATTGACACTGAAACTAATAAGGTCACTAACACCATAACCGTAGGGATAGGTATTGTCCATATAGCATTTGATTCAGTAAACAACAGAATGTATGTTGCTAATTCTAGTCCTGGCACAGTCTCAGTAATTGACACTAAAACTAATAAGGTCACTAACATCATAACCGTAGGGACTGGTGTTCAAGGTATGGCATTTGATTCAGCAAAAAACAGAATGTATGTTGTAAATTATACGGATGGCACCGTATTGGTGATTGGCACATTGGATGAGGAGGATGAGGAGGATGGTATAAATATCCTTGAAGAAGCGGTGATAGTAGCAGCAGCAGCAACAACCACGACAATAACCGCGGATCATTTAAAAAAAACAAAAAACATAACAAATAATATAGAAGTTAAAATATATGGAGGGATAATGGGATTTTGTTTTGGAAAAGCCTATACTAAGCTTACATCAAAAAGTGCTAATATTAAAAGAATAGTTTTAGAATCATTTTTAGTCACAGATTTAATAAAGTTTTGAGAATGAATCTATAACAAAACAGGTATGATGGCACAATACCTATGGATAATGAAAAATTGTTAAAAAGACACGTCTTGGGTACAATGACTCTTCTTAGAAATTCTTGGGGGAGACAAAGGTTACTTTATATGCTATATGATTATATTGTTAACAAGTGATTATTGGATTGGCTAAATTGATTAAGGCTACACGTTTTATAAGTATTAATACGATTTTTATATGTATACCTTAAATTCTCTAATTCCTTTTTACTATAGTGATTATTATACAAATTATTTATATCTTGATTCGTAAAATATGTCATTATATTAAATTTAATATTAAATAATATTATTACTTAAATTTAATATTAAATAATTAATATAATACTAATTATTTAATATGTTTTTGGAATCTCCTAAATTATTTAATGAATTTATTATAAATAGTTCTGTTATAAATAAATTGAGAAACTATACCCAAGATAATTTAATGAATATGTTATTTTATGGTCCAGCAGGTTCGGGTAAACGCACTTTAGTATTAGCTCTACTATATCATATATATAAATTAACCGACTTACAAACATATATAAAAAACTATACTGTCAAAATTAATAATAATGATGTTAAAATTGTTTGTATACAGAGCATGTATCATTATGAAATAAATCTATATGAATATGGATTATATGATCGTGAAGTTCTAACCAGTTTCGTTAAAAACATTATTTCTACAAAGAATATATTAAATAACGGTTTTAAAATAATTGTATTAAATAATTTTCATAAAATAAGTAAAACCTGTCAATTGGCATTAAGGGCTCTAATAGAGAAACACATTTCTACCGCACGATTTATACTACTAACAAATAGTGTAACTAAAATTGATTCAGCATTAAAAAGTAGATTTATATGTAATCGTGTTCCTTTCCCTGATGATAATAGTATTATTAAATATTTGAATAAAGTGGGTGTGCACGAAAATATACCATATATTTTAAAAACAATAGATAAAAATTTATATAACTTGGAAATTTGTATAAATTATAAGAAATATATTAATCCCATTGATATATTTATTAAAAAAATAGACGATATAATAAATAGTTCGGATATTTTATTTATTGAAGAATTAAGAAAAATAATACATAAATTACATCTGCTAAATTTTGATCCCTACGTTACTATTAATAAATATATATCTTATTGTGTAAAATTAAAGAAATATTCAGATAAGAACCTTGGCAGAATATGTTCTAAAGCGGCTGAATTAGATAGTTCAGAACCTTATAACAAATATTTTTTTTCATTAGAATTGTTTTTTATATTTATTAAAAGTTTAAATTATATTTAAAAATAAATATATATTATATCTCAATGAATCCTTATGCTATATTAGATTTAAAAAAAAACTGTTCAGATGAAGAAATTAAACAAGCTTATAAAAAACTTGCTTTAAAATACCATCCGGATAGAAGTATTGATAATAAGGAATATAATACAGAACGATTTAAAGAAATAGCTACTGCTTATGAAATTTTAAACGATAAAAAACAACGTAACATGTATGATATTACTGGTAAATTTAATACTACAAATATTAATCCTTTTGAAGCTTTTGAACTTTTTAAAAAAAATTTAGATCCAAATGTAGAAATATTTTTAAAAGATACTTATAAGACTTTGGAAAGGAAAAATAAAGATAATTTGTTCGATTCAATAAAAAGTTTAGGGAAACAAGAGAAACACAAAATTATTAATAATGGCTTAGATTTATTAACGAACTTTTTAGTACATAAAAAAGATCCTAAAGCTAATAGTAGGACAAAATGTAAAAGTATTACAAACAATATTACATACAATATTAATATATCGGAATTACAGGATACAGTTAAAATTGTTTTACCCATTGATGTCTATTATAATTATCAATATTTAAAATTTAATATAATCGATAATGATCTTAGTTCAAATTATAATGTATATACCCAATATTTGGAACAATATTTTAATTATAAAGAAAAAAAATATAGTATTAAATTAGAAGATAGCAAACATAAAATATATAAACGTAAAAATAAATATGATTTATCTACAACTATTACTATTAGCTCATATGATTATAACAAGGGTTTTAATTTAAACATGTTTCATTATAAAAAACCCATAGAAGAGTTTATTAAATTAGAAGGTAAATATATGTTAAAATATGAATTGTTTGGATTACCCATATGGTCTAAAAATACATATGGGGATTTATTTATTTATTTTAAATTAAAAGATTAAACCAGAGGTTATTTTAAAAGAACCCATATGTTTAAATATTATAGTATAATAGGTTAAAAATATTATACTATAATAATGGAAATAGACGCATTTACCCAGAATACAATTATAGAACTAAATAATATATTTAGTTCTAAAATATACATAGGAAAATATACTTATATTGACACATTGTATAATAAAAGTATAGAAATAATTAAATTTATAATTAAACATTTTGAAGTTATTAGCAATAAATCCATTGTTTTAAAAGAAAGTAAACACACAAATTTAGTTATTTCAATTTTAAAAAATATTAATTTAGAAAATATTAATGTAGATAAAAATAACCCTATTTATGAATTTATTCGAAAACTTAAGTTAGATAAAATCCCATTAGATGAGATAGAAAAATTCATTAATTTTAATAATAGTGAAATTAATAATATTATAGAGTTTGAATTACCTAATGTTGATAAGAGCATATCAGATCTGTTAAAAATTTATTCTAATAATATAATTTCTAAATTTGTTCCATTAAATATACAGACAGATGTTTTAAAAAATTTAAAAATACATACTAAAATAGTTGTAAAATTAGGTCATATAAAATTAACGTTTCATTTTTTTTCGAACACAGCTTTAGATAATAATTTAGTTAATATTATTATAGTAAAAGCTTTGTACATAATTAAACTCTATAATATAGATAATATAGAGTTAACGATTAGATTTTTTTTATCTAATATAAAAAAACAAATTGGATTAAATGATTTTTTGGGACGTGATGAAGTAAATTCTGGATTAACCTCTTTTGGACTAGAAAATACGATACTAATATATAGAGCCGAAGAAATAGAAAAGGTTTTATTGCACGAATTAGTGCATGCTTTAAATATAGATAATTTATTAATGCGTGAATTAGATAGTATTGATAAAAAAATAAAATGTAATTTTAATATTAATAATAAAAATGATATTAATTTTTTCGAAGCCTATACTGAATCTATAGCTTTTATAACAAATATAATAAGTAATTCTATTCTTTCTGGAATTAATTATAAAATACTTTTAGAAAACGAATTAAGATTCTTAATTCTACAATGTAGTAAAATACTTAATTTTTATAATGTGAAAAATATAGATAAATTTTTTTGTAAACAATGTTGTTTTGGTTCAAACATTAAATGGACAGAAAAAAGCTCGATTCTATCGTACTATTTTTTAAAATTAGGATCGGTATACAATATAAATCATTTTATAAATACCTATATGTTTTCAAAAACAATTCATAATAATACTTATTATGAATTTATTATTAATAATTTTAATAATATAGAGTTTATATATCATTATAAATTTACACCAACATTACGAATGACTTTATATGATTTTAAATGGGATTTTACTAATTACTATTTAAAGATATAATCGCGTATAAATATATAAATAAAAAAATAATACATATTATAATGACAGATAACCAGGCAAAAAATGTTAAAAAAACGAAAAACCCAAAATCAAATACTAAAGTAACACTTGAAAAATCGGCTGTTACTAAAGTTACCGCCCCAAAATCGGTTGTTACTAAAGTTACCGCTCCAAAATCGACTGTTACTAAAGTTACCGCTCCAAAATCGACTGTTACTAAAGTTAAATCTACCAAGGTTAAATCGACCAAGGTTGTCCCAGAAGAGACCGTAGTTGTTCCAGAAGCGACCGTAGTTGTTCCAGAAGCGACCGTAGTTGTCCCAGAAGAGACCGTCGTTGTCCCAGAAGAGACCGTCGTTGTCAAACAGTCTATTAATGAATTATTGGATAATTTGCTTGTAGACAGTCAAGAAATATTTAAGGCTAACAAAAATATGGTTTCATTGCTCAAGACTTTATTAAAGATTTACGCAAAAGATATGAAACATTTAGAAAAATCTTCATTAAAAAATAAGAAGAGAGTAGTAACTGGTAAAAAGCGATCCCCGAGTGGATTTGCTAAACCAACATTAATTACTAATTCACTGTGTGATTTTTACGGAGTTAGTCATAATACATTAGTATCTAGAACAGATATAACCAAATGCATCACTAAACATATTAAAGAACACGACTTACAAACGCCTGAAAATAGACGTAGATTTATCCCTGACGATAAATTACAAAGTATTCTATCACCATTAGACATGGTTAAAAAGGATAAAAATGGATTAACCGATGGAGAGAAGGGTTATACTTATTTCAATCTTCAAAAATATATTTCCGGTCAATTTATTAAGGCATAATTTATACGATTAAATAACACTATTTTATAATAATGTTATTTAATTTTATGTAATCGTTTTAGATTTTGTATAATTTCTAATTAATTTAACTAATATTTTTTGAAATACATTTTGCATTTCTCCATTATTTTTTTGTAATCCATTTTGTATTGTAGCCATATTATCTATAATATTGATATTATTCGTTTTAATTGTTGAACAATTATTAATTGTGTGAATACCAACACACTTTCCATTTGTACTAATAATCTGCGAACAATCAACATTTTCTATAGTAACATTGGTAGATTGGGTTAAAACAAATGGATTAATATTATTTCCTAAATATTCTTTAAACAATAGGGGAAAGTTTACTTGATCTTTTTTTTCCGCTACAACTTTATAATCTCCTATTCTTGTTTCATCGTTGTCGCTGGATGCTCCACTATTATTTATATTTTTCATAGTAATATTTTTGATTGTTACATTCTCACTACCGGAAATAAATAACATAATATTACCTTTCATATAATGATTCATTTGGTCTCTTAGGTTTGTGAACAATAATCCATATTTTTTTTTAATATCTAATAAATTAGTTTGTTTTCCAAACCATTCGGTTATCATAAAATCTGGTACATTTAAACTTTTACTATTATATATACATTTACAATTATTATTATATTTAGCTATTAAAGCAATCGCATTATAAAGATTGTTTTCTTTGTAATAATTATTGGAATCTGATATTTCTAAATAAGGTATATTGTCCCCCACCAAACCTTGATGGACTGTGGGTATTTCGCTATTAGAAAGTGTTATTATTTCTTTAGGAAATGAATCTATATTTTTAAGTGTAATATTCATTAGAATATTATTTTTATTAAATTGAGCGTTACTATTATTTAAAAAATCGTTTATGACTACCCCCGTGGAATTTAATACAATGCCATATATATTTCCTTCGGGTAATTTATGAGTATTTCTATAAAAATCAGATTGAATTAGTCTTCCTTCTTGTATGGGAATATACACATTTTCAATTAATTCTTTTTCCAATCTATCTAATATTTCTTTACCCTTTTTTTCCTTTCCTAAAATAGTTATAGAAGTATTTTCAACACGTTCAAGTAATTGTTTTAAAAAAAAACGAGTACTAATCGCATTGGAATACATAAAACTAATCTCTGTATCTTTAACCGAATCGTGTATCGTTATTTGATTAAGTATGCAATTTTCACAACCATTTAAAGCAATACCAGCCACCTCAAAATTAGAAATATCCAGATCTTCTATTAATATATATTTGTTTCCATTACCGTGTATGCCATGATGTGACGATAATCCCAGACGACCATTTTTAATATTTATATATTTATGAAAACTGTTTTTTCCAAAATCAGAAGGACCTTCTGATTTTATAAAAGGCGATTCATTTAATTCCACAATTGAAAAAAACCGCTGATTTATATAATGCATCTTATCCTGTGATATACTATGTTCATTTAAATCTAAAATAACATCATCACTCTCAATAGTAATAGCCGCAAAAAAACCCAAATGATAAGGAGGGAATTTATAATTTTGTTGATCCAAGGTTGGTCTATAATTATCTAATACATTATGATTTAGTGGTAGATTTATTAGATTATATATATTTTTGTTTGGAGCAAATACGATATCTTCAGATAATTTATAATAACCTGGTTTAGTAATTCGATATGTTCCATTTATAAAATTATTATTAGTTAATATGGTTGTTTTAAAACTTAATTGTTTTGTTTTAAAATAGGACTTTAAATCTGTATATTCTGACATATATTAATTAGAATATATTAATTAATTAATTTTTAATTAATTAATTAATTAATTGTGTTTAATCTAATAAATTAATTAATTATTTGCGACTGCACTAATTCAGGCATACCCTCGGCCGCACTATCAGATACAATGCTTAATCCCATTAATATCCAATAACAAGCTGTGATACAATCATCGGTTGTTTTACCTTCATACGCAAACTTTTCATATTCATTTAATATTAGATTTTGTAATATATATTTATCTTGTAACTTATTAATTTTTGAAACGTGTTCGGTAAAAGCAGTTCCAGTTTTTGTATATTTTTTCTTTTGTTCCAGTGTTAACATCGTGCGATAGCTCCATATATCTTCCGTTTCACTGTATAATTTCTTTAGTTTGGTTATATCCAACTCTAAAAACCAACGTGGTTGTGTATACAGTTTCAGATCATCCATTCTTTGAAATATATTAACGCATTTTTGTTTAATAAGCGATTCTTTATCTTGTGGAAGATTAAAATCTATAATTAAATCGGTCTTTTTTAGTTTTAAAATCTGTTTAATATTGTTAATACTATGGATTGGTATCTCTTTCCGATTATATGGATTTAATTTGCTTGTTTCTATTATATAATTTAAAGATTTAATAGTAAAACTGTAAATAAACCCATCCAAATCTTTGTAAGAGAAAAAATCATTTATTGAAATGTTATTTATAGGTTCATATGTTAAAAAATCCATATCATTATTTGATAGATTTCGTTTTAATAATGCTGGTCCTCTCAACCGATTTAATTTACGTGTTATATAACCACGGACAATACCCTGACATTTAATAATATTTTTAATATTACTTTTATAACTTTCTAAATGTATTAAAAAAGTTATAACTTTCAAAATTATGCTGGGTGGATTTTCTTTTTCTATTTCTGTTATACCAATTTTATAATGTTGACAGGTATGGTACAAATCATTAAAATTTATATTAGATTGTTCTGATGTTCTATATAAATTATCTAAATTTAATATTTTTCTTTTAAGTTTAATTTTTTTAAGTATATTTTTTTTATAGGGTTCTGGTTCGTCTATTCTATAAATCAAACTAGATTTTAAATGTGTTCCGCAAAATAAACTGTTTGATTTTTTCTTATGTGTGCATTGGTTTTTTAGATTAGATTTAAGACGGGCCATGCAATTATTTGTGTCATATAACGAATTAATAGTATCCATTATCTTTTATATTATTATCTTTTATAATTTTTGAATAAATAATCAAATTTAAAAATGTATTTTTATAAATTTATATATTAGAAACATCAATTTAAAAAAAATTTGATTCATATATTCAAATTATATTACAAATTATAAATAATAATACAATGTCCAATAATAATTCAATTCATCTCGCAAAACAAGTCGATACAGCATCGGTGACCTATGATGGTCCCCAAGCAAATAATTATGGCGGTAAATTCGCAAAAGTCTTACATAAAAATAGTTGGCTTTTTATTCAAACACCTAAAATATTGAGTCCTTTTGGAGTAAATGTATACGAAGATATCGATAAGAAGACTGGAGAAGTTCTTAAAAAAACCTATTCAATTGATATATCGTTTGATGGGTATATGGCACCAGAGGGAAGTAATGAAATTCCAAAACCTAAAGTTAAAGATACTTATGATTTGATTGTAAATATGGAATCACATCTGGTTAAACACGCATCCGAAAATAGTTTTACGTGGGTTGATGACGAAGATGCGAGTGAACTCGTCTGTAAAGCTTTGTTACGATCTGGTATTAAGTGGTCAAAAGATAAAGAAACTGGGCGTATTAACAAGAAATACGCACCAAGGCTTAAGTTGAATCTCCCTGTGTGGGAAGATGGTATGGGATTTAAGGCATTTCTCGATAGTCCAGATAATCCAATTACGACGATTGAAGATCTTTTGAAAATCGGAAGTGGTCGCTGTGATATCGTGGCTATTGTTAAGTGTGACAAGGTTACTTTTAATGGAGGGAAATATGGATATAAATGGAATGTTCAGCAACTGAAGATTTATACTTCTAAAACAGGTATGTCTGGTTATTCTTTCATTGAAGATAGTGGTGATGAAGGAGAAGGTGAAGGAGAAGGAGAAGGAGAAGGAGTAGAAGGAGAAGAAGAATCTTCTAATATGGTCCAAGATAGTGAATCTGAAGATGGGGGTGATGGGGGAGAAGGAGAAGATGGGGAGGGGGGGGGAGATGAACTAGATAATCATGTAAGTGATGAAGAAGAAGAAACTGTAGCACCTGTTGTTAAACCTAAGAGAGCAGTTATAAAGCGTAAGGGTGCTAAAGCCAATTAATCAATAATTAATCAATAATTTATAACAGTCTATAAAATTAAATTTATTTTTTTTATTTATAGATAAAAAACAAATATATTATCTATAAGTATTTATATGGAAGACAATTTATTAATTAATCTTAAAATAATTGGCTTATTAGAAAAGAATGATAAGATATCAATAAATGACGAACTAATTATAATAGATCACAACACTTTATTCCAGGGTATGAAAAGGTGGTGGTTTGAAAGTAATAGAATGAAAGGGATTATTTTTATCGAAACTTTAATTAATACAATTGATACTAATTATAAAACGTTAATTAGAAAAACTAAAACGACACCCGCCAATAATAAATTAATTAATACTATACAATTATATCTAACAAATGCTGTAGATGGATTGGAAAATATGAAGCTTACTTACAAGGATGATAAAGAATATACAAGTAAAATTGATACTATTAATTATAATATTAGACAAATTATAAATCTTAAAAAATAATATAATATATATATATATATGTATACAAAAATCACTAATCCTTATACAAATCGTAAAGTATCATTAGACACTAAACAGGGTAAAAATATATTAAAACAGTATTTAAATGGGGGAGCTTTTATCGAAAAACCCAAATTGGGAATAAACTATATTAACCTATCAAATGCGTTGATACTTTTAGCCAAAACAACGCGAGAGTTAGACATTGAAGCAGATATACTAGAAAGTAGCAAAGATGCTGATATTAGAACTCGTGGAGAACGATTGCATCAAATGCCACCTAAAAAAATTACTAGTAAGGACCTTGTAGCATTTAATAACTCGTTTCAATATATATATATGAGACTTTTAAAGTTAATTAAACTTAATGGCGATAATTGCAGTTATGTATGTATAGGTAATACACCTTTTAAATTATTTAAAATTATAGAATTATTACGAAATGAGGGCGAAATAGATCTTCCCAACATAACATTCCGGTATTTACCCTTTAGTGGGAGGGCTATAGATATAAGGGGTACAGAAAAATCGGATATTAATAATTTATTAAAATTTATAAATTATCCAAATCTTAAAACAACATTGGGAGAAGAATCTGTGATAGATATGAAACAGTTTGATAGAGAATTACGGAAACAAGGTAAGACATATAGAACACAAGCAATCAGTACTGAAAATACAGTTAAAAAATATAGTACTGCTCAATTAGAGGTATTCGAAAGTATGATAAATAACTGTTTAGGAGAAGATATTAAATCTGGGAAAAAACTTATTTTTATTGATTTTTGTGATACTTGTTTTGGCTTAATGTCATTTTTACACACTTTATCCCAGACACAACTTTTTAAGGCTGATACACCGTTTGAAACGTGGATTTTTAATGCGGGTTTAGTCCAAGATCTAATAACAGTTCCTCTACTCTTAAATAAAAATTTAAAATCATACATCGATATATCACAAAATAGCACATTTAAAATTACTAATTATATTAAAAATGGAGTTCTTAATAATGATCGTGAGGGAGCACCTGTCATAGATGCTAAAGTATTAGGAAAAATTGACGCTAAATTAATTAATATAAGTAGCATGAATTATATATTACTGGGGAGTGAGGAACTTGGATTAAAAGACCGATGCGTCTTAAAATATAAACCAGAAGATTGGACTACTTCTTGGTCAAATTGTTATGAAAAAAATTATTTAATAAATGGATATGTAGAATTTGACAATGAACGAGCATACCCAGCATTAGACAATTTATATAATAATAATCAATGTGTAAAAATGATACTATTTTTATACAATAATTTATACCACCGTATTCAATATGAAAATAAATATAATAAAGGTACTAACCCATATACCTAGTTATTCTTTATTAGGTAACTCATCCTTATCATCGAGTTCGGTTGATAACTCTGGAGCACTTATTTCCTTTTCCTTTTCCTTTTCCTTCTCCTTCTCCTTTTCCTTCTTCTTTTCTCCATAATCTTTAATAATTTTATCTTGTGATTTAATTATTATAGCCAAAGCCTTGTTTGTATTCGTTTGATTTATATAGGTTCTTTTATAAATTTTTTTATTTAAAATATTATTATTTTCTTCTTCTAAATTATTCTTAAAGGTTAGTAATTTCGAATTCACGTCATCTATTAATGGTATAAATTCGGACAATATATCTTTATCTTTATCTTTATCTTTTTCTTTATCAAAATGATTTATATGATTCGTTATTTTTGTAAACATCGATAAAATATAAACATTATTTTTAGCTTCCAAATCATTATTTTTGGTATAGATTGCTTCTATACTTTTATAATAGTCATATAAGGATTCGAGTGTTTCGGTGCTTTGTTCATCTACCAAATAATTATTAAATATTTCAAGATCTTTATCAAGTCTATCTTTACATTCAAATAATGTATTTGGATTAATTACTTTTTCAAACTTATTACTTAATAAATCATTAAATTCATATAACAATGATTCCAAATTATTAATAAGCAGTTCTCTATGCTTTATCTTATCTTCATCAAGTGAAAACTTTTTCTCTAATCTGATATATTCGTTAAAATAATCCTTTTCTATAAATAAAGGGGTCTTATTTGTCACACTTAAATTTATATGTTTATATATAACTTTTTGTCCAATAGGGTCCTTAGGGTCCTTATCCCCAGTATCCTTACTTAAATCCTTACCCCCAGTATCCTTACCCCCAGTATCCTTACCCCCAGTATCCTTACCCCCAGTATCCTTACCCCCAGTATCCTTACTTAAATCCTTATTTAATCCAGTATCTTTAGGTTTATCGACCACTACATTTTTGATAATCTCCTTCAGTTTATAATAAGCACTTGAAATAGTGATTTCCCCATTTATATCCATATCAAATACAACAAAAACTTCCACCAAAGACTTAACCTTTTTATCCAATTTTATTAAATAATTAAATGTTGTCCCCATATGGTTTATTTCCAAATCAATATTTTTAGTTGTATTCATAGATATTTTTTTAGATATGGGCATTATACCGCCTTTTTTAAATATAATAAAGGATTTTTTATTACAACATAATTTAATAGAACTATGAATCGTTTTTAACACAGCAAATTTTCTCATTTGAACTTTTGGAGATACTATGGATGAATACAGAGTACATCCCTTAGCTATACTTTCTTCAGCATTCATAGTATGTTTTATTTTAGTTTCATACTTTGTTTTTAACCAATTACTTATATATGGAACACGAGACATTCCACCCAATATCTCAATTGATTTTATATCTTTAATTTTAAGATTAGATTTTTTTAATATAGTTTTAACTGATTGCTCCAAACAGTTTATATTATTTTCCAAATAGTCCTCAATTATTGAACTATTTATGTTAAAAATAAAATCCTGTCCGTCAAGAATATTTTCAACCATAAATTTTGTAGTTTTATTTATACTTAAATTTTTAATAGTCTTATCTAATTCTCTGTAAATTTTTATAGATTGTTTGCTCCTATCATTTAAATTTATCTTAAATATATTTTTATATTCTTCTTTACAGGTTGTGTATAAAATTTCTTTAAGTTTGCAACCAGATATTAAATTGATAGTATCTGTTGCTATTACATTAAGTTCCCAAGCTTTGAAACTAACTAAAGATAATTCACACGATGTTTCCCCAAAATCTATAAATAAATTATTTATTCTTTCATCTGATAATTCTTTATTAGCTGAACGATAAAATCCATATTCTAAACCTAGAGCGACTGCTTTGTCGATTACATATGGATTTTTCCACCCAGCATTCTGAGCACATGCTAATATTATTTTTTTTTGCTTTAAATTTAAATAATTAGGAACAGATAATGTGACATAATCGCTATGCACATCATTTTTTATAAGAGTTTTATTAATATTATTAAGATACATTGTTAATAGATATTCAGAACTTAAAGTATAATCTATATTATTGTAGGATACAGTATATGCTGTATTTTCTCCATCAAACCTATTTGGATAAATATATACATTGTTAGAATCATTCATAGAAAAAAAATCATTTACAGTATTTTTATAGTTATTTATCTCTTGGATATGCGCGTCATCGCCATAATATCTAATATCTTTAAATGACATTAATGTTTTAGAACTTCGTCCAGAAGAATTATTTAAAACAATATCTATTTTCCCATTTATTAAATTAGCTGTTTTAGTTAAATGCTTACCAATATCAATGCCTATAGTCATAATATATATTAATATATATAATATGAATTATTTCTTTATATTATTTTAATTATATAATTTTGTATATAAATTATATAATAGTATATAAATGAATACATATGTTTATTTAGTGTTAGGAATAATTATATTTTTAATTTTAATAAGACTTAAAGAAAAAGAAAAAGAGAGTTTTACCACATCTTATAATAATTTATTAAGTGATTATATCTGTAATAAAGCGATGGACGATACCGCTTTCAATAATGAAGATGCATGTAAAGCATATCCAGTGAACACCTATTTTAATAATATTACGACTTTAATTATCCCAAATAAAACATTAATCAACAAAACACAGATAAAAATTTTAAACACAACCGATCTGAAAATAACTAAAACAGTATTAAATAATTATATAGAAAATAAATTTACACAAGGAACTCTATTGCGAAAACAAAACTTAATAAAAAAAGAGGCTTTATTAGCGTGTGATAATGATAGTGTTTGTGAAGCAGTATCCATAAATAATAAACATAAGAATAAAGTTAAATTATGGGGGGGTGGAACCCATATAATTAATACTAAAAATAAAACACTGTACAGCAAAAATTATAATTATGAATACAGTATTACATTTTGGATAAAAATAACTAATTTAAATAAGACTTGGAGAAATGTATTTCAACACGGAAATAATTCTAAAAGAAGGTTCCCAGGTATATGGATAAAACCAAATTCAACCGCATTGCAATTTGGCATAACCACAACACATAAAGATACAACCACTTATGGCGAGGCATTGTATATAGAAAATATTCCATTAAATAAATGGTCTCATATTGCCATAACAGTCAAAAATAATACGGTGGAAACTTATTTGAACGGGACTTCGTCAAATAAATTAAAGTTGATGGGCTCTATTTTATGGCCGGATAATGATAAAGTGTATATATCTAATCCGTGGAATGAAACAGGCCAATTTGAATTATCTAAATTTCAATGGATTGGGATAGAAATAAATAAATATTATATAGAAGATTTGGCATACAGCACATTTCCAGATGGACCATTAAACACTATAAATACCCATGCTATTATAGATATTCCAGGAACAATTACCTTTAATCCTGGGTGGGATGAATTCAAGGGAGCGTTAAATTTAGAAGAAGTGCGAATTAGAAAAGAAGGTAATATTATTTTTATGGATGGTTACATACATTTTAATAGAGATATTATTCCTGGCAAACAGATAAACATTGGAGCCGTTCCAAAATCATATACACCTGACCGGGATTGTGCTTTCGCAATATATATTATGGGAGGGTATTTAATATGCACTGTACAAAAAGATAGTGCTATAATGATAAAAGCAACCGCTCATTATAAAAAGCACGCGATTATATCACTAAGCAACATAAGATATCCTATGATGGGGGGTAATAAATTAGATAAAGATAGCAATATATCATACAGTACCATAGGTGGCTATGTATTTTTATCGGGTAAAGCTAAATTATATATGGGGTGTTATAACGACTGTAAAGGAAGAGATTTATCTAAAAAAATTGGTAATTATGATGTTGAAGGATGTAAAGAGCAAGCCATTAAAAATAATGTTACATATTATGGATTACAATATCAAAATGGTATAGGGAAAGGTAATAATCCATTGGGAGAATGCTGGATAGGCAATACATATGGATCGCAAGGGAGCAGTTCAAAATGTAAAACGATTGGCGAGGAGGTTTATGGTCAAAGTTGTTCAAATGCCGTATATAAAGTTATGAGTAAATTAAATTCTAGTATTATATCCTCATATCCAATAAATTCATTTGGTATAAATAATTCAGGAAAACTACATAAAATAAATATTGTAGGTAATAAAATATTGATTAAAAATGGTACAAGCATTATTTCAATGGAAGGCATAAGTTGGTCTACATACCATGGTGAAAATCTGAAACTTTATAATAATTATACATCGGTAAATGAAACAACCCGTCCAAAGGTTATCATCGATAATAATATTGTTAAATTAACTGGGACACTTATAAAACACTATAGAAAAACAGAAAAGGCTGAATCTGAAAAAATTCTCCATTTAGATAAAAAATATAGACCCAAAAAAACATTAACATTTTTATGCTACAGCGATCAGGGAACAGTTCATATTAAAGTTAAAAATAATGGTGATATTATGTGGGAAGGTATTGATAATGGAACTAGCACCAATAATAAATTTAGTTTAGATACTATTATTTTTATTTATTCTTAATTCGGTATGAAGTCTGGTGTTATATCATAAAATTGTTAATTTTAATTTAATTTAATTGTTAATTTAATATTTTAATTTAATTTTTAATTTTAAATTAAAATGTATATATATATGTTTGGAAAATATAAACTAAAGCTATTGAAGCCGGAGGAACTTACTGCGTTGGAAGCACTAGAGATGGGAGCGGCAGCATTAGAAGCAGCGGAAACAACAATAAAAGCAACAGAAGGAGCAATACTAGCGGAAGCAATACTAGCGGAAGCAATACTAGCGGAAGCAATAGCGGAAGCAATAGCGGAAGCAATAGCGGAAAAAACAATAAAAGCAGCGGGAACAGCGGAAGCAATAATAGAAGGAGCGGGAGCAGCGGAAGCAATAATAGAAGGAAAAGTACGCGGAGAAGGGGTAATACTAGCAGTAACAGCAGCAACAGTAGCAACATTATTATCTCCAGAATTTTGGATTTCATTAAGAAAAGAATTAGGAGTAACACGAGCAACATTGGAAGCACCAGCAACATTGGAAGCAGCAGCAGCATTCATAGCAACAAACACCCCAAACTCACTAGCAGAAGTAGTAGCACAAACAGTATTATCGTCGTTCGCAGTAAGACTAGATGATCAACTGCCATTTCTAGAAATGGCAGCAGCAAGAGCATTAGCAGCAGTAGTAGCAACAAGACAGGTAGGAGAAGAAGACGATCCAATAGCATTAACAGCAGTAACAGTAGCAGTAACAACAGTTTTTGCAATATTATTAGACGGGGAGAGTTTTGTGGAGGAGAATGTATTATTAGAACGAATAGCAGAAGCAATAGTAACATTAGCGGACGGAGAAGAAGTAAGTGGATTATTAGAAGCAATAGCAGTACAAGATCTAATATCATTCGCATTAGTAGAAATAATAGACATATTGTCAGAACGGTTGACTAACTTGAATAATATGGTAATGGGGGGTCTCATCACCTCCAACGAACTATACTTATTCTTGGCAAGAGAGGTAGTATCCATAGCAACAATACCAATATTTATAGCAGCAGCAGCAGCAGCAGCAGCAACAGCAGCAACAGCAACAGCAGCAGTAGCAACAGTAGTAGCAGCAGCAGCAACAGCAACAGCAGCATTAGCTGCAAAATTAGTATCATATTCCGATACAAAATCGGAAAAACCCCCAAGTTCAAAAGAAGTAAAAGTAACCAATAATTTAGAAAACTTTAAAGGAAATTTTATAGCGGAAATTGTATTATCCGCGATATTAGGTCAAGTCAATGGAAAATTATTCAATAAGTTATCTAAAAAAAAAGTAAATTTAAATGATATATCTAAACGTTCGGTAATTGGAACACTATTATATAAGGGTATATCTATATCTATCAAAGACACCTAATCTAAAAATATTAAAACCCTCTATTTCATGGTTTTTTAACTGTTCACTATATTTATACAAATTTCTATTCAAATGTTATTTTCGAAATTATATCATCTAATTTATTAATATTTCTATATATCTCTTTATAAGTAGCAATTATTACATAATAGTGACTCTTTACATATACATATTTTTTATAACTATCTGAATTTTGGTAACAAATCTGATTGTTTTTCTTGTAAATTGATAATAACAGAATTTAATTTTAATTAAAATTAAATTAAATTAAATTAAAATTTAAAATATTATAATATATATAGAATGTTAAGTTGTACATTATGTGAAAAAGAAACGTGTTATATTTCTAAGTTCTGCACTAAGTGTAGAAGAATTAAACATTTGTTGAATTTGTATGGAGATGATGTTTATAATACATTGGAAACTGTGTTAGTTAGAAATAATCATCAACAAGCTAATAAAATTATGATAGCTGAAAAAAAGATTGATCAACATTTGAAAAAAATGGAACATCAAAAATTAGGGAAAACATCCAATGTAAATGGTGTTCCTGTAGCAATTATCAAACCTTATAATTTAAGAAAGTTAATTAAAAATTAATAATAATTAATATTTTAATTAATTAATTATAATGTATAATTAATTAATTATAATGTATAATTAATTAAAATATATTAATTAATTATAATGTATAATTAATTAAAATATATTAATTAATTATAATGTATAACTATATTTATAATTTTCAAACGAATACCTATGTAAGTATTTACAGTCAATTAGGTAAAAAAATATTAAATTCCTATATTAGTACCTCTAATATTAGCAACTCTAATATTACCAACTATAATACCCCCAAAAATATACCTTACCAAAAAGGTGGGTTACCAAAAATGACTCTTAATTTAATATATATGGCAAAGCCTGTGTATGGTGGGTGGGTTTCATTCACCGCCCATTTATCCTTAAAATATAATTTAAATTTATATAAGATTGGAAATAGAACAGAAACGAATTCAAGAGACTATGGGTATGGTGTAAAATATCGAAATATTTCTATAGATGAAATTAAACATTTAGATAATATTCTAATTACTGCTATAGATAAAAACTATTATAAATATTTAAATTCCTTTCCAGATAATACTAAGATAGTTATACACGACCCCACCGAAGTTAAAGGTAAAAGTTGTCAACCTGTTTTAGATAATTTAAACAGATTTAATGTGATTACTATTAGAGAAACGGTGAAACAATTTATAAAAGATAAATACAATGTAAAGAGTCTATGTTTACCACATCCATTTTTCCCATATCCTAAATCAAAACTGGATAAATCTGGTGCTGTATCTATATCAAGAATTGATTATGATAAGCACACCGAAATTATTATAAAAGCGAATAAATTATTAAAAACCCCGATCACAATATATGGAGCTAAAAATGATTTATTTGTTTACAGAGTTTTGAAAGATTTAAATTTAGATTCTATGTCAGAAAAAGACCCCATATCAAATTATAAAGGTAGATTTGCTAAATCTTTTCCAGATATAGATACTATATTAGCCCCCGCTAAATGGATGGTTGATATGTCAGCTATAAATAATGATGGGGGTGGCAGTCAGTATACGTTTTTAGAGGCTATTTATCAAGATTGTTGCTTAATCCTATCAGATAAATGGATTAATGTAGTAAAAACGCACTATAAACATAATTATAATTGTTTAATAGTAAAGAATGAAATGGAGTTATCGAAAATAATAGTAGAAAATAAGGCTGTAAATAATATAGTTAACAATGCCAAATTATTATTAAAACCCCATATTGAAATAGATTGGATTAAAGAATTATCTATATAATATAGAAAATTATTATCTATAGTTATTTACACCATCCAATAACTCCACACGCAATTCTGCTTCCCGCGTTTCCAGTTTTTATACTCTCGTTATAAATTTTTTCATTGATTATATTTCCTAAATAATCAATGCCTCCACGACCGAGATCGTCTTCTTTTTCGTGAATAACAACGCTTCTACCTATAATATTACATTTGCCTTTAAATTTAATAAAATAATCTTTAAATGTAATATTAACATTACCCTCTTCGTTAGCATAAATGTTGCCTAGATCCCCGATATGTCTATTATTTTTAGAATCGCCTATATCACCATGTAATGTATTATAAGGATTGAAATGACTGCACACTGATTTACAATTTTCCCGTAAATCGCCATATTCGTGAATATGAATACCATGATAACCTTCTGTTAAACCTGTTATATTTACAGTGATTAGAATATAATCTTGAATTTCACTAAATTCAATGTAACCTTTTACAAATTTTGGTGTATTTGTTAAAACACAGACAGCCTTCATTTATTATTTATTAGATATTTTTTTAATATATTTTGCCCACCAACAGTATATATGTTTGTAAATTTTTTATTAATGGGATTATAAATATAACTATAAAAAGATCTGGAATATCCACCTGATTGAATTTTGGGTTCATTATTTTGATTTGGATGATAGTAAAAATGATGTTTCCATCGTTTTATGCTTGTACCATAATTTGGAGATATATCTGAAACTAAACTTTCACGGTGTGAAAATAAAATTGGATTAATAACAAAACAGTTTCCATATCTTTGAAAATAATTAATATATAAAAAATCTATCGCTTGTGCTCTCATTTTTACTTTTCCCAATCTCCAATTAGGGTCTTTGTCATGTCCCTTACCAGGTAAAAATACGCTGTTACATAAATTATAAATGTTTTCCATCGTTTTTTTATTATTAATACAGTAGGCAAATGTCCCTATAAGTTTTAAAGTATCTGGATTTATTTTAATCCACTCATTATTGGTTGGAGGGGGTTGCTCATTAATATGCCAGAACATTCCACCTAAATAACATATATCGTTATTTTTAGGTGGGGTAAAATTTTCATTTTCGGAATTAGGTAATAATTTTACATCATCTTCCATAACCAAAATATTTCCCCAGTTCTTTTCTATCGCAATTTTCATTGCTTTAAAGTGGCTTAAAAAACAGCCGACGCGCCCCATTATTTTTTGTTTATCCATAATCATTGTTTTAAAATTACTCCTATTTAACCAAAACTCTGGTCTTAAATTTACTTCTTTAATTCCTAATTCTTTAGAAATTTTATTTCTATATGTTTTATTATCTAATAAGTGTCCGTTAATGGCTGATATTCTTAAAGGAGTTTTATTCGATATTTTTTTATACTGTTTTATAAATATTTTGTCACGGTCTTCTCGATTATCTAAATTAATATATACGCAATTAAAATCTTTTAATTTCATTTATAATATTGATATAAAATTTTAAATTTCAGTTATTTAAAATTTTCTATTAATATAAAATTTTATATTTTAATTTTGATAAAGTATTCCACCCATACCATTTGTTATTTTTAAAATATTATAATTTACACCATATATTTTTATACACATTTCTTGATCTAATTTTGTAGGTATATCATTATTAAGTAAAATATTTAATGTGGCATTGTCCAGCCTTGAAAAATTACAAGATCCACAAGGTTGAAACGAACCATTATTTAAACAGAAATTATAACAAAAGGAATCTAATGCGGTGGTTGGTAACGCAGAATTATCAATATTTGGTATTTGATACATATACATCATTTCTGAAAAAAATTTGTGTAAATCTAACCCATTGGTATGGGTATATTTTTGTAATGTTTGGAAATAATACCCAGGCTTTTCGTGAAATCGGTCGATACCATTTAATTGTATTTTAGCTTGATTTATCCGATCTTTCTGTCCACTCCACAATAACCCTAAGTCTTTTGTAAGAGAGCGATCGTGGAGAGTCCATACAATTTGTTTAATTGGGTGATTAAACGGTAATGAAATATTTATACTATTATTTCCAGTATGACTATATTCTGGTAAAAATTGATGTTGTTCTATTAAGTAGTCGTGGGGTGATTGGGCGAACAATTTTCTTTCTGCATTGTCTAAGAAAATATAATCGGCAACCATATTTAATTCAACGATATGTATATTTTTAATAGTTCGATCATTATTTAATAATAGATTGTCCAACGAATTTAATTTAACATTAATTTTAACTTCGTGGTATTGTAAAGCAATCAGTGGTAAGAAAAGACCAGGATTGGTATTAAACCAAAAATCTAATGGAATTATAATACTTATAGCATTTTCAGATATATGTGCTGCTCTATTAAATCCATGTGTTAAAAACAAGTTATTTATTTGTTTATTAAACTCTTTATTTAATTCATTTTTGATAGCCATCCAATGACCTGTCTGCGTATCAATTGTAGTTCCTCCAATCTCAACATCTATATAATTAATAAATGAATATCCTAAAGATTTGGATAAATTATTTAAAGTCTTAGATTTTATTAATTCTTGGCGTATTTCTTGAAAGGATAGTTTCTTATTATCAACTGACAAAAACTCTAAGATAAATTCTAAATAAACACCCCCTAATAGATCACCCTTTCGATCTATATTAAATGTTAATTTATTCCCCCATTTAAGTGTTCCTATGGGAATCATATTAAAATTTTCTATTGCGAAATTTGTATATTTTTTATAAACAGCCTTAAAAAAAGTGATTTGTGGATTACCTGTTAAGTATTCGTCTTGAGCACCATAGGCTACTAATTGTATATGACCTCCACCCATAATATAAATTTATATAATTAATATAAATTTATATTTTTAATATAATATTAAAATTCTATATAATTTAGTTAGAATACGCAAGACCACCCATACCACTCATAATTCTAAGAACATTGTAATTGGTGGCGTATACTTTAATAAATTTATCAACAGCTCCTTCACCAGCTTTAGTATTTAAGTTTAATTGTAATACGGCATTATCAATTCTAGAGAAATTACACGTTCCTGATGGTTGGTGTTCTTCAGGCTTAAGGGCGAATGAATACATATATATGTGTCCGTTACCATATTGATCTTGTAAATTTCCCCCGGTATGGTGTTGGTAAGGTTGCACACATCTAAAGTATGAACCATCCCTTACTCTAAATCTATCGTGTCCATTAAGTTGTAATTTAGCACTTAAAACAGTTTCTTCGTCTATATAGTCTGTTCCATCATCATTGTTCATACTAAAATTAAATACTCTGCTGTTCTCTTCTAATTGTGGTTGAGCCACCCACAGCAATTCTTTACATGGGTGGTTAAATCTAAGCTCAACATTTGGGTTTTCGGTGTTTCCATTGACAGATACCACATTATTAAATTGTAATTGATCTATTAAATATTCGTGCGATATTTGCGCAAATCTACGTCTTTCGTCAGTATCTAAGAAAATATAATCACAATATAAACACATAGATTCTATTTTAATAGTTTGGTCTACTCCAGCAGTTGCTCGATCGGCTAAAAATAAATTTAATTTAACTTCGTGATATTGAAGGGCAATAAGTGGGAGTGCTAATCCAGGATTTCTACAAAACCAAAATTGTAATGGTACATATATTTTATTTGTTCGCACATCTTTATTTTTTTTATGTAATAAATTACCTTTAGTCATCATTCTTAATTTGGTTAATTCTTCATTAGTAGAGGTTAATTGGGACCAAATTTCTAACCATTCTCCATAATGGGTATCCATTGTTTGCCCTCCAACCTCAATTTCAACTTCTCTTATCATTGCGTGTCCAAGATTTACATCCCTTGGTCCTAAATTACCCAAAATATTACCATCGCCTTCTTCTGAAACATTCATTTCTAAATACATTTTATGTAATAAATCACCATTACGATCTATAGTGCAACTTACTTTTCGGCCAAAATCTACTGAACCTGTAAACGTTTGTTCAATTGCTTCACTGGCGAAATTTGTATGTCTTCTATACACAACTTTAAAAAAAGTAATTTGTGGATTACCAGTAAGATAAATATCTTGAGCACCATAGGCTACTAATTGCATTAAACCACCACCCATTTATAATTATACTATATAGTGAGATTTTTTTTTTAATTTTTAGACAAAAACTAAAAAAAAGAATAAGATAAATTATTAGTTAGAATAGGCAAGCCCACCCATACCACTCATAATTCTAAGAACATTGTAATTGGTGGCATAAACTCTAACTTGATTTCCCTTTTTAGAACTGGTGTTAACATCTAATGTTAAAACAGCATTATCAATTCTAGAGAAATTACAAGTTCCAGATGGCTGGTGTTCTTCTGGCTTAAGAGCAAATGAATATACATAAAATCCACCCTTATCATCTATAACTTGATCATGTCCACCCGTATGATGTTGATATGTTTGCACAACTCTAAAATAACTACCCTCCCGTTGTCTAAATCTATCATGACCATTTAATTGCAATACAGCAGTATTAACTTGATCTATTGGTCCTTTGGGCTGTACTCGGTTACCTGCTTCTAAATCCAACCCAATACCAGCAAGTCTTTTATAATTAAATGGTGAATAATACTTTCCATCAGTCGAAGATGCTTCATTATCTTGACATAGCCAAACAATTTCCTTACAAGGATGGTTAAATCTTAACTCTATATTAGCGGTACTTTCATTTGGCGACAATGAATGTCTACCACTAAATTGAACCTGTTCAATTAAATATTCATGCGATCCTTGGGCAAATCTACGCCTTTCGTCAGTATCTAAGAAAATATAGTCACAGTATAAACACGCGGCGTTTATTTTAGGAGTAATACGTTGACCAGCATCATTTGTCATAATTACCTTCTTAGAATTTTTAAACATTATATTTAATTTGACTTCATGATATTGTAAAGCAATTAATGGTAAAGCCAATCCAGGATTTCTGTTAAACCAAAATTGTAATGGTATATATATTTTTCTAACATTATTTTTTGTAGTGAGATTACCACTTAAAAGTCTATCTAATTTCTCCGCTTGTTCTTTATTATGAGTAAGCTGTGTCCAAATATCCATCCATTCTCCATAATGTTTATCAATAGATTGACCTCCAATCTCTAATTCTACATAATCTATCAAAACGTGTCCAATTCTATTTAAAATAGAATTGGCATCTTTTATATCTAAATCTAATTCTAAATACATATTTCCTAAAAGATCGCCATTTCTAGATATAGTGCATGAGGTTTTTTTACCAAAATCAACGGATCCAGTAAATACTTGTTCAATTGCTTCACAGGCGAAATTTGTATGTCTTCTATACACAACCTTAAAGAACGTAATCTGAGGATTACCAGTAAGATAAACATCTTGAGCACCATAGGCTACTAATTGCATTAAACCACCACCCATTTATAATTATACTATATAGTAAGATTTTTTTTTTAATTTTTAGACAAAAAATCTTAATTCTAAATCTAATTAAACCAATAGATGTAAATATCCATCTTTGATTCTCATTATATTAAATTTTTTAATAAATAGAATAAGGTCTCGTTTTCGACCAACTGGTAAAATTTTTAGTTCTAATACTACTGTATTATACTTATTTAAACTTAATATACCTGAGGGGTTTATTTTATCATTATTTAATGCAAAAGAATGCGAGTATATTGAATTTTTTTTAAAAAATGATGCGTTAGTATGATTTTGATACATTTGAATTTTATTGTAATATGATGGTTTTAAATTACTATTAATAAGTTTTCCATTAAATAATATTCTTACTTCCTTCATATGATTTTCTAAATGTATATTTGAAAAATTAAAATAATTATTAAAGTTTGTTTTTATATGCGTATTTACAAGCACCCATATTAATTCATTCACATAAGGGTATTTGGGGATATCTATTTTTTTTATGGATGAACTGTTTTCATCAATAGATTCAGTTGTAAAATCTATTTGTTCAATTATATACTCTAAAGAATTATTAATATAATTCAATTTTTCATCATTGTCTAGATTTATATATTCGCATATTAATTTAACATTTTCTATATTAAAATTTATGTTAAACCCTTTAATTTTATTAAAATCTATTAATTTTAATTCTACAGTTATTTTTTCATTTTCTAAAGCAACTAACGGAAATGATTTATTTATTTCACGACAAAACCAAAATGGTATTTGTAAATTTAAATAGTATTTATCACCAATCTTGTTAAATTCATACAAACTTGCAGAATCTAACATATTTTCATTTTTATTTGAATTTAATTGATGCCATATATATATCCAATAACCTGAAAATGTTTGCAATACTTTATCTCCACATTTAAACGAAATTGTATCAATTAATGCATATAATATTTCTTCCACTATTTCAACATCACCCAAAAAAGCCTTATCATCTGTATTTATCTTTTCAATTTCTAAAGATAATGTAATATTTGATAATAAATCACCTATCTTATCTATATCAAAAAATACTGTGCAGGAACTGTTAAAAGTGTTAGATAATGACATAATATCAACACAGTTTTTAGAAAAGTTAGTATGGGTTTTATAACCTGATTTGAAATGTGTTAACCCATTACTAACTTTTATAGATGAATCTTCGTCATTATTATAATTTAGTATATTTCTAATAGACATTATATATATTATAGATTATTATTTTAAAATAATAGTCCGGCTTGTCCTGATGCTATTTTTAATATATTATAATTTATTGCGTAAAATTTTATGATTTTCTGATTTGTTGTAATTCTATCAGTATTTTCCACTTTATTTCTTCTTAATCTAAGATTTAATTCAACCCGATCTAAAGCACTAAAATTTAAAGATCCTGAGGGCTGATGTTTTTCTGGAAATATGGCAAAAGAATAACAATATACCCCACTCCCCTTGGTATATTTTACTACATCATCAACATCTAAATCACTGTACCCATAGCCAGAATGGTATTGATATTTCATAACAGACATAAGATAATTGGACGATTTAGGTTCAAATAACTCTTTCCCATTTATTGTTATATGACCTTCTATCATCTGATGTTGTCTTTTTAAACTGTCCAATTGTAACCAATAATTAAATAAATTGTTTCCCACACTTTGTTTGTCTTCTTTTAATTCTAAATCCAATACATTATTATCCTGTATACACCAAAATAATTCTTTTACTGGATGTCTAAATGGAATTTTAAATTTATGGACATATTTCTCATATTCTATATTATCTGTGATTTCTTCTTTTAAAGGGACATTGTTCAAATCGCTGTATTGGATTTGTTCTATTAAATAGTTATGCGTATTTGAGGCAAATAATTGCTTCTCCTCAGTATCTAGGTGGATATACTCTGTTAATAATTTAACATTATTAATTATAAAACTCTTAGAATTATTTTTAGGAAAATTATCTATTTTATTTTTAGAAGCGAATTTTACATTAATTTTAATATCATTATTATTTAATGCTAATAAAGGTAAGGCTAATCCAGGATTTCGATTAAACCAAAATATTAAAGGTATGTATAACAAACCATCTTTATTATTTTTAGTCTCGCCTTTTGTCGTCGTTGTATTATGTATATTTATCATATCACATAATAGGGAGTTTTTGGAAGAGTCTATAAATAATTCATGAAATATATGCAACCATTCCCCTGTATGTTTATCTATGACTTGATCCCCAATACTTATTTCCACATATTCTATTAAACTAAAGGCAGATACACCTATTTCCTTTTTTAAATCCAGTAGGTCACCCTGGTAATTTGTATCTATAACTAAATACATTCGATGTATTAAATCTCCGTTTTTAGGAACATTGACATATAATTTTTTACCAAAATTATTATCCATATATGTTTCTCCTGAAAAGTTTAGTAAAACATTTTCTAAAGCAAAATTAGTATGCCTCCTATACGATGTTTTAAAATAAGTAAATTGTGGATTACCTACTAAATATTTATCTTCTTGATTTGTAACAGTTAATTGAAAATATCCTAAACCCATTATTAATATAATAGTATATTATTTTAAATACTTATTCTACTTTTGTTATTTTTAATGTATTATTATCTATACTTTGTGATAAATATTTCATAAATTCTAAATGTTTATCTATTTTCTTAACTTTATGAAATAAAATAGCCCGGTTTAAATCAATTGGATAACTATACTTATAAGGCATATTCCGGAGTATTAACGTATTGTTTATTTTTTTAACAACTACCCCACCTGTTCTAAATTTTAAATTCTTTTTATATATGTATTTAATAGAATCCCCTGGATTAACATTGTCTAAATCAGTAATATTTTTATAGTTTTGGATGCTATCTATTTGTGTTTTATTTAAATATTTTATATAAATATCCATTTCTATTTAAAATTATATAATATATCTATATATATATTATATAATGGATTGTACTACAAAAATCAAATGCGAACCTATAACAAAAAGATTATCAAAGGCAACTTATGATCGCCCCGAATTAACCCTAACAGATACATTACAAACAAACGATGAGATGCAAAAAAAACTTACTAAATATGTCCGTGTGGATGATATTGGAGATGTTAGAATTAATACACACGTTCGGTATGTTACATTAAAAGATGCAAAACAACGATTTTGTTTAGGGGGTCTTCTTAAAAAAATACATAATAAATATGTGGTTCTATCAAATGGAACTTTATCTTGGAGTGTGCAAAGATACCATTGGGATGATCCCGACAAAGAACCCATATTTGAAACGACTTTTTTTAAGTTATTATCTGTAGAAGATCAACAGAAAAAGATAATATTGGAACAACAACAAGAGTTAGATGAATTGCGGCGGAAAAAATAAAATGTTTTTATTAATATTTGTTATTATATTTTTTTATCTATTCTTTTCAATCTTATCCGCTTGTCCTTATCTCTATTATTAAGAATAAATAATGTTGCTTCTGCCCCTTTGGCTTCATTATTAAAGTATTGGGTCAGTTTTTGCTGTAATGTGTTCTTATTTAAGGCTTTTTTTGTAAAACTAACACTTTTTTTTAATTTTCCATTTTCGGTGCTTAAATCTTCTATATTATAAGTTGACATAAATTCAATAATAGATTCTGTTATTGCCTTTTTATCCGTTTTTTTTTCTTTTAATACTTTCTCTATTTTTTTAATATCGTCATCAAAGGAAATATAATTTTTGACATTCTCCTTAAATTTTAAAAAATCGGCGTTTTCCATTATATAATTTAATGAATATAATTTTTGAAATAAAACATACTAAAATATAATAAATACATCATATATAATAAAAATCCTACACTATTCCCATATTTATTTTGTTCGCAATTATCTAAAAAAGATGTGTATATAATCGCTACTAAACATACTATATGTTGCACTATTTGGGCTTGGGTTATTAATACTTTATATTTTTTTAAATATCCCCTAGGATATGCGAAATACCAATACATCCATATGTGGACAAAACAATTCAACGACATACATACATATATACCTGGACTAATATAATCAACCATATTACAATAAACTAAAAATGCGGTTGTCATATGATGGGTATATTGCAATTGAGATATAGACTTACCCGAAAGATGTAAATACACTGTGTCCCCCCACTCAATATATTTAGAGTATAAAAATAATGTTACCGATATAGTTGCGTATATATTATTATTATATGGAACACAAAGTAAATTGTTTAAAGTATTAAATTTATATGTTTGGTAATTTGCCACTGTAATTCCTATCAGCATTATAAAAGAAAGTATACATAATATTATATTGTGGATTTTCCTAAAAAATATCATATAATTAGATTGGGGACATGGGTGTAAATAATTTAAACATTTAACAAAACAATAATATAAAACTGGGGATAATAAATGTATGCTAATCATTATTTTATCTATATATACATAAAATAACTTTTAATACTTAACAATTATTATTTTTATCAAAATAATAATGATAGTCTTTATTTAATTCTTTAAAATTATCTTCACACCCTTTACTTTTACATTTATTAGGATGGGTTTTTAAGGCCTGTGCTTTATAATTTTTTCGCATCTGTTCTTTTGAATCTTTTTTAGGTAGTTTATATTTTTTTTCTATTATAGAGCATTCACTATTCGGCGGTCGTTTATGTAAATAATTATTTATCACATTTTTATTAGTAGGTTTATTTTCATTTCCTAAATAAATAGGGCTTATTATATGGTGAGGGATATTGTTTATTATGGCTAACGCATCACTAAATATAATATCCGTAATATACGCATTAAGCTGTATAGATTTAATATAATTATCTATATCCTGTTTACAAATGTTAACCAATTTATTATTTCTTGAACTATTCATTATTATTTAATAAGAAATAAATTTTACTGTTTAATTAATTTTTTATTAAGAACTGTTTTAAAATTCTTTATATAATGTTTAAAATATCCTTTATCTATTATCCACAAAATAAGTAATAATAATAATATGCATACTATAACTATAATTAAAATTATAAATATTCTTTGAGAGCTATGTTTGTTAACTTCTAAATTACCTGTTAATTTAGAACAGGTTTGACGTAATTCTTTGGTCGTATAGCATTTCAATTGTGTTCCATAATTTCGGTTAGCTTTATTGGATATATTATCTCTATAATATACAGTTCTATCATTTAATTTTTGTATACTTCTTGTGTTTTTTTTGGATATAGATCTTAATTTATTATAAAATTTTTCACTGCAATTTACCGGATCGTCATAGACCAACCAGGTAACCCCTTCAATACATGGGGTATTTATTATAGACCCTTCGTACATAAAAAAGGATTTATTTTCTGGGATTGTATTAAAAATATTCCAATCTAATGGCATATTGCTCCTTTTTTGTTCACCCTTTATTTTGGGAATTGACTCTATAAAAAGATCAAAAAACATTTTAGATTTAGAAAAAGCGTCATTAATATCGATGAATATGCTTATAATTAGTAATTTGCCAGTATTAGATGATTTATGGTATATATGCATTTCTATTGGAAATGAGGTATTATCAACTTTATGAGAGGATGGATTTGTAAATGATATTTTATCTAATTCATACACTTCATTATTATAAGTAATATAACTCCCTGGGTCATATTCAATTATTAAGGCCTTATCAGATAGTATTAGATTACAATTAGATGTTCTATAAAAAAACGATACATTACATTGAGTATCACATTTTTTAGTAGATTTGCTAATTATATTAATAGGTGATTGATTTTTACCCTTAGTGCAAAGAGACTTTACCATTACTATAGTATAATATTTTTATAATATAAACTGTTTTCTTTATTTATTTTATTATTATAATATATATGATTAAAGATGTATCCCTTTATATTGTCGTTTTCTTTGTAACTTTAATGCTGGGTTACTATTTAGGTATAACTATCTCAACAGTGGTAGATTACCGCCTTAAAGATGCGGTTATTAATATGCCCCGACCCAAAAATAATATAAAGATAGTTGTATCAAAAAAACCTATAAAGATTAAAGTGAAATCTAATAAAAAACAAATAGAGAACTTTTTAAATTATAAGGAATTACCTAAAAAAAAGAAGAGAAGAGTGGTTGAAGAGGAAGACAGGGAAATAAATGAGAAGGAGAAGGAGTGTAATCTAGATTTAATTAATCCAGTTAAAAAAAACAGAGAAAAATATTATAATACCCAAATAAATGATTCAGAATTAGAAACCTATTCTAAACTATATAAACAAAATAAAAAAGTAAACTTGGAAAAAAATAAATTTATACCATACAATGAAGAGGATAACAACCTGAATTTTATGAATATTGAGACTGGACTTAACCCAAATAACCGTATTAATCTAAAACAAAAAGGTAAAGATTTAATTTGGAAAACATTACCAAATAGGAAAAAACGTAGTAAAAAATTTAAATGTCAACGCGACTATATGACGTGTTCTTCAAATCATAACATTTAAATAAATTTGATTATTTATATTTAAAGAAAGAGGTTTAAATATAAATAATGACAACTACTTCTGATACAAATACAATAACTAGTTCGGATGAACTGGAAATATGTGATAATTTCGATGATATGGGATTATCGGATGAATTATTGCGGGGAATTTATGCGAATGGTTTTGAAAAACCATCTGCTATACAGACAAAGGCGATCAAGCCATTAATTACGGGAAGAGATATTATTGCCCAGGCCCAATCAGGGACAGGTAAAACAGGCACATTTTTGATAGGTTCTTTACAACGAGTAGATTTAAGTTTAATGAAACCTCAGGTTGTGGTTCTTGCTCCAAACAGAGAGTTAGCAATACAAATTCATACCGTTATGAAATCAATAAGCAATTTTTTGAACATAAAATCAGCATTATTGATTGGTGGGGTTACAATTAGTGATAATTTCAAGGTGTTGGACGAAGGAGTTCAATTTATAGTTGGAACACCTGGGCGAGTTTATGATATGATTAAGAGATATGCTTTAAAAACAACCGATATTAAATCGTTTATATTGGATGAAGCGGATGAAATGTTGTCCAGGGGATTTAAAGATCAAATATATGAAATATTTCAATATATTCCAAAAGAAACCCAAATATGCATCTTTAGTGCCACACTCCCTCAACAAGCGTTGGAGGTAACCGAGAAGTTTATGAATAATCCATTACAAATTTTAGTTAAGAAAGAGGAATTAACGCTGGAGGGTATTCAACAATATTATTTGGGATTGGAGCAGGAAAGTTGGAAAATTGCCACATTAATTGATTTATATGATAAATTAAGTATTTCACAATCGATTATTTTCGCCAATTCAAGGAGAAAAGCGGAATATATAAAAGAGCAATTAATGTTACAAGATCACGTGGTTCATTATATTCATGGAGAAATGACACAAGATGATAGAAATGATGTTATGGAAAAGTTTAGATTGGGACAGATTAGGATATTGATTTCAACCGATATTATCGCAAGAGGGATTGATATACAACAGGTTTCTATAGTTATTAATTACGATATACCTAAATACCGTGAAGTTTATATTCATAGGATTGGGCGGAGTGGTAGATATGGTAGAAAGGGTACTGCTATTAACTTTGTAACAGATAAAGAATATCAGCATCTAAGAGATATTATGGAATTTTATCAAACGGATATTCAGCCATTGCCCGAGAATATTAAAGAATTAATATAAGCTATTATTAAAGTAAGCTCTTAGAATAATATTGATGGTAAATAGAATTAAATAAACAATTAAATTTTAAAATTTAATTATTTATTAATTTTTTATATTAGTATTTTATAAATGAACGAATTGGCACAAACTCTTACAAATTTAACTCTAACAAAAAAAATAGTATTATGTTTTTTTATTCTTTTTATTCTTTTATTAGGATATTCTTTTATTAATAAAAAACAATTATTACAGTTACAAAAAAATAAAGAATCTGGTATAGAAAATTATGAAAATAAGCCTTTAAAATTTAGTATGTATTATGTTGATTGGTGTAAATATTGCCAATCAACTAAACCAGAATTTGTAAAGCTTATGAATAATTATAAAAGAATTAATGGTAGGGAAATCATTTACAATAAGATCGATTGTGAAAAAAACCCTAAGTTGGCAGAGGGTGTTGATGTAGATTCATATCCCACACTTATATTAAATGATACTATCAAATATACGGGTGAACGAAATGTGAAGGGATTTGTAGAATTCATAACTTCCCATACTTAATGTCCATACTTAATGTCCATAATTAATGTCCATAATTAATGTCCCTATTTAATTACTTTTCATAGTTAACTTCTCCATTGTATTGGGGATAGTCTTCATTACTTCTCATTTCTCTCAATGTATCATTATCGTTTAATGGATAAAATAATGTCCCGATTAAATCTAAGGATTTATTATTATAGGAATTCGAATTTAATGCTGGACCATTAATTACAAAACCTTCACTTTCAACTAGATTTTTAATATTATCCATATGAAGTAAATTCATAGTAACCAAAAATACTATAGATATTACTAATGATAATTGCATATTCCTCGAAGATAAATATAAGATTAAAAATATAACAATGCCTCTAAATAAACTATTATCAAAAACATTTCTAACCGAATTGGGTAAAGCTGGCTGTAACCTTGGTCCATACATTGCTAAAAATAAAGATAAAACTGCGAATAAATATGAATTTTGAACTAAATGTTTAGGATTTAATAATTCTTGAACTCTTCTAATCATATATATACTATAATAATATTTTTTTTGGGATCAAAATATTAAAACTAATTTTTAATATTTAAATCCTAAAGGATTCTTATCCTAAAGGATTCTTATCCTAAAGGATTTTTATCCTAAAGGATTCTTATCCTAAAGGATTCTTATCCTAAAGGATTTTTATCCTAAAGGATTCTTATCCTAAAGGATTTTTATACTGATTCACATCTTTTAATATATTTTGAGTAATTTTATCCATCCTATCCAATGTATTTGAAAATTTACAGAATGTTTTATCCTTATTTTCCTCTAAATTACAATTATTTTTAAGACAACTTATTTTTTTATCAATCTCATCCTCATCGCCACAATTAACTTGTGGGTTAGGAAAATGCTTTTGACAAAACTCATCTCTAAAACCAGCCATCGAATAACAATAATTAATACAGGATTCTGTTTCTAGGCCATTCTTACAAACAGCACTTGGATTTTGTTCAGGGGCTTCTTCTTTAGTATTTATCCATTTAGTTGATGGATCTAATTGGGAAGAATCGGGCGTATCTTCTAATTCGTGGGCGTTTATTGGGGGCACATCTGTTAAGTTATTCTTTGGTAATAGATCTGTTAACTTATTCTTTGGTATTTTTTGCAATAAATCGGTCAATTTATTCTTTGGAATCTTTTTAAATATATCCGTTAATTTACCCAAATCTAAATACATTTCTTGTGTAGAACTCATAGATGATATTAAGCAGAGAGCAAGGGATAATAACATAGCCACTTGTAAATTTCTAGAACTTAAATAAGCAATTAATACCATAACAATAAATCTAAATAAATTATTATTAAATAGAACCATTATAGATGGCGGTAATCCAGGTTGTAATCTAGGACCATACATTACCAAAAAGATTGATAAAACGGATAATATTATAGGATTATTGTATAAATTTGTCATTTTTAATTGTTTTTCTATATTTGTAATTAAACTATTCATTATATATACTATTAGATAAAAAAATTTTTATAGAATTATATCCAATTTCAATTATGCTGTTAAATTGTTCAGGTCTTAATTCTATATCAAAATTTTCTATAGGTACGTTAATAATAATTATATTTTTGCTATATTTTTCTAAAATTTTATTATGCAGCGATTGTGATGGAACATATAATAACGATAATATATAATTATCTAAATTATCTAGATTTGTAATTTCGGCTTTTCCTTGTAAACTACAACCTAACGTATTTTTAATATCCTCTTCAAAATATTCCATAGGAAAATTATTTAATAATCCACCATCAACATAAACATCATCCTCATAATACACTTTATTAAAAACAAATGGAACCGAATATGTTATTTTTAATGCTAAACTAATTAACATATCTGGAGTAGAAGTATAGTTAAAATACTTTGTGCATTGTTTATTTAGGCAGGTGCCCGTTAATATAAGATTTATTTTTGTCTTATCATACAACTCTTTAAAGGTTATGTCATCTTGATTTAATTTTTTTTTAATTAATAGTTTAATTAATTTATTTAGATTTTCACCCGAATTTAAACCAAAACTATTTATAAATGTTTTAAAATCTATTTCATAAATATTTAATAGTTTTTTTAAATCTAATCCATAAAGTAATTTTGACTGTTCTTCATAAGAATATCCTAAGGTTATTAATAATCCAAATATCCCCCCCACAGAAGATGCCGCAATATTCTCAATATTTTTAAGTAAATCATGTTCTTCCATATATTTAACAATTCCTAAATATGATATCCCCTTAATACCTCCACCACTCAATACTAAATTTTTTATCATTATTTATAAATAATAAAAAATTTAGATTTTTCTAACTCTGTTAATTTAAATTAAAATTTTCTAATATTATTTATTGATGTTAAATATAAATTCATTAAATAATATTAGAGATCAAAAAGAAATTAATAAATATGAAATTTATAAAAAAGTCCTTAGTAAATGTCACCATAGAATTAAAGTTGTATCCCAAAAAGGGGATAGTTTTTGTTTCTATGTAATCCCTGAATATATTTTTGGTGTCCCAAAATATGATAAATTATGTTGTGCTGAGTATATTATTAATAAATTAAAACAAAATGGTTTTAGGCTTACCTACACATTTCCGAATTTATTATTTATTTGTTGGGGTCATATATCGAGTGAAATATCTAAGCCAAAAACGATATCGACGGATTTAAAAGAGTCACGAACTTCAAAAACAAAAGAAACATCTTCAGAGTTTCGCTATAAAGAGGATTATAAATCTTCCAATAATTTTTTAAAAAAGATTATCTAGAATTTTCTAATATTATTTGTTAAAATATCTAAAAAAAATATTATAAAGACTCCAGCACAAATAAATAAGGCAACGTCGAAAATACTATCTTGTTCAGAACTATTTCTTAAATTATTTATCATTTTTTTAAGTTGTTTATTCTCATTAATAATATAATTTATATACATTTCTTTATTATTCTTAACATTTTCTCTATCTTCTATAACTATCCTATTTTTTTTGGGAAGTCTTGTTAATGGACCACTGTGTTCATCTAATCTATTGTATGTTCTGGAATAATTTTTAGTCTTTTTTCGAGTCTTTTTAGTCTTTTTATATTTATCCGAATGTTCAAATACTTCACTATCATCACTATTGTATAGATTATTATCACTATAATCCATAGATTTGTCGGTCTCGCTATCATATGATTTTTCCGGAACAATCTTTTTAAATTTATTTGTATTTTCTATAAAGTCTTCTCCCCAAGCCTCTTCAACAGAACAGTATGGCATTCTATAATAATTAGAGATAATCTTTTCATAAATTAAATCAATTAATTAAAAATTTAATTAGATAAAATATAAATAAAATATTTTATTTATATATAATATAATATGGATATGAATACTGTAAATAAATCTCTAAACACTTTATTTGATAATAAAACATTTTCCACAACAATGTCTTTAATTTTAGCATTATATGCTGGGGCGGTGGCTCCAGCATTACCCAACAATGTCATTTTATTTTTTGATACAATGTTTGGAAAATTAATATTTGTGTTTTTAATTGTATATGTATCAAGTAAAAATATACAGATCGCCTTAATGCTATCAACAGCATTTGTAGTATCTTTAAATATTATAAATACAAATAAAATTACAGAAGGGTACAAAACTATAGAAAATTATAGTGATGCTGTACCTGTGGATGATGGGGAAGGGGAAGGGGAAGGAGAAGGAGAAGGAGAAGGAGAAGAAGGCGTAGTAGAAGAAGGCGAAGAAGGAGAAGTAGAAGGAGATGATGAGGGAGAAGAAGTTGATGATGATGGATTCAAAAACTATGAACCATTTGTTCCAAGCAATAATGTAATTAATAATAAAGAACATAATTATGCCCTCTATTAATTTAATTCGATAATATAATATAATTATATAATATTATGGAATATCTTAAATCTACTACGGAATATCTTAAATCTACTATAGAATATCTGGAACAAGTTAAAACCTTAGGTTTAACAGTTAACAATAGTATACTTATAGCATTAATATTATATATTTCATTTATATCGATGTATACTCCTAGACATATTATATCATTTATAAATTTACCTATAATTAAAATAGCAATATTATTACTTATTATATACACCTCTACTATAGATATTAAACTAACACTTTTATTAACAATAGCCTTTTTAATAACAATAAATCTAGAATATTCTATACAAACAATCGAAACTAAAATTGAAAATTATGAAACAAATAAGAAGTTAGTTAATGACATCGATAGTGTTGATTCAGAAGTAGAAGATGAGGAAGAATCGGAAGATGAGGAAGAATCGGAAGATGAGGAAGAGGAAGAGGAAGATGATGAAGGATCAGAGGATGGAGAAGAAGATGACACCTCTAGCACCCAATCCGATGAAAATTATACTGGATTTGATAAACCGTTTAATATCAAAGACATTAAACCTGCTAAAAACTTAGATGATAATTTTACTAATTTACATAAGGCTATGCATAAATTAACAGCTTTTATTTCTAAAAAATAAAAGAAATATTTAAAATAAAATATTTCTTTTATTAATGGACAATAGTAATTATAATTTAAACGGTTTTATAGATTCATTTAATAATAATAAATATGTATATGGATTTTTAATGGTTCTTTTAAATGTCGGGGCTAGATATATAGAAATGGATCTTGTTAAATCCCATAAAGATTTTTTAAGCAGTAAAATGTTGCGTCGTTTTCTTATATTTACGATAGCATTTATAGGAACACGTGATTTAGTTACATCATTAATTATAACTTCTACGTTCATAATTTTTGTATTAAATTTATTTAATTTAGACAGTGAGTATTGCGTTCTTCCAAAATCATTTAAAGAACTTGATATAAACAATGATGGTGTAATTTCTCCTGAAGAAATTGAAAAAGCTTATATTATTCTTAAAAAGTCTGGTAAATTAGTGTAAATTAGTGTAAAAATTAGTGTAAATTTAATGATATACCCCCTTTATTAGAATTATAACTGTTTGATTTTAGATTATTTAAAATTTCATCAACTCCAGTGGGAGGTGATATTTTTTTTTTGGTAGGTGCTGGGATAGAAGTTTCTATATTTATATTATTTACAGAAGTGCTCGGACTATTTCTAGATTGGGGCATTTGGGAATTTAAAAAAGTTGCTGCGCTGTTTCCATTATTAGACATTGTATTCATCGCGGCACTCGCAAATTGTTTCATTAAATCTGGATTTTGTTTCATAATATCGTCCATACCAGGTAATTGCGATTTAAACATCGTATTTGTTAAATGGAACATAAATCCACTCCCCCCTACCATAAATAATAATTTTAATTCGGGGGCCATATCGGCTCGATCTTTATATTTATCATATAATTCTTCAAATACCTCATTGTAATCATTTATATTTTCGTGAATACTTTCTGACCAACCATCTAATTTAACATCAATGGGGTCAAATCTATTATTTAAAAATTCAATACCCGTAACACACGCCATTAACATTTTCTTCTGAAATTTAATAGACGATTCCATACTTCTTGCCGATTTAATTCGATTATATTCAAATTTCATCTCTTCGATGTCGGATGAAAAATTAAATTTTTTACTCATATGTATTCCCAATCTGTCTAATTTTTCTAATTTAAATAATAATTCCGCCTTTTCCTTTCGTTCCTTTTCATAATTTCTAACTTCTGGTTTATTATCCATATATATAACACTTTCAGTATCATTCCTGACTATATGTGGAAACTCGTTTACATTGGCATTTTCCTCTTCCGATTTTAATGACATTCCATCTAAATTAATATTTATAGAATTATATTTTTTGTTAGATTTTCTAGATGATAATGATACTTTATGACTCATTCCAGAATGTAAACTTTTATTGTAGAATGAGCGATCTTGTTCATCAACCAATTCTTCAAGTTGAATATCATTTAATTTAGATGTAGCTTCTAATAAATCTATCTCACTATGTATATCAAATGTTTCTTGCGTATTATTTTGCACTAATTCATTTAAATTTAGTCCTTCGCTTATTTCATTTGACATTTCATTTGACTGTACCCTTATTTTTTCTGGATTAACTAATAAATCTAGTCCAATAGTAGTTCCCTTTTTGGGCATTTCGATTGAAATTCCACCAAGCGATTCGTCTGTAGATAATACTTTTTTGACATTCATACTTTTAGCATTCATGTTTTTATCGGGACTAAATCCTTCCATGTGATTTAAATTAATATTTTTTTTACTCATTAATGTTATTTAGAAACTTTTTTTATATGTTATACGCAAATAATCTTTAATCTTTAATTTAAAATCTTATAATAATATAATGTTTAAATACATTGAAACTATTATTGGGTCTAAAAACTTTATGAAACATTGTGGGGATTTTTTAGCCGTTTCAATGCCCGTAGGGTTATTATTTATTTTAAAAGGTGATATGAGACGAAAATTTATTGCTAAATTTCTAATAAGTTATTTTGTTACATATGTCATAAAATTTACAATACGTTCCCCTAGACCAGATTTAAGTAATAATTATTCATTTCCTTCGGCACATATGGTTAGTTCATTCATAGTAGCCCATTACTATTATAAATACTATAAAAGTAATAACATACTAACTTCGGGTATTTTATATCTATTATCCCTGTTTGTTGGATATACCCGAATAAAATTTAAAAAACATTATAATAGAGATGTTATTGGTGCTATTATAATCGTATTAGCCTTAAATTCATCTAAACTTAAATAAAAAATAATACTTATTTTTTAAATAAATAATAATAGCCTTGAATAAAACTATCAGCCAAATCATCTTTTTTAGAATGTGAATTAAAAAATAGAGATTTTTCAACATTATCTTTTATATAATATTTGGTGTATTCCACTGATAAATATTTCCTTTTATCATATGGGTTTTTTTTAGTGCATTCAACGACTGGTCCATCATATAATTTAAGTTTATTTTTAGCAGAAAATAAATGAATATTTTTTATTGGAAAACTTCCCGAATTATAACCGTGTTCAACAAAATATGTAAACACTATCATCTGTATGGATTTCATGGTTGGATTCTTAAGTGCTGGTTGGTTCTCTATAATAACCTCGTCTACATCTAATATAATTGATTGTATTGAATTTAATTTTGTAAGTAATATGGACGCTAATTCTAAAATAGATGTATTTTTAGCATTTGGTATTTTTAAAGTTTTTTGTTTATCGTTTGGATATATTTTTGTAATATTCTTATTACACGTTATTTTATTACAAAAATATATTTGTTTATCTTTAACATTATCTTTAACATTATCTTTAACAATGACTAAAGGGAAAGGGAGAGGGATAGAGGAACCCGTTTTTAAAACTAAATAATTTGATGCTTGTTTTCCACATTGCTTATCTTTAATAATATTCGAACATTTGGGAACTTTAGATATTTTTTCATCCAATATATTAATAATATCCCAATTTTTAATAATAAAATCATTATCCTTTCGTTCTAATACACAATACGCCAAATTTTTAATCCCCACATCAATTGATATAATTTTTTTATTCATTATTAATTGATACATACGTAGTTTTTAAATATTAAGTACTAAAGAGAGTTGTAGATCTGGCCTGAACATATGTTTCTAATTTTTTTTTCGAATTTTCTAAAACAATCGTATTCCAATCCGTTATTTTGTGGTTAAATAATAAAATTATTGTCGAACCACCCCAAGAAAATCGCACCATGGGTTCTCCTCGTTTATATACTTTATTAATATTGGGGAACGTTTTATCATAACTTTTGTCTGATTGTAAATATTCAATTGTATCGACACCTATAGCACCCACAACAATAATATAAAATTCTATATTATTTTCTGTTTCCATTTTAATCACGTGTCTTTTATTTTTAAGATAGACATCATATAAATCAAGTATGTCTGGTTGGACACTATATATAGACCCTTGTTGTTCATTTACGGTATGAAATGATTTTATTGTACAATTTATGGGACTATGACAATAATGATAATCAACCGTGGCTAATCTAAATATGCAAACAGAGCTGTTGGAATTAAAATTCTTATCTAAAATGGAATCATCGCTTCCATTTATTAAATTTTTATATTTTATTTTAGTATTTTTGACTAACATATTATATTTATCATCTATATCTGTATGTATTATACACCTTGCGTCGCACGGTGATATAAAACTATTATCGGACATTATAGGACGGTGTTTTAAATAATCAATTTCTCTAACAAAGAAACCATTAATTGTTGTGAAATTCTTTTCTAAATAATTGCGTATTACAATGTTGCAAGCATTAATAGATACTTTATTAAACATAGTATTTTCTATATAATTTATGTCATTCAATGACAACGTTTTATAAGCCAATTCAAAATTTTTAAGTTCGGACATAATTTTAAGTATTTCACGCTTGTCATCCATACCATTGCTATCTAAAAAAGCAATGGTATCCTCATATATATTATTACTTTTTAATTTGTAAACTTCTTCTTTATGTGAAATATAGTGTAATACGGAATTTTTAATAGTATTAACTTTAATTAAATTATATTTATAAAGAAAAACCATAGAGATTCTTTCTAATAATCTGTTTTTTTCATACATCTTTGATCCATCTATCTTCATAATAGTAAAGTCTTTAAAATTGTATATATCTTTAACAACTTTAAAGATAGACGCGCTTGATATTAATAATGGCACAAACATTTATAATATATTATAATATATTATAAATTTATTTTATAATTAAAATAAAATTATAATTTATATTTTCTAAAAGCTGAATCATTTTTTTCTAATAAATAATCATTTAAAACTTTTAAATTATAGTTATTTTCTTTTAATATAGAATAAAATTCATTTTTTTTAGAGTCTACCTTTGATAATGAATTAAGTAATATTTTAGGTAAAAAATCGACCATTTTAAATTCATTTTTATATTTTTTAAATTCAAATGTTGTACTTATTAAATTATTAGTAAAAAATCCCACTATACTATTATTAGTTAATATAATTTTCATTTTAATCGAATAGATTTTTGTAGATCTATTAAAGGTAACATTTGCTAATTTATATGCCTGTCCCGAGTAAGGTTCCATTAAATCCAATATATAAAAGCCTAAATGTGTTCTAAATAATCTTAAATAATTTAGTTTATTGTCATTATTTGAAGCTTCCCAACTATCCCCTATAACACCACTACTAATATTATCATAATCTAAAGCAACCTCAATTGTTTCATCAATTATATTTAAACGCTTTTTATTATTATTTGTTTTTTTATACACATCTAATACTTTATCTATTTCTATTTTAAACCAATTTTTTAATATAATCTTATCTTGGAACAGATTATTTTGTTTATTATTAATGCGTTCTTTAGTTGGTTCTTTAATTGGCTTAGTTTGTAATTTTTGGTTTAATATTGTATTATTAAATTTTATAATTAATGCGAATCCAAGAATAGATATATTTTTAATATTCATAAGTATATATTAAATTATAATTATATTAAATTTAATTTAATATAATTATAATTATAATTACAAAATTATCTTTTCATAATGTATCGTTAATATATCCACCCCCAGTTACTATATTATATTTAGATATACCACATTTTTGATATAGGCTGATTTAACACTATTATTAATAGCTATAAACCTACTTAATATTATACTACCTAAATATTAGATTGACATTCTATTTCAGTATCATATGTGCTTACGGTGTAATTATTATTTACATCACTGTATGTGGATGTTTCTTCCCCGGGCGATTCTTGATATAATTCGTTTTCCCCTTCTATATCTCTATTATAAACAGGATTTTCAAATGAAACATCTTGTCGATTTTCCATAATTACATTATTGCCATTATTTATTATTTGTTGCCTTTGATATTTTCTAAACAATACAATTCCTATAATAGATATAAAAATACATAAAATTGGGATAAATATAGCATATATGATATTTTTATTCTTGAAAATATTCCTTGTTCCACTTGACGAATATGCCTCACCATAATCATCTATATATTCCGAACTAGTATTTGGAGTTGATGTCCCTGTTCTGGAAGTTCTTGTCCCAGTTGTAGATGTTGATGTCCCAGTAGTAGAGGTTGATGTCCCAGTAGTATAGGTTGATGTCCCACTCGTTGAAGTTGATGTCCCACTAGTAGAAGTTGCTGTCCCAGTAGTAGAGGTTGCTGTCCCAGTTGTGGAAGTTGTAGTACATTTGTCCAATGAAACACATCTATTACCCTTTATATCAAAAATAGGTTTATTACTTGGACAAAAACAACCAGTGGCACAAACCTCTATACATCGAGGATTTGGGTATAAGCAGGTTGCTTCGCAGGGACTACCACACGTTGAAAAAACCTTACCATTATGACAATCTCCTGTTGTTGTTATACTTGTAGACGTTGCAGTTGTAGACGTTACACTTGTAGACGTTGCAGTTGTAGATGTTGCGCTTGTTACACTTGTTGACGTTACACTTGTTGGCGTTACACTTGTTGACGTTATACTTGTTAAAGTTCTAGATGTCACACTGGTAGACGTTACACTTGTAGTTGTAGATGTCACACTTGTAGACGTTATACTTGTAGTTGTCGTATTTAAGACAGATGGATCTTTACAGTCTAAACTTCTAAACCCACATCCAAAATAACCATTATATACACACGTCTCCTGGCAACAATCGCCCCCATCATAATTACATTCTGCTGTATTGTAACCACCATTTCTATCACACATACCATCCCCTATCCAATAATTATATTTTATATTGCATAATGTATCACTAACAGGCATTTTATACATTTTAGCATAATATACACTGTTAGAATCATATATAAATTCTACACCTATATCCCCGGTCACATGACTGTTCAAATGACAATATCCATATTCTTCAATATAATTTATAGAATGGCAATTAGATGCCTGTATACATAAAGCAGCACATAATTCCAACATTTCCACATCATTAATTATTTTATGACTATCTCCTATTATATACCCTATCCTAGGACCAAGAAATAAATCTAATACGGATGTTTGATTTGGATTATTTGCCAAACACCAGGCATATATCCCCACACAATTCTCATCGAAATCTACACAACAAGTATCATCTATATGTTTAACATATTCTGAACAATATGTATTTGTGTATTTTGTAGGTATGGAACAAGCTGTTTCATTATTCAAACCACTCTCGTGTAAATGACAGTCGGTGTACCAGCCAGTACATTCTGGTAATAACATATTATCACAGCACATAGGATCTAATTCTAACGCAAAATCGTGACATTTGTCTGAATAACTTAAATTAAACATCTCTTCTCCACTACCATCACAACTATCTTTTATATCATCTATTATATATTCTTTATACATAACACAATTGGTGTAACTATCCATACAACGGTCATCTAACATAAAATGTGAGCAACATTCATATTTACTTTTAGTATCACGATAACAATCACTATCATAACTTACATTTAATTTACTAGCTATCTCAGGTGTATTTATATTTACACAGGCACTTGACCCAAATCCTAATAATGAAAATATTAAGCACGCAATCATAGTTCTCATAGTTTTAATATATAAGAACTATATTTTATCTATAAATACTTTTAATAAAATTTGATTTAAATATACATTTTACATTTAAATCAAATAATGGATACTATATCGAATACAATGGATTTTAATATTAACATAGATAAGGGTGACAGTAACTACTTTATACATTTTACTACCAATAATGAATTAGAAGAATTTATAAATTATGGTAATAAATTTAATATTATTATAGGACACAGGTGTTGTCACAATAAAGGGTGTATGGTTAAAGAATTTAATGGGGAAAAAATTAATAATTATAATGAACTATATGCGATACATAAAACGTTTCAACTTATTCTAAAATAATCTCAGGCTCTCCCTTATATACCTCTATATTATCGCTATGTGCAAATTTGAAGCCATTTATTTCATCACAACTAATTAAATGCCCCTTACAAGCAACTGCCCAGCCATAAAAATATTCATAATATTCGTCATTGTATTTTAATACAAAATTTAATGCTGGATATTCGCGAAGGGTGGTAAAGAACCAATCAATACACGATATCAGCCGTGTTTCAATATTATATTATATTAATGTGTATAAATATTAATATTAATTTATTTAATTATTTATATGAATGTATATTGTCTTCTTTGTTTAGAATATTTCTCTGGTTTAATTTCAATATCCTCTCCTAAAATATTGGGTATTTATAAAAGTAAGGAGGAAGCATATAAACAAAAAAATATATTTAGTGATAAATATCAAGATATTTCAATACAAGAGATTTTACTTGAATGAATGACTAAATAGTATAAAATATTATTTCTTTTTACTAAAATCCTCTAATGCGGCTTTAATAGCATCTTCAGCCAGCATACTACAATGTAATTTAACAGGGGGTAAACTTAGGTAATTAGCTATATCTTTATTGGTTATGTTTATATCATCAATATTTTTCCCTATTACCCATTCAGTTGTTATGGATGAAGATGCAATCGCACTACCACACCCAAATGTTTTGAATTTAGCATCAATAATTTTATTTGTAACAGGATCTACTTTAATTTGTAATTTCATTACATCTCCACAAGCAGGTGCTCCAACTAATCCAGTACCAACATTTTTATCATCCTTTGAAAAACTACCCACATTTCGAGGATTTTCGAAATGGTCTAACACTTTTTGATGATAAGATCTTACACGCCCTCCTAATAAATTTAATCCAATTAAACGATTCATTGTTATATAATATTATAATATTTTATTAATCAATTTTTAATATATTATGAATTAATATAATAATCTACGTTGTATTTTAATCTCAACAACTCTTCAACTGAAATCCCTGATCCAGGTTCTCCAAGGTTCCAACCATTTCCATCCCTACATGATTTTCACAAGAATCTCCAAACGTTAATGCGAATCTTGTATTGGGTTGTGTTTTGACAGTAGTCATTTATTATAATCGAATTATTATTAAAACAACCATAATTTTATCTATTAATGATACACGCATTGTAGTCCACCGTGATTTATTTAATAATGATTTGATAAATTTACATAGGTTGGAAACCAATATTTATTATACTATTATAAATATTGGAACACATTGATATTATTTGATATATGGGTCTGGTATAATAATGGATATCCATTTCATCCAATAAATCAGGTATATTCATAATCTGTTGTATTGGTCTCATATTATTAAACATCTCCTTTTATTTTTAAATGTTTATTTTTCTCCATTTTTCTAAATAGTCATTATATGTTTTCCCATTTAAATTAGTAAACCCCCTAACACTCCTAAGTTGATAATATAGATTTGGATGCATTGGTTGTTTATTGCTTTCGGTAAGTTGATTAATATCGTATAAAGCTAATTTAGATACGAATACTCCATATATTTCTAAATCTGTTTTATATGATAGTTCATATTCTTCTTCTTTAATATGTGTTTCCATTGGTATTAGTATACCAACACACTATACGTTTATATCAAAATTAATTGAATCAACCGCATCGTAATACGTGCTTGCTAAATATAATGTGCGTTGGAAATAGGGTTTTTATTAGAATTAAGTGTTTTTATATGACAATAATTAACATTTCCAGGAAATTTATGAGATATATCCGAATTATTAATGAGTAATACGGTATAAATACTTTGTTTATCATATTCTTCAATAAACTCTTTATTACCTATTTTCATTACTTCCAGAAGAATAATTATAAATGGTTATATATGACTATATTTTTTGATAAATATATTATCTAATTTATCCATAAATCATCATTGGATTTTAAAAATTGCTGTATAACCCTTTACGACAACCATTTATTTTCTCCTATACTAATTAATTTAGTATCTAAATCAGTTATTATATTATTAATAGTGGCTGTGTCTCGAAATGATATTAATAAGTGGTTATTATTTGATATAATAAATACTGAAGGCGGCTCATTATAATATAAAATTTTCCATATATTTGACATAAACAGGTCTTTATTATTTAAAAATGATTTATTACAACTAATTGCTAAAATAACTCTAGAATAAGATAAACATACCTCCATGTTTTGATAATGATCTGCTAACTCACTATAATTTATATTATGTAATTTATTTAAATCTAAATCATATAATCCTGGTTTATAATTTAAAAATATTCCTACACCTCCAATTATAAAATATTGACATTTAATATATTATTATAATATTTTTATCTATTTAAAAATATTATTATTATTGTATATCAATGGATTTAACTAAACAAGCTTCTATTAATAATGTATTTATACGAACATATAAAACGACAATGAATAGATACAACATAAATACCCTCTATCTTATACAACAATTGGATGAATTTGAGAAAAAAAACATCGACGACCAAAATGTCAAAAACCTTATTAAAACAATGTTAGAAGTTCCTTATTATGAAAATTTAAACCCTGTTAATAGTTTTCGTAAATTTAAATTGTTGCAAGAAAAATTACACATAATACACCAAGAATTAATTGATGAGGATATTATAAAACGCCTAAGTGAACTTAGAAAACCGATAAACGACACACTTTCCGAATTAGTTTAATTTTATAATATAATTTAAGTATAATTTTATATAAAGTTGATTTGTCAATTTTATATAAAGTTTAATTTAAAATGAAAACTATAATCCAAACCGAAAAATCCTTTTTAAAAACAGTCGAGTTTACCGATATAGATCTTATTAAAAATGTAGTGGAAGAAATTAGTGATAAATTAATCCATAATCCAAAAATTATAGTTTATGGACACGAATGCCATCAACGTCGAAGCGTAGGGTTCTTTTCTGAAACATCCATTGGGTATTTTTACTCAGGACAATTAGCAAAATCTATGCCACTTCTCCCTTCAACCAAAAAATTACTGGAATCTATAAATTCACTGTTTGGAGCTGAATTTAATGGTATTTTAGTCAATAAATATATGGATGGGAATGATACAATAGGTGCTCATAGCGATGACGAAAAGAACCTAGATACAATAGGTGTTGTGGCAATTTCGTGGGGAGCCATTAGAAAATTTAGAATAAGGGACAAAGTGACACGAAAAATAGTAAAAGATATATTAACTGAACCCGGAAATATTATACATATGGGTGGTGATTTTCAGAAAGAGTTTACCCACGAAATCCCAGTAGAGAAGAAGGTAAAAGGATGTAGATATTCTTTTACATTTCGGAGGCATCTGATTTAAAAAAATATAAATGTAGATTAACGATAAATTATTTTTTTAGAATTCTATTAGATAAGATGGGCTTCTTGAGTGGTATGACCAAATAGTTGAGAACGTGGATCAACCCGATTGGTCTCTAAATGAATTTTGGCTTCCAATAGTTCTTTTTCCCTTTGCAGTTTGCCGAGGTCGTCCCGGAGCTGACCATCAACCTGTTCTTGGATAAGTCTGGTGAAGTGCAATAGATCTTCCTGGGGTTCGTTATTTACCAATTGAATGATCATCTCTACTGATGGTCCTACCTTTGGGAATGTTGAATTAACCGTATGTGTTTCACTATGATGGGTCTTTCCACCGCTTGAAAAATTGCTCCCTCCACTATAATCACTTTGCACACTACCACCTCTCGTAGTAGCAGCACTAAAATAACCATTCATAGAAGCACCTTTAGTAGTACCACCTCTCATAGTATTAGCATCACTTACCATATCATAAGAACCCTCTAGGTATTCATCATTACCACCCTTGCTTTGACGATAAACTGGTTCAGGCACCGCCTTTACTTCGCGATGGATGGATAGAGTCAGATAGAGTTTGTTAGACTGTTTATCGTGTGATGCTTGGAGTCCATGACCCTTCTCCAAATTGGACGGAGCCACAAAGACGAAACGAGAATCATCACGATCATAACCATTAAATATCATCGGTTTCGGACTGCTGAGTGGCGTATAAAAGTTAGTCGTCCCACCTTTACTAGATACAATTACTTCTCGTCCATCCCCAAATCGGGCACATTCAACCTTGTAATAAAGATCGCTGTTAGCATATTTTCCATTTGGATCTCCCTTAATACAACATTCCCATCCTGTATGGGTGGGGATATTAACTAAATGTGTTCCTACTTTAGCGGCTTTATCTGCTTCAATTGTTGGGATACGAGATGCCGGAACCCATTTATCACCTTCGCGATTTATTAGATTTATATTTACCCTAAATCCACCATAATGTAAACATCGTGTATCAATATTATATGCAAGACATAATTTGGTATTTACAGTATCACAAATCAATGTGGGTATTAAGTTAGGATATTCATTATCCATAATTTTAAATACTTGATGTGGTTGAAAATTTTGCTCCCCACAACATTGGCAAAAAGTAAGCTTATATGGATCTACACGAATTCCGTCCGATTGAATGAACCCATACCATTTGATAGTGCCATCAGTAATACCCCCCCCCAAACAGGTACGACGATTTCCCTGTGTATTTTTAGTATCGAGGGGAAACCCGATTGTTTCGGCTCCTTTCCCAAAATGTTGTTGTGTTGAAGTCATTTATTTATTTTATAAAATAATTTAATTAGCATCAAATTTTTATTCCAACTTAACTATATGGATAATATCTATGGGGGAAATATCTATGGGGGAAATATCTATGGGGGGAAATATCTATGGGGGGGAATATCTATGGGAGAGAAATATCCCTACCAAACCATTTTTTACTAATTTTGGATGTAGTGCCGTCCTTATTCATATCGTCTATTGTTTTATTCCAACTATCTATAGTTACCGCATCTTCTTTTCTAACAACGCTGCCAATGCCATAACCATAAAATCGTGGTCCAGTAAACATTACATCTAACCCATCGCCACTATCCATTAAATCTATAATAGAACCCACATCACTTAATATAGCATCGATATCTTCACCAACCAACGCCTCATTTAATTCTATAACATTGTCATAACTTATTACTTTTATTTTATTATATAAATATCGGTTCAACCAGATTTCATGAATTGTGGATTTTTGGACACCTATTGTTTTATCTTTAAAAACAGATACTAATTCATTAATAACCTTAGTATCTATTTGCGTGTCGTTCATATCAATATCCCAAGTTTTCCACAATACATCTGATAAACTATTTCTTCCTAAAACTCCAAATTGTTTAAAATCCGCTACATAACATTTGGTAAATTTGGTTATTCCTGATTCTCTACCATCCATTTTATCCATACCTGATATAACAACATCATAGTTATGTTCTTCTAATCCAGGTATTAATTTATTCCATTCTGTTTCAACCCATTCACAATCTATCTTCAAACGCTTACAAATTTCATTTCCTATATCTATTTCAAGTCCTTCTAAATCACCCAATTCATTTTTAAAATTATAGGGGGGGTATGTGCCTTCGGTTGCGATTTTTACTGTGTTTTTTTTGAATTCATTCTCAATACTTTGGGTTATAAAATCCAAATCCGTTAACATATCATCTTGGGTATTAGTCATTTTGGTATTACCTGGTTGGGTATTTAGTTTTAATAATCCCTTCGATAAAATTTTAAGTATTAGTTCTTTATTAAACATAATCTATATTATAAATAAAGAAAATATTTATAATATGTCTTTTTTTAATATAGTTAAATTTTACGTTCTGATATCATTGAGAATAGCAATATTATAATTATATAGAGAATAAATATAATTATATATATATATGTATATCCACGGCAAATTATATAATTTAGAGGGGTTTGATCATCCAGGTGGGGAAGAAATACTTAAATTATGTAATAACGAACCAGATTCAACCGCATTATTTGAATCTTATCATGCATTTTGTAATATGGATAAAATAAAATCTATAATGAAAAAATATGAGGTTAATGAAACCACTCCGAAAAAATCTCTGTTTAAGTTTGATAACGATGGATTTTATAATACGTGTCTCAAACGTGTGCAAAATTATGTTAAAAAAGACACTAAGGCATCTATTTCTTGGTTTATAACCGTATTGTTTTCTTGGGCATTATTTATATATTGTCAATATCAGTTATTATTTGGTTTAAATACTATTTTAAAAGTGTGTTGTGGTTTATTATCTGGATTAAGTCTAGTATTTCTAGGGTATAATGTGTTGCATGATGGTTCGCATTATGCGATTTCTAAATATCCGATTGTAAATAATTGTTGTTCTAAATTAATACAATCTTTATTGTTGTGGAATCATACTTTGTGGACCTATCATCATTGTATACGGCATCACCAATATACCGGAATGGTACAATATGACCCAGATCTTATTAACACCAATCCTTTTTTACGAAAATCTGAATTAATAAAACCTAAACCAATGGAATTTTCTAAAAAATATATAAATTATAAATTATTGTTTATAAATATTTTATTACCTGGAACATTATTTGGTCAAAGTATGCTGTATCACTTAAATTGGGTTAGAAAAGGACATTTATGGAAAATGAGTTTACCTAAAGAATTTGGGAAAATAGACGATATAATTCAGTATGTATTAAGTGTGTTATTTGTATTCATCCAAATATATTATGGTGGTTTTTATTTCTATTTACATATAGTAGGTGCTAATATAGGTTATTTTATAGGTTCTTCCCCTGACCACGATATGTATGACACGCATAAACAAGTTAGTAAAAATAATGGTATTCTAATGGATTGGGGTGAATTACAGGTGAGGCATTCTGGAAATTTTTTTAATACCGATACAATACCTCATATATTATTTACAAAATTAATGGGAGGAATTAATTATCAAATAGAACATCATTTATTTCCAACTCTATCCAGTCATAGATTAGCGGAAATAGCCCCTATTGTTAAAGAAGTATGTATCGAATTTAATATTCCATATGTGTGCATTAATAGTCCAAAAAAATTATTTAGAGAAATTTGCAAAACATATGAAGAGGTGCATAATTAATTATTTAGTATGGTTATTCTGGTATATCTCTGTTTTAAACATTTATATTGGATATAAAAAAGGTTGATTAATTATATTGTTAAATTCGCTAAGTATCGTGTAAAAAAATATTTATAATACATAATGGAAAAGGTATCTGTGATAATGGAAAAGGTATCTGTGATAATTCCAACCTTCAATAGATTTAACTATTTATTAAATGCGATAGATAGTGTAAAAACACAAACCTATACAAATTTGGAAATAATAGTAATTAATGATAAATCGACTCAAAAAGAATACTATGATTATGACTGGGGTGCCAATAATATCATAATTATACATTTGGAACAAAATTCAAAAAAAAAATTTGGATATGGCTGTGGAGGATATGTTCGAAATAAGGGTATTGAAAAATCAACAGGTAAATATATAGCATTTTGTGATGATGATGATATATGGTTTCCTAAAAAAATAGAATTGCAAATAAATGCTATGAAAAAATCTGGGTGTAAAATGTCTTCTTCTGATGGATTAATCGGTAATGGTATTTATAATAAAAATATAAACTATAGTAAATATAACGCCGAACACTATTATAGAACTTTACTAAATATTTATAGGAGGAAAAATAGTAAATTACTAGAAACTGGGTTTCCTAAAATATGGACACTAGATTTTTTAAAAATTCATAATTGTGTAATTTGTAGTAGTGTTTTAATGGAAAAGGAAATATTAGATAAAATCAATAATTTCAATAATGTGGAAAACGGACATGAAGATTATGATTGTTGGTTAAGAGCATTGAAATATACAAATAGCATTTATGTTACTGATGTATGTTTTTATTATGATTCTGGACATGGAGATGGAAGGAATTATTAATATGTTTAGTTTTTAGAATATATTCGAGCTGTTTTATTAGAGCACACATACTTCATAAAATTTAAATATAATGATTTATTTAGACTATTACCTATTTTATAGGAAAGTGTTATAAAATAGGATAATTCTATAGATGGGTGGTTTATGAATGGTTCAAGAATAAATAACTAGAATATTCAGAGTCTAGTTATTTATACACTATATTAATAACATAATATTATTAGAGTTATTAATAGTTGGATGGTTGGATTCTAGTTTAAAAATAAACATAAAAGTTCTCTATTACCATTTCCCATTATTTCGCCATGATGTTCTGGCCCGCTATTATTAGTTGACCACATAACTAAACACCCATATGTATTATTATTTTCGGACCAATAGTTTTCATTTACCAGTGATGTTTCATTATCCTTTTTATTTTCAACATAAAAACTTTCTTGAATACTAGGATTTTTATTTAGATATATTAAAATTGTTATTTTACAACCATCATTATGACGAGATATTTTGTAATTTTTATGAATGGCATATTTAATATAATGGCAGGTATAATTATTTTTTTTAATATCATAAGGTAAATTAGTGAATGAATATATACTTTTAATAATATTAAAAGGTAGTTTAATATTAGTTCTTAAACACTGTGCATCATATTTTTCCCAACGATGTTTTACTAAGTCATTATAAATAAACGGGCTAATAAGAGTTTTTGGAATATGAAATAATAAATATGACATTTTAATTTTAAGAAACACATCATTAAATAATCAATTTTTAAATTTATTTATAATTGTTAAATTTATAAATAATTAATATAAGGATAATATATATGTTTGCTGAAGATATATTTGCTGAAGAAATAAATGAAAATGGAATAAATGAAAATGAAGAATCCCATACAAATGATAAATTACATATTTTATTAAATATATTAAAAGAAACTTATCCAGAATTAAATACATTGGTAAATGAAAATAATGATTTAAATTTACCAGAACTAGTAAACTCCGAGATATTTGATAAATTAGTTGTAAATAAGAAATTAAAAGACATAATTAAAAGCGGTGTAAAACACTCATCCAAATTGGGATTAGGTTTGGGTGAGACTGGAAAAGAAAAGGGGATTGGTAAATCATTAAATACGGATGATATAACTCTTTTTATACCTGAATTTAAAAAATATATCAAGAATAATACTAAAAATAAGGCTATTAATAATATATTAAATATTTTAGAAACCGACGATAAAACAGTTAAAAGTAAAACTTTAAATACTCTTTTTAGTGATTATGAGGTAGAAAAAACATTAGAGGAATTAATAACAGATCTATATAGATTACATAAGCCTAAAACTTATGCTAAAAGTATAGAAGAGAGTAGTCTAAATATAAAAGAAACATTATATGATATTTATGATAAATTAGTATTATACAGTTTTAAAAACAACGCATTGTTACGAATTATTCCTCAAATTAAAAATATAGTTTATTTAAAACCTCTAAATAAATCTAAAATATTAAATATATATGGTAGTATTGATAATAATAATAAATCTAAGTATGATATATTATTATTAGATAAACTAATAAATATTACAAATAGTTCTATAAAAAATATTAAGGATAAAGAATATAGTAATTTTAATATATTAAAAGGTATTAAAGATAAAAATATAACACCAAAAGATTTAAGTTCTTATTTATTAAATAATTCAAATAAGCTATTAAATAATCAAGTTGAAAATAGCCATATGATAATAATATTAAGTGATTATGTGCTAAATTCTATTAGTAAAAAATCAATATCAACACCAACGCATGGTTTAACATTTTCGTTATTATTATCAGTAATGGATCCTAAAACATTCAATCGATTTGTATATACCGTACAAAGAGATTTTATTAAACCAAATACAAATCCATTATTTAATACAATAAAAGAGGAATTAGAAATTAAATCTATTGATGATGATCCTGAATATGGTGGACGTATGCGAAAACGATTAAACAGAAGTTATGATTTCCCAATAAGAAAAAGAGCTATAAAAAGAATCACCAAAACAATGAAAGAAAATCATACTTTTAATAAACATTTAGAATTATTAGATAAAACGATCACCGATAATATAACAACTAAACAAATTATTAAAAATTATTCTACTTAATTATTTTTCATAAACAACCACACAACTTTCTCTAAAATTATTTGGAATTAATTTTCTAATATTTATATCTTTATAATCTACTGTTTTAAATTTATTATTATAGAATTTAATATTCGAAAACGGCGTTGCATTTTTATTACAAAAATCAAAATTCATTTGAATAATATGAAAATCAGTTGTTTTTTTATCTGGATATTTATCTTCAATTAAATCTGTAACAATATCTATTGTATCTTGTGATTCATATATTTTTTTATATAAATCTCTTTTATCTATTCTATTTAAAAGAGTTTTAGAATTAGATAATAATTCAGAATTGTATTTTATTCTTGTTAATAGAGTATCATCTAAATCTATAAATTCTTCTGAATCGAGTATAGCTGGAAAATTATACACATCATTTGACTCCAACAAAATGTCCCCAATCATTAATTCTATAGATTTAACAGCTTTATGATTATATATTTCTCGATGAAATTTATACCGTGTATAATACATATCGTATATATCATTTGCGACACTTTCGTGATAAAAAATCTCATTATTATATATTCTAGTACGATTGTATAATCTTTTGTAATTAAAACTAAAATTAAATCCTATATAATATGGATCTCTAACCAAATAATCAAATTTATCCACATCTATAGAGTTTATACTATTTGAAATTATTTGAGAAGTATATTTCCCAAAGTCTTTCTTAGGGTCTATTGCATTTTTAATAAAATCTATATCATATCCATTAAATTTAACACTGCCTAATGTATTACAAACCTGTTCCAAAATATGACAAGATCTAGCTTCGTGAGTTTTTAATATATGATTAGGACATAATTTATTTAGAACCATGTTGTCAAACACGTGCGAAAATGGACCGTGACCAACGTCGTGGTATAGTCCAGCTATTTTAATATTACGAATAATGCGGTGATTATCATTTCCTAAATTTATGTCTGAATTCTCATACAAGGCTTTCGTAAATGTTTCTCCTAAATGAGCTACGCCTAAAGAATGTGAAAAACGCGAATGAGTAGCCCCTGGGAATACGTGTTCTAATGAACCTAATTGTTTTATATTTTTTAACCGCTTAAATTCTTTCGTATCTATTAATTTTAATTCATCTTCTGAAAATTTTAGATAAGAATCGTAAATGGGATCCTTTATAAATTTGGACATATACACTATTAAATTTAATAATATTATTTATCAAATTTAATATTAACTTATGGGTGTGGGGGTTTTAAACCCCAAAAGTTTTTAGACATTTTATTATCTTCTGGGAAAGCTGAATCTCTAAGTAATTTTTCCTGACTTCGTATTGGAAGCTCAAATCCACCTTCATAAAATTTGGGAGAATCTCTAGAAATGGTTACAGGTGCTTGTGGATAGGTTAACATTCTAAATGGTATTCCATGACCTAATTTAATAGTATGTATTTTATTATCTACACCTGAATTACATATTTTAATATGACATACGGGTTCAACGTAAACAGACCCCAAGCCTATATAATAAGAATTGGGGAATCTAATATTAAAGTCAAAATTTCCATTAGTTGTTTTTACTAAACCTCTGTTGGGGGTATTTTCATAGGCTATGTCAGGGTTTGGGTAGGGTAGTCCAGAACCAGTATAACTAGAATTGTATGTGGGGGGATTAGCCGCCCAATACATTAGAGTTGAATTACCTAAAGAATTAATTCTCCCTTTAACACTATATTCCCCATCCCCTTTATCTAAAACTAATCCTTCACACGTTATTTTTTTAGAATATTTATTTTTCCAATTATCACACATCTATAATATATATATATAATTTTTTTAAAATTTAATTATTACAAATTAAATGCCATTGGATCTCCTCCTTTCATTGCATCTCCTCCAGATGGTATTGTTTTCCGTGGAATCATTTCGCCCTGGGCTTTATTATCTATATAATTATAATAATTAAATGAATCATTTGTATCTGAACAACAATTATAGGGTTGATTAATCGGTAATTTATCTGGAAATGTGGAGTTTTTGGTATTGTATTGTCTACCCTGTCCTAAACCATTTACTTTTCTATTATTAATAATACACGAATTTTTATTACAAACTCTATTAGTATTTTCATCTAACATTGTCCCTGTATTATAAGGGGTCTTACAAGGTCCACAACAATTTTTTTGACAACTATACACCCTGTTTAAATCCATTAATTTACTGGCGTTGTGTGTTAAATACTCTCTATATTGGTAAGAACTTGTTATGTTTGTATTATTTTGTATTAAACTGTTTACACTACAACTTGGTCGATAATCTGTAAAATGTCTACCATCACTCATCATTGGGGGGCATTTAAAATATTTATTATTACTTGTTTTATGACAACTCATTTATATATAATATAATATTTTTTTATAAATATTATATTTAAATTGTTATATTATTCCTTAATAAATTTTTAATCATTTGTGTTTTTGTTTTCCTTCCCGCTACCTTATTCGCAACACATAATGTTTCTAATTCAGCAAATTTATATTTAGTTTTTAAAGTATTTATAGTATTTTCTAGATCTAAATCAGAAGTATCTTTATTTCTTTTTAATTTAGATTTTACTACTGATACCGTTTCTTCTACCGAATCTGGTTTTACTACTAATATAGTTTCTTCTACTGATACATTATCTACTACTGATACCATTTCTTCCACTGATACATTATCTCCCATAGATTCACAGTCTTCTACAGTTTCTTCCACTAATACATTATCTCCCATAGATTCACAGTCTTCTACAGTTTCTTCCATTGATACATTATCTCCCATAGATTCACAGTCTTCTACAGTTTTTTCTACTGATACATTATCTCCCATAGATTCACAGTCTTCTACAGTTTTTTCTACTGATACATTATCTCCCATAGATTCTTCGACAATGTTATCATCTAATACGTTGGAATATATACTATTATTTATATTTGAATCAATTTGACATTTAATATTATCTAATGAAATATTCGAATTACTTATAATATCATCATCTTTTTTATTCAATTTCTCTAATTCTAATTCATAATTTAAGATTTCATTTTCCAATTCTTCTGTATCATTAGAATTAACTTCATAATTTATAATATTATCAATGTCGGCTTGTGAAATATGCTTATTTGGAATAGCAATATCGCTATTTGATATAGGTGCTGGTTTATAGTCAGATACTATATTTTTTTTAGGATAGTTAGATAATCTTAATTCTTTTAAATGTGTAACAACCGTGGATATTAAGTGTGAGTTTTTTCTAATTTCCCAATAGTTAAATAAAAACCCAGCAATAATAAGTGTAATAATTATTAAATGATTAGTATTCATAATTAATTTAATAAATATTTTAAAAAAAAAAATTAAACACACTATAAACTTTAAAAATTTTATATTTTAGTATATTATATGAAATCATACTTAACTATTAATGTTCCGAATGAATATACAGACTTATTTAATGAATTAATTAAGATTTTAACAATAATGGTTAGTGTAAATATATTAATGTATTTATCTGATAATGGCAAACTTATGAGCACTAACTATATAAAATTAATTATATTAATTTTATTGGCTATTGCTACATATTGGTTAGTAGTAAATAAACTTATATTATTTAATAATACGGACTAATTTTATTTAATAATGAAGACTAATCTATAACTTGTTGTAAATCATTTATTTTATTATGAATATTTTGATTATATTTACATCCATAATAATAAATATTTTTCCAAAATAGAGAATAATGAATAATTTCGTCGAACTCTGTTTTATTTTTAGGTTGCTGTTTTGAAATAAACCATATTCTTTTATAAAATATATCGTCGCATTCATACAAGTCTTTATTTATTAGGTATGATATTCCATTATATTCTATTTCCATTTATTATATTTAATAGTATTATTTAAATAAATTTATTCAAATTTATTTATTTACATTTATTTATTTACATTTTAAAAAGCTTTTTTTAATTATTATTTTGGGGTCACTTAAATCTAATTCAAAACTTTCCTACAAATAAAAAATATTTAAAGACTATTCAACTAAATAAAATATAATGACTGAAACACAGCAAGAACAACAAGTGGAAAAGCATAATTTTGATGCGGATATTCAACAATTAATGCATTTAATTGTTCACACATTTTATAGTAATCGGGATGTATTTTTAAGAGAATTAGTTTCTAATTCGTCGGATGCTTTGGATAAAATACGATATGACGATTTAAAAAATAGTATTACCGACTCATCATATGAAATTAATATTAATTTGGATAAAGAATCTAAAATGTTAAAAATCCAAGATACTGGTGTGGGAATGTCTAAAGAAGATTTGTTAAATAATTTGGGTATGATTGCTAGATCAGGAACTAAAAATTTTATGAAAGCCTTAGAAGCTAAACAAGATTTAAATTTAATTGGACAATTTGGTGTCGGATTTTATTCGGTATTTTTGGTAGCTGATAAAGTTGTAGTTAGAACTAAAAAAAATGATGAAACTGCGTGGAGATGGGAAAGTACTGGGGACGGAAGTTATTTTTTATATGAAGATGATAAAACCGAGAGAGGAACATCTATAGAATTATATATGAAGGAAGATGCCTTGGATTATTTAGGAGAATCTAAGATTAGGGATATAATTAAACAACATTCACAATATATGATGTATCCATTAAATTTGTTAGTGTCAAAAACACGGGAAGTAGATGTTGTTGAGAGTTTGGATACTGCTACTACCCTGAATACTGCTAATGATACTACCACTGATGCTACCCTGAATACTGTTAATGATAATGATGCTACTGCTACTGATGCTACCGCTACTGATGCTACTGCTACTGATGCTACTGCTACTGATGCTACTGCTACTGCTAATAATGATGAAGATGGAGAAACAGTGAATGATATTAAAGAAGTATTGGACGAGGGAGGAGAAACATCCAAAAAAACTATTACCGAATCTTACGCTGAATGGGAAAAATTGAATGATCAAGAACCCATTTGGATTAAAAATTCAGATGAAGTAACATTAGAAGAATATAATAAATTTTATAAAAATTTAACAAATGATTATGATGATTGTTTGAGATATAAACATTTTACAGTGGAGGGTCAAATTGATGTTAAGGGGGTTGTTTTCATACCCAAAAAGGCTCCAATGGATATGTTCCAAAATGAACCCAAAAAAAATAAGATAAAATTATATGTTAAGAGAGTTTTTATTAGTGACACGTGTGAAGAATTAATACCTGATTATATGAATTTCGTAAGTGGTATAATCGATTCAAACGATTTACCATTAACGGTATCGAGGGAAATGTTACAGCAAAACCGAAGTATTAAATTGATTAAAAAATCCATTACCAAGCAAGTATTAAATTTATTAGATGATTTATCTGGATCAGACGATTATGAAACGTTTTATAATGAATTTTCTAAAAATATTAAATTGGGTATTCATTCAGATGATGTAAACAGGGTTAAACTTACTAAATTGTTACGATTTAATACGAGTAATTCATTGGATAAACAAATTAGTTTAGATACGTATGTTTTGAATATGAAGGAAAATCAACCTGGGATATATTATATTACTGGTGAAAATATCAATATAGTCCAAAACTCTCCATTTTTGGAAAAATTAAAAAATAAAGGATTTGATGTATTATTTATGACGGACGCAATTGACGAGTATGTATTACAATATTTAACCGAATTCGATGGGAAAAAATTATTTTCGGTAACTAAAGTAAATTTGGATACTGGAGATACAGAGAATACAAAGAAAGAATTAGAAGAATTGTCAAAAGAATTTGAACCATTGTGTAAAAAAATAAAAGAAGTATTAAAAACCGATGTTGAAGATGTATTAATATCTAACCGAATTGTTAATACCCCATGTTGTTTGGTTACTGCTGAGCATGGGTGGTCAGCTAATATGGAACGAATTATGAAAGCACAAACATTGGGAAATAATCAAATGGCACAGTTTATGAAACCTAAAAAAACGTTGGAACTCAACCCCAATAATAATATGATTAAAGAACTTAACAAATTAGTTGGTATGGGGGATCAGTACAGTTCAATATTAAATTATTATATAGATATTTTATATAATTCTTCTATATTAGATTCTGGATTTTCATTACAAAATCCTAGAACATTTTCTGAAAACATTTATAGAATGATGGATGGATCTATTCAAAATTTTAGTGCTAATCCAGATGAATTCTTACAAAACGTTAAATCCGAAATGAATACGGGAGGAACAGAAGAGTCTGTGGGAGTAACAGAAGAGTCTGTGGGAGTAACAGAAGAGTCTGTGGGAGTAACAGAAGAGTCTGTGGGAGTAACAGAAGAGTCTGTGGGAGTAACAGAAGAAACATTAGAAGTAACAAGAGAATAGAAATAATAGGTAATTTATATCTATCCAAGTATTAATTAATTAAATATAAATAATTTAATTAATCAATAATTTTAGTTTGCTTTAGTTAGAGTATGCTAATCCACCCATACCACTCATAATTCTTAATACATTATAGTTAGTTGCGTAAACTTTAACTTTGGCCGATGATTTTTGATCATTATCTGTTATAGTTGCCTCGGTTAATTTAAGATTTAATGAAACATTATCAATTCTAGACATATTACATGTTCCAGATGGTTGGTGTTCTTCAGGTTTTAATCCAAATGAATAAACATTAATACCCAAAGATGGAACATTTGTGTGATGTTGATATGGTTGAACAAAATTGAAGTAAGATCCCTTTCTTTCAGCAAATCTATCGTGTCCATTAAGTTTTATGTTTGCGGTATCAACTGGATTACTTCCACCACCCGCTGGGTTTATTGGAGCAATGGCATTTACAAGACCCCCTCCAAGTTCTTCGTCGGCGATACCAGTTATAAAGTCTTGGTCAATTTGGTCAGAAAAATTACTCCATTGTTTATGAGTTTCATTTTTTTTGGATGATACTACCCAAACAAGTTCTTTTACAGGGTGATTAAAGTTTAATTTAATTTTACTGTTAATATTAGATACAGTTTCATCACCTGTATGCTGTAATTGTTCGATTAAATATTCGTGGGATACTTGGGCAAACCGTCTTCGTTCATCGGTATCTAAGTAAATATAATCAACCCATAAACTAGCATCTTTCATTTCGGCTGGTTCGGTTGCCTCGTCGATCCCAGCATTATCATCAGCTCGTCCCCGTACTAAAAGTTTATCTAAACTCTCAAACTCTAAATTAATTTTAACTTCGTGGTATTGTAAAGCAATCAAAGGGAGAGCCAAACCAGGATTTCTACAAAACCAAAATTGTAATGGTATATATAAGGTTGTTTCTGGAAGTTCTTCACCAGGGAAAACTAATTGTGGAACATTTCCGACCATTCTAGCATATCCAGAACTTAATCCTGGTGATTGCGATAATTCGTTCCATATATGCAACCATTCACCATAATGTTTATCTATTCGTTGACCTCCAATTTCTAATTCTACACTTTTGATCATTTTATGACCTACCCAATTGATCCAACTATGGTCTTTGGCTTTTACGCTTGGAAGAGTTACTTGTAAATAAACTCTATGTATTAAATCACCATTTCTGGAAATTGTACAAGTTACCTTGCGGCCCCAGCCCGGATTTCCATTAAATGTTTGTTCTATAGATTCCATAGAAAAATTGGTATGTCTTCTATAAACTACCTTGAAAAATGTAATTTGTGGATTACCTGTAAGATATATATCTTGTGCCCCATAGGCTACTAATTGCATTAAACCACCACCCATTTATAATTATATAATATAATAAGAAAATAATTTTTCAAAAACGCAATTAATTACTATAATATAATACATACAAATTATGAGTATTTAATAAATATTCATTAACTTTTAGCTTTATTTAATTCGCTTTTAGCTTTATTTATATAATATACACATAAATTAAATTAAATTATATTAAAATTTAATTTAATTTAATTAAATTAAAATAAGCGATTTCATATCTAAATTATTATTTATAAAATTTTTAATAAAATCAGGATTTTTATGTAGACTTTGTTTGTTTTTAATAAATTCAAACTTATTATCTAATAATTTAACTGTCCAACCATCTATTATAGCATTATAGAGAAATACCATTTTACGAAGTGTAATATTATCTATATTATCTATATTCATAATATAAATAATACTATATATGATTCATAATCAATAAACGTATTAATAATTATTCATTTAAAGGAATAAAAACATTATAATATTAATGATGATTCTTAAAGAAAAGAGGCGGAGGAAAAAGAAAGAATCTAATGCGGTAACATTAGATACTGATATAAGTAATAAATTTAATCACTTTAAAGATGAAAAATTTAATTATGATAAAAATATGGAACATTTATTAAAAATAAAGAGAGAATATGAAACTTTAAATATAATACCCTTAAAAGATTTAGGTGAATCTAAATTAGAATATAAATTAAATTTAAATGAAACTATAATTTCTTTAGAAGAAAAATTAAATAATATTAAAAACAATACAAATATTAATTCATTCTTATTAAAAAATAACCATCTTCTATATAATTATTATGATGATGATAATAATCAAAATAATAAACATATTAAATCAAACTCTATATTAAATTTTTTTGTAAAACCTACAACTAATTTAGATTCTAATAATTCTAATAGTTCTGTTAATGAATCGGGGAAGGATTCAGATAACCCTAATGAAAAAAAATATAATAAATTAAACTTGTTAAATAAATATTTTAATAAAGTTAATCCTGTATCTTTAGATACCACAATTTATGAAATATGTGAACAATGTAATGTAGAAAAAATATATTATGAAAATGAAGCCCTATTAATTTGTGGAAATTGTGGTGTACAGAAAAATATTATTATAGATATAGATCGTCCCTCATTTAAGGATACTCCTAAGGAAATTAGTTATTTTGCGTATAAAAGAATAAATCATTTTAATGAATGGTTGGCACAACTGCAAGCAAAAGAAAGTACCGATATTCCTCAAGAAATATATGATCTAATTAAAATAGAATTAAAGAAAGAAACCTATATAAATATTAAAACTCTAAAAGTGCCAAAAGTTAGAACAATATTAAAAAAATTAGGTTTAAATAAATACTATGAACATGTTCCACATATTATTAATAGATTGAATGGAATCAATCCACCTATACTTGATAATGAAGTAGAAATAAAATTAAGGATGATGTTCACCGAAATACAAACTCCCTGGATAAAGCATTGTCCTAATAAAAGAAGTAATTTTTTATCTTATTCGTATGTTCTATATAAATGTTTACAATTATTAGAAATGGACTATTTCTTAAAGAATTTTAATCTGTTAAAATCTAGAGAAAAATTGGCTGAACAAGATCAATTGTGGAAAGTGATTTGTAAAGATGTAAAATGGGAATTTATAAAAACTATTTAATTAAATTATTTTTTTAATTAAAATGTTTTTTTTAATTAAGCTAATACTATTAAGCCAAAGTAGGGAATCCAGTTAAGTTGGCACCAATACCAAATCCAGCACCTTGTCTAGCGGCATTACTTATACTTGGGGCATACATATCTAATAATGCAAATGTAGCGGCTGCGGTAACTGCTATCATAATAATTTCTTCTACATTCATTTGTTTTTTAGGAATGTAATAAGCGGCTACAGCAACAGCACCCCCCTCAATTAAGTATTTAATTGCTCTCTTAACAACTTCTTGAATATCAAACGCCGATTGTAAATCTACTAATTCTTTCTGAACTCTTTCCATTTATATTTTATATATAGATAATAATTTTATCTTTTTACTTAAAGATTATTAATTAATTATAAAATATAATTATGGATAATTTAGAGAAAAAAGATTTTTTAGAAAGTGATCCGTCAATACGTGGACAAAATTATGTATGTATGTCATTCGTCTCTCCAGACCAAGTATTAAAAAATAAGGAGTTATTCTTTATTAAAAATTATTTAAAAAATCTAATAAATGAGAAAAAAATAGATTTAGATGAAAAATATTTAAATAGTATTGATGATCGGTATCAAGATTTTTTATATGCTAATAGTGAAAAGTTGGGTGAAGAATTTGATAAAGAAAATGAATTTAAAACCTCTATTAGAGGTGTTAAAGTTAGAGGGGTTTATGATACATTGGCTGAAGCTCAATCCAAATCAAAAAGTTTACAATCTACAGATAAATATTTTAATGTGTTTGTTGGTCAAGTGGGTTATTGGTTGCCTTGGGATCCTCATCCACACGAAATAGACAGCCAAGAGTATTTTGAATCGGATTTAAATAATCTAGTTAAAAAATATCGTGAAAATCAAGACTCTAAGGAACAGCATTTTAGAGAAAACATTGATTATGTAAAGGAACAAGCATCGGTCACAACTTCTAAAATAAAAGAAGATAATCTAAACAATGCTTATAATGAGCAAGAGAATGCTGAAGAGAATATTGTAGAAGAGAAAGACAATACAGTTAGCGAAACTGTTAGTGATACGGTAAACAGTTTAAGTGAGTCTGATCCTTGGATGAAAAAAAATTTAGAAAATAATTAATAATCTATTCATTTTAGTATAAAAATTTAATATATTTTTATACTATAATGAAATCTATAATTCTAATATTATTTATAATTGGTATTTCACTAATAATTATTGGATACTATGAACATATGCAATTAAATCCAGTGAATAAAATAGAATATCGATACATATCCAGAAATTATCTAGAGGATCAAATGGCAGATCAAAATCTAAGAAATAAATACAGTGATTTATTTAATAGAACTGGTGTTTGGTCTGGATACCCGTTTGATTCTAATTTACAGTGAATAAATTTTTTCATTGTATGGAATCAATGATTTATCTATTATGAATTTTTTAAAAATTTTATCATACAGTTGTTTATCTGGGACCTCTATGCCTTCTTTAGCTCCCTTAATATACATATTAAAAGATTCATTATCAGATAAATTATTATTGAACCATTTATGTACTAGATTTCTTAATTGTCCTTTTTTTGGAAAACTGTTTGAAGATATTAAATTCTTCCCCAATATATACAGATCCATTGAAGGATTGAAATCTATTTTTTTTTTACCCCCATTATTTACTCTTTTATTCATAAATTGGCCAAATGCTTCACCATCTATATTAAATGAACTGTTATTACCTTTTAATCCATTAAAAGAATATGTTGCTCTCCCCCAATCAATAATCTTAATAATTTTATTATATGTATTTATTCTAAAATATGTATTATTAAATTTATAATACATATATTTTTTAGATGTTGGAGCGAACATTATATTAGATAAATGTAAATCATTGTGGTAAAGATTGAAAAATTTCTGCACAATAATGAGCGAAGCTATTATTTGAAAAATATAACAAGACCATTCGTATTCCGATACTTTAGTTGTTTTATAGATATATTTGTATAAATCATCTGATAAATTTTCCATATAAATTGTTGTGCACGGGAAATTCTCCCTCTGTAAATATAATTTATTATTATTATTAATGATTGAACATTTACTAAAATCAATCATATTTAGATTTAAATCTAACCATTCATTTGTTATTTCAGCAGTATATTTTTCCAAAATAACAACATTATACCCATAAAATAATGGAAAATGTGGGGAAATATTTAATTCATATAATTTAGATGTTAAATAACAGCTTAAAAGTTCTACGTTTGACATGCTATTATAACTATTTATATATTCTGACAATATATAATTTTTATAACTTGGTAATGTATAGTCGTCTAAGCCTATATTTAAATTTAAAGGATTTATGATTGGAATTTCTTTAATAAATAGGGATTTATATAAATACTTATTTTTATATTTAATGACACATTTATAAATATAGCCATTTATATGCACTTTCTTCTTCTTTTTTATTACTTTAATTAATTGGTTAGTATTATTTAGAGTTTTTCCTGATAAATTACAATTAGAAAATAGACATAATATACTATTAAAATTATATACATTAGAACACTTAAAATGTTTAGAAATACTCTTAGTCAAAAATTTATTATTAATAGTATTTATCGGTTTTAAACCTAATGATTCATAAATATTTAGCATTAATTAATTAATTAGTCGTTTAAAATATTTCCATATTTTAAACTAAATTTTAATTAAAGGGGGGGGTTTAAATATATCTATATATAATGTATCAAATAATTAATACAACAACTATAAATAATATTAATACATACAGCCATACTATAAACAATATAAATATTAATGTTGGGAAAATTCAGGGTAATCGGATAAATATGGAAGATTTCTATATTATAGAAAATTATTATGATTTAACAATAATAGGAGTATTTGATGGACATGGTGGCACATCTATGTCTAAAAATATTTATGCGGAGTTTACTCCTATAAATAAATTAATATATTCTTATTATACCAATACTATTAAGTATAAAACATTAGTACGCTCTTTGAACAAGTGTTTTCTTAAACTTGATAAAAAACTAATTCATTACATAAATCAAGGAACCACAATATCCATACTATATATTTCTAATAATTATATATACCATATAAATTTGGGCGATTCTAAAATGATTTACATATATAATAATAACATTCTATATGAAAATGAACTGCACCGACCTTATATAGAAAGTGAACGAAAACGTATATTAAAAACTACATATATATTTAATAATAGAATAAACAATCAGTTATCTCTATCCAGAAGTATTGGAGACTATAAATATAAGTTTATTAAAAATAAATATAATGGTATTAAATCTCCCGTATCTTGTATACCATCTTTTAAAAAAATTACTATAAAAGATAATTCTTACTGTATATTATCTACTGATGGATTCTGGGATTATATTGATTATAAAGACATCCTACAAATTATAGAATTTGAAGAATCTATTAAAAATTCTATAACTAAATTAATTTTACACGCCATTAAAAATGGGAGCAATGATAATATTATATTAATTATATTAAAGTTATAACACTGTTTTCTAGTTGCGTAATATAATCTTTTATTTAATATAACATTATATTAATGTCATTAGAGTTAAAAAAATTTAATATGAACATGATTTCATACGATAAAGTTGTAGTTCTTATTGGAAAACGAGAAACTGGTAAAAGTTTTTTAGTAAAAGATTTATTATATTGTCATCGAAATATGCCAGTTGGAACAGTTATATCTGGAACGGAAGGGGCTAATGCGTTTTATTCTAAAATTATGCCCAGCATATTTATCCACGGTGAATTTCGTCCTGAAATTGTATCCAATGTTTTAAAACGTCAGAAAAAAGTTATAAGTGCTATTAATAAAGAAATTGAGGAAGATGGTGATACTACAATTGATCCTAGAGCTTTTTTTATACTAGATGATTGCTTATATGATAAAGGGTGGGTTAATAATAAAAATATACGTTCATTATTTATGAATGGTAGACATTATAAAGTTATGTTTTTAATTACAATGCAGTATGCTTTGGGGATACCACCCAATTTAAGAACAAACATAGATTTTGTATTTTTATTGCGGGAAAATTATATGTCTAATCGTAAAAGATTATATGAACAGTATGCTGGGATGTTTCCATCGTTTGATATATTTTGCCAAGTTATGGACCAATGCACTGAAGATTTTGAATGTTTAGTAATAAATAATAATGCCAAAAGTAATAAATTAGAAGACCAAGTGTTTTGGTATAAGGCAGAACCACACGATGATTTTCAGATAGGGGCGAGTGAATTTTGGCAATATCATAGTCAAAATTACAATCCAGATTTTGAAAATGAGGAAGAGGCTAATATTAATGATATGCGATCTAGTAAAAAAGGACCTATCATTAATGTTAAAAAATATTAGTTTAACATTCGGGATTAATATCAAGATCAAGATTAAAGATCAAGATTCAAGATCAATATTAAAGATCAAGATTAATATTAGGGATTAAGATTAAAATTCGGGATTACCTGTTAATATTTCTTGGGAGCTCATTTTTCCAATATTAATCATTTGATAAATATTTAATAGTATTATTAAACACAAACTTGTTACCGCAAAACCCTTCAAATAATAGGTTTTTTCAGCAACTTCATTATTAATTTTATTTTTTACAAATAATAATACTATTAATAATAAAGCCGATATTATCGAAAACAACATTATTTTATTCAAATTATCCATATATATACTATATAATATATATATGATTTAATAATTTATCGCATCACTAAAAAAATTAAAATTAGATGTTGTATCTAACTGACTGTTATTTGTCACAGTATCTATATTTTTACTTAATGTCGTTTTAATTGATTTTAATTCATCCAATTGATTATTGGATTTTAATTCTAATTCTCCTTCTCCCTCAATCTGACTTATGTTCGATTTTAATTCTAATTCTCCCCGTCCATCAATCTGACTTATGTTCGATTTTAATTCTAATTCTCCAACAAGTGTGTGGTTTGATATTTTATCCAATTGATCATTGGACTTTAGTTCTAATTCTTCGTCCCTGGTAGATTTGATTGATTGTTTTTCTAACTGACTCCTGTTCGACTGTAACTCTGCCTCTTCGCCCCTGGTAAATTTGATTGATTGTTTTTCTAACTGACCTGTGTTCGACTTTAACTCTACCTCTTCGCCCCTGGTCGATTGTTTTTCTAACTGACTCCTGTTCGACTTTAACTCTACCTCTTGGCCCCTGGTAGATTGTTTTTCTAACTGACTCCTGTTCGACTTTAACTCTAATTCTTCTCCCCTGGTCGATTGTTTTTCCAACTGACTCCTGTTCGACTGTAACTCTAATTCTTCGCCCCTGGTCGATTGTTTTTCTAACTGACTCCTGTTCGACTGTAACTCTAATTCTTCGCCCCTGGTCGATTGTTTTTCTAACTGACTCCTGTTCGACTGTAACTCTAATTCTTCACCCCTATTTGACTGTAACTCTAATTCTTCACCCCTATTTGACTTTAACTCTAATTCTTTCCCACTAAATGATTTGGTTAATTGATAGTCTAATTGGCTTCTATTAGATGTTAATTCTAATTCTTCAATAAGTGTGCTGTTCGATTTAGTGTCTAATTTTATATCACTATCACCACCGTTATCAGTATTAAATATATTATTATCATCTATATTTAATGAATAGTTAGAGTAATTTTCATCCAATTTACTCGTTTTATTTTCTAATGAATTTTTTAATTCCTTCGTTACTAAATTTTGTAAGTTTGTTTTATCTTCAGGTGACATATCCAATGATATATCATCTATTTCAGCCGTTTTTTTATTAATATACTCCACACCTAAATATTCTTTTAATATATTTTTAACTGGCAATTGTTTTCGGATAGTTTCTTCTATAGATTTAGCGATAAGTTCTAAAGATGTGCTTAAATTTCGTTGAATCTCTATTTTAGTTAAATTATGATCTAATAAATCTGGTCTTTTCCAAAATTGTCTAGCTGTTTCAATATATGTTTTATGTATAAAATGTTGGCACGTAGGGACTTTTAAATCTATAGAATTTGTATTTTTAGACGATTTAATCGAAGCTAGAACTTTGGTGTGCGTGACAAAAACAGCTGTAATCAAATCTTCCATCCAATCACAATCGGATTTTAAAAGTATTCGTCGATATTCTTTATCTATTAATTGACTATTCCATCTGGGGATGTCTCCTAATAATTGTTGAAATGTTTTTAAATATTGCCGATTATATGATTTATTTGATACATCGATTGCTTCGGAATATATAGATTTAATACCCTCGTATAATCTGTATGTTAACATTTCAACTAATTGTTTAGTATATTCATTTTTAGCATCTACTAATACGTGATGATAACTATTCATTGATATATAAAACTTTTATTTTTCAATTATATACCGCAAATCAATAATAGTCTTTACACTATTTAAACTTTAAAGTATAAAATTATTTCTGTTAGATAATGGTACAAATAATATTTTTATATCAATGAATTGTAAATCTCAGCCTTAAACAAGATATGTAAAGGAAAGTCTATAATCTATAATTAATTAATTAATTAATTATAATTATTATAAATACACTATATATAGAATATGTACAACAAAATTAAAAATCCAATCACGGGGCACTTTGTAAACACAAATTCAAAATTAGGTAAATCAATTATACAGAATTATATTAATAGTGTAGGAGGTGCTCAGCCTAGACGAGATTTAAGTGCCGCCAGAGAACGTAGGCGATTAGCAGCATTAACTAAAATGGAGAGCTCGTCACCAAAAATACAAGCTGTTAAACCTAGACGAGATTTAAGTGCCGCTAGGGAACGTAGGCGATTAGCAGCGTTAACTAAAATTGAGCCCCAACCAGTGAAACATATACTAAGTGAAGATGTTGAATTAGAAGATGGATACATATGGGGGGTTGGTTTAAATGGACCGGTTCCTTTATATGTAGGTAATAATGAGCCGGTTTATAGACCTAAACCTATTGTAAAGGCTAAGGCTAAACCTATTGTAAAGGCTAAGGCTAAACCTATTGTAAAGGATAAAGCTAAACCTGTTCTAGGTAAATCCACACTTAAAGAAAAAGAAAAAGAAGGAAGATTAAAAGCCAGTTATTATTACGATACTTATGGAAAAGACAAGACTGTTGGGGATCGGTGTGATATAAGAAAAGATGGTAACTATAATTGCTTGTTAAAAAGAAAAAATAATGTGGCCTATTGGGCTAAACCTACTAAAGCTGGAACAGGTCAAGAATCGTGTGGGAATTGGACTAGCAGGTGTAAGGACCCCAAATATGTTTAATTTCCCTTTATATGCATATATATGAGAGTTTCCTTAATAATATTATTTTAATTGATATTATTACAAATTATTTATTATATATCCATGATGTGATAATCATTTATATTATTTAATATAAAAATATCCTCGTTATACCATTAAATATTATGTGAATATCGTCGGAATCATTTTATATATGATAAAGTATAAAATGTATCATTAATTTTTATAGATAATGGTTTTGTTTTATTAAATAGTCGTGTCAATAGGGAACTTATAATTGTTTTTTGATTATTTAAACATAGACTTTAATTTAAACATAAATTATAGTTTATCCATTGATTGTGAAGCCTCTCCATCTTTTGGGTCATAACTGCAGCCGTTCATTAACACCAAATTTATTAAAAATCCTAAATAAATTATTATACTCTATTAAATTAAAATAGTAAATTTATTCGTTTTTAATGTATGTTTAAATATCATCATTTAGCAATATAATTATGTCTACATAATTATATTGGATATATATTATAAAGTCTATCATTATGAAAACTGTTTATAAGACCATCTCTGGATTTATTAACGCCAAATTAATTAAAAGCATAACTGTGCAATGATTTAGAATATGGATTAGATTTAAGGGTATCCAATATTTCTGGTTGTATTCTATCTGCCAGTTTATCATTATTTAATTGGTCTTTATAACTTGTTATAGAACAATTTTCTACCGTTCCTCGGGTATCATATGTTGCTGTTCTATTAGGATTACGCGTATTTATATAATCCTGTTCTACTTTATTAGATGCCATATTAATATTATTAGCACCCGCATATACCGAAACATTCGAAGTTACTGGTTCTCTTTGTTTAAGCGTCTCTTCTTTAACCTGATTTAATGTGGCATTATACACATCCGCGTAAGATGTCGGTTTACTATTTTTACTACCAGCTGTCCCCGAGTATTCGGTGCTGGAAAACTGTCTGTTTGTGTTTGGGGCTTTTGCGGGATCAATTAAATATCCAGTTCCCTTACTTACAGTATTTCCATCCATATTTCCAGAATATTCTTTTAATAAAAATTGTTTATGTGTGTTAGGGGCTTCCATTTTATTGGTAAGATAACCCCGTCCAGTTGAATTTTCGGTTGTTGATATACCCAATCGACCATCTTCAATATTAGTTTCTTTAATTGTTGTCCGCGCTACATCATTCGGATCGTAAACGGCTAATCCTTCAGGACCATTCATATTTCCGATATGATTATTATCTATATTTGTTTCTTTAATTGTTGTCCGCGCCACATCATTTGGATCATATATAGTGTTCTTGTGAGGGCCATTCATATTAGAACTATAATTATTATCAATAAGTGTTTGTTTATTAGTTGTCCGCGCCACATCATTTTTATCTTTCACTACACTTCCCATATTAGTTGTTGATTGTAAATATCCAGTGCGATTATCGTGAATATTAGTTTCTTTAATAGTTGTTCTAGCAACATCGTTTGGATCATAAATAGTATTTCTATCTGGTCCATTCATATTACCCGCATGATTATTATGAATATTAGTTTCTTTAATAGTTGTCCTGGCCACATCATTTGGATCGTAAACGGCTAATCCTTCTGGTCCATTCATATTACCCGAATGATTATTATGAATATTTGTTTCTTTAATAGTTGTCCTAGCGACATCATTTGGATCATAAACAGTGGAATGTTCATTACCATTCATATTACCCGAATGATTATTATGAATATTTGTTTCTTTAATAGTTGTCCTGGTAACATCATTTGGATCATAAACGGGTAATCCTTCTGGGCCATTTATATTACCCGAATGATTATTATGAATATTAGTTTCTTTAATAGTTGTCCGCGCCACATCATTTGGGTCATAAACAGTGAACTGTTCATTGCCATTCATATTACCAGAATGATTATTATGAATATTTGTTTCTTTAACAGTTGTCCTAGTAACATCATTTGGATCATAAATTGTCAATCGTTGTGGACCATTCATATTACCCGAATGATTATTATGTATATTAGTTTCTTTGATAGTTGTTCTCGCAACATCGTTTGGGTCATACACGGTTTGTTTATTATGGTTAGAATTATAGTTTCCAGATTCTCTTATATTTCCAATAACATTTTCTTTTCGTGTAGTTCTAAATGTATCTTCAATAGGAGCAACTAACGCCTTAACAATTGATGTAAAGTTAGATGTGTGCGTTCGTGTTCCGGTTATTTCACGTTCATTACTGGTTGGAATAATTGATTTTTTACCATAATCTGCTATTTTTTTATTGTTCCATTTATCAACCAAATGAGCATTTCTTACTCCATTTGATAATGTGGCTTGTTTAGTAGGTTTTCTATATATAGAATTAAATTTAGTTTGTTTCATTGTGGCGGGAGCTCCAGAACCTACATAAGAGGCTGTTTTTTTACGATGTGTGTCTTTAACTATTATAGTTGCTCGTTGTTTGCCTTTAGTAACTGCTCCCACTGTTGTAAAATAATCATCTGAAGTATTTTCTTTAAATTTTTTAGGACCATATTTATTAAGTGTTCCCATTTTAGATGTGTTTTGGGTAACTGACTTACCACTAATAACCCTACCTTCATATGATAATTTTGGATTTGTTAAAACTCTTAGTTCATCTATATTTTTTGGAATAATATGGTCGATTTTATTACCTTGGTGAAATCCACCAGTCGGAATATGTGTAAATCCTTGATTTAATCCAGGGCCTACTCTTAATTGTTCTGTGGGTAACTCATTTGTTTTTTTTTGTGATGGCAAATATCTATCAACTATTTCCCCTGTCATATTTGGGGTTCCATTTATATTATTTATATTTCGGTTTAATTCAAACATTGGTTTTTTTTCAGTTTTTTTTAAACTGAATCTATTATTTCCAGTATGTGAATCTAATATTGGCTCGTTTGATTTTTCGTAAGTATTTTGTTTTACGCTTCCCCCAAAAAATGGTGTCATATTATTATGTGTAAAAGCTTCTTTTTTCATTTCGGTCCCTGTTAAAGAACTAATATATCTTCCCCCCTTATCTGCATCATTATAAAATTCTTGTTTATTATTTCTGGATTCAATAAATTTTTCGGTAACATTATCCTTATATATTTTATCGTAATCTATATTTTTTAGGGGATCATCATTTTTTTTAGGGTTAGGTTGATTGCTTAACATATATCCCAAAGTTCCTATTATTCCTGATACGATAATTAACTCCATATTATAATATAATTATATTTTATAATTATATTTTAATACATTACAGTTTAAAATTAATAATTTTTAATTTCATTTTTATTTCTCCATTGAACAGAAGGAGGATTGGTATATACTCCACACGTATTTTTTATTTTTTCACACGGTAATTTACCACCCACTGGTAATAATGGGGTTGGGTCTATAGGTTTAGGAATACACGGGCGATGATTATCCTTAACAATAAGTCGGTTAGCTATATTATAGTCAAAGGGGATTTCAACTCGTTCTTGAGGGTCCAAACATAACCATTCCCATCTATTCCACCCTGTTCCTCTTAAATTGCAAGAAGGATTTGAAATCCGTGTATCTTCGGCAGGAATAAAACAATCTTTCCAATGTTTTAAATTATCATCTTGATATCTCTGACCACGTTTTAAGTTTTTTCTAGGTCCTGTTTTACATTCTCCTACAACACCCTGTCCACATACTTCACCTGATGTACAAACAGCGTTTGGACAACATGGAACATAATTCTTTTTAATATCCTTAGAATTTTTTTTACATAACCCTAATAATTCCGAATCGATGTCAATTAGATGTTTGGTTTTATCAATAGAAACACCTTGTTTTTGTAACCGAACCGATGGAGGGTATGGATAACATTGGTTACACGATATTTTTGGTTTTTCTAAATTATAATTACCAACGTTAGCTGATTGTTCAATACTTTGTTTATAAGCCTGAGTGTCATAATTTAATCGATTAAAACTCATTTATAATATATTAATATAATATTTTTATATTTAATTTAAAAATATTATTTAATTAAGAATTCTATTGTCACTAATTAGATTGTCAAATTCTATTGGCAAGAATTAGATTGGCAAGAATTAGATTGACATCCATTAACAGAATTCATTATTGGTTGTGGGCAACTATCTAAGTTAATTTTAGGTGGTAAAGGAGTGGGTTTATATCTAATCATTTGACAAGATGGTAAATGAATTAAATTAGTATCTATATTTCGCTTAGGTCCACAAGATTTACCTTCTATATTAATTTGATTATTACTCTGTGGACTATATTTTTTAGTTGGACATAATGAACTTATTCGAGTGGCTCCTCTCAAATCATTTTCAAGATCAACTAAATTACCTTTTATATGACTAACGGATGTTCCACCCACTAATCCTAATTCGTGTCTACACTTTTTACAATTTTCATATTTCATAGGGTTAAGAACGTATTCTAATGGACCAACGCTTTCATTCATTTTTGTCGAATATGCACACGTATCATAAATTAATCTATTTGAACTCATAATATATATTATAAGAATATTTTTTTAATAAAAATTTAAAAAGTCTTAATTATTAAAACATTTATTTAAATAGTCTTTATTTTTAATATATTGTCTTGACGGCTGTCCACCCCGTATCCAATTTTTATTATTAACTTCTTGTATTATATTTTTTGGATTTTGAATGTTTTTCTTTATTATCGGTATTTGTGGAATAAAACGATTTACCGTAATACCAGATAATATATTGCACGGTCGTTTAATATATGTATTTTTTCCCATTAATAAATTGGATTCTTTTTTTATATTCTTATTACAGTTTGTTAAATTGGGGGTTGTCATATGTGGAAACGATCTTAATTGATTTATAGTTTTTAAATTAGTTAAATTTTTAGAATTTCTAAATTTAGAATCATTGTCTATATTACAACCGTTTCCAGATGTCCACCCACACCCATCTTTATACATAAGGGTTGGATGTTTTAAACTTATTTCCATTGTGGTAGGTGCTTCACATATTGGATCATAAAAGTTTTGTGTTTGATATATTCCGGGTTTAGTAATTGTCTTATTATTTAATTTTTTATAACATTGATCTTCATTTAATCTATTTAATCCCTGTATATTAAATACCACTTCTTTTAAATTGCTCATATACTATATATCAATAATAAAATATATCAATAATAAATTAAATTTTTATAAAAAATAATAAAATTTATTAATAATAATTTTTATTATTTTTTAAATAATAAAAATTTTATTAATTAAAGTCCATTATTACCAACTCTATTATATAATGGACTGTAAATATTTTTAACACATTGTTCTGGATTTCCCTCCTTACAACTCTTAGCAGGTTCGTTGCCATATAACCAGTCGGCAAATTCGTCCTGTTTATTTGGAATTGTTGTTACGGGGGTTGTATAAAATTGTCTCTGCGAATTCTCTTTCTCAAAGACATCGCCAAAATCTTTGTATAAGTCTATATTAAATTTATTTTTAATCTCATTGTTTACATTTTTTTTCTTACTCATCGATTCTCTGTTTGGGTTTTTAGTATAATCATCTAAAGAAATATTCATAAAAGGATTATTCTTAGTAGGTTCTATATATTTATGTACTAAATTATTAGCATAATCTAAGAAATAATCATTGTAGGCGTTGTATCTATTTTTATAAATTAAATATGTTAAAATTAGAGCTATAAAAAATATATATATATATTGATGGTTTTTAGAATATATCACTAATACAGACGATATATATAATGAAAGTCTAACTATAGAATTTAATCTTTCCTCTAATGTCATATTTTTTTGAGGGAAAAATTGTTTTAATTTATCATTTTCATATAAAATTTTAATAGAATCCGACCAAAAAACTTCCATGATATAATAGTATATTATAGTATATTATTATTTTTTCTCTTCTAATTTTTTCTTTTCCAATTTCTTCTTTAGATATTCGCGCTTCTCTTGTAAGTTTTTTTTATGATCGATCGTTTTACCCCTCTTTTCCTTGGATTCTATTTGTAATGGAGGTTGTTCTTGGCTTTGTGAACTGGGTGTAAAGAATGAGGCTAAGGGAGAGGGAGAGGTGGATGAGGGAGAGGATGGGGAAGGTGACATCGTCTTCATTATATTGGAAAACATATCATTTTGACCTAGTTTGCTCATAACATTGCTAGCCTCACTAAACAAATCATTTTCATCTAATTCTCCACTAGAAATTTTATTTTGGATTTTACTTGTAATGTTTTGAACTAAACTAGCAATGCCCGAAGTATCATTGTTTATATCAAAGTTTCCAGAAAATAAACCTTCTAAAAGTTTAGAGGGATCATCTATATTTAAATCATTCGTATTTATATCCTGGGCTATTTCATTAGCAAGTTTACCTATAGATCCTTCAAATATTTCAGGTATATCTATTCCGCTTAACCCTCCTTTAGAATCACCTGTAGAATCCCCCATTATATCATCTATATTTGCTCCTATATCTACTCCGTTAACGCCGTCATTATCTTTAAGAGATTCTATAATATTTAAAAATGCCTTTGTTTTAAGGTCTAATTTATCTGAATCTAATGGAATATCTTTTAATTCATCTAAAATAGTAACAACATCTTTATTATTTTTATATTCATAGGCATAAATGTATAAAGCATGCAAATAATTCCAAATTTCTTGTTTATTATCACAATCTAATGTTTCATCATTCCATAATTTATAAAAATCTACATGTTCTATTAAAGTTTGGTTTTCACTAAAAATCATCTCATTTTTAGTAGATATATCCTGCTCTTTATTTTCTGAATAGGTGTAAAATTTCTCAACATGTTGTATCCCTGTTAAAGGAAATGTATAATTACTATTAATCGATTTATCTAAATAAGAATAGTTTGATTTAATATTATCAAATAATTCGGTTAATGTTTTATTAAATTTTTCTTCAAATACCATTTAAATATACATTATATATTTAAATGCTATACATTTCCGCAATTATTTTTCAAGTTTATCATTTAAAACCACCAATACCTGTAAATATTTCCATATATTTTCTTTACTATCATCATCCATAACTGTCCAATATTTTTTCAAATTATTTATAATATTTTCTATATTCTTGTTATCGCCCAACCCGTTATCCTCATAATGTTCATTGAAATCATTCTTTAGAAAAAAACCATCGTCTTTATCTAAGATTTTTTTATGATAAATCTTAATATATTTATTACACATTGTATATAATTGTCTGGGATTGGATTTTTTAAATAAATGAAGTGATGAATTTGTAAAATGTATGTCTGTATCTCCTGGATACATTTCACACAAATTATCAGATAAATTAACTAATTGAGTATTGAAAGCACTTAATAATGACATATATTAAATCTAAATATTTTATATTATATTTATAAACTTATAGTTTTAAATCCTTATCTCTATTTAAAATCCTTATCTCTATTTGCTTTATATTCATCAAGTCTTTGATTAATACTTGTATTATTTCCACCATTACCATTACTATTAGTTCCATTATTATCTATAGTGTTCGTTGTTGTAATGGGTCTGTCTACAGAGTCTATAAATGAATAACTATGTTTAATTGGATTTTTATTTTCTATAAATGAATAGTTATCAGACCAAGAACCACCCATCTCTCCTGCCATATAATCTTCAACACCCTCATTACTAACATTTAAACTATTATTGCCACTATTATTACTACTATTATTTAATGATACTTTTGGGGGTTCAGCACTTTTAAAATACATTAATATAGATTCACCTTTAATAGGGTCTCTACCTTCCACAATTAATGTTGGAACACTTTTAATATAATTTGGAACCTTAGTTTTATTACTATTAATTTTAATGATTTTATCTAAAATATTTAGTTCTTTTAAATTTTTCCATAAATTTATACAATGTGAACAACTTGGAGAATAAAAAAGGACCGGTTTTGACATATATATATATATTTAATATAAATATATATTTTTAAACTTATTAAAAAATTTGATAATTAAATTATTGTATATATATTATATAAAGTATGTCTATCCCATCTGAATCTTACAAAACTATTATTAAAAACGATTTTATTATCGAAACTTCTTTATTAATTAAAGAATTACCAGTAGCTATGGTTAATTCTATTAGAAGAATACTATTATCTAATATTCCAACAGTAACATTTAATGATACTTGGAACAACCGGACAGAAGATCGGCATATTAATGTTTTAAAAAATACTTCTTCTTTGCATAATGAATTTTTAAATCATAGATTATCCCTTGTACCATTACAAATGGATAATGATAATTTAAAGGTTGCTAGTAAATTTAGTAATACACAAAAACTAAGACTCTATAGTTTTAAAAATCCAACTCTTGTTCCTAAATTTAGTCTTAAAATTAAAAATAATGAAGTCACCCGAAATATGCAAAATATCACCGAATTCTTACAGGTAACCACAAATAATTTTGAAGTAATTGATAGTGAAGATTCCTCAATTACATTGCCATCGATTGATACATTTATAAAACCAGATCCATATACAGGCGAATATATTCTTCTTAATGTTCTAAAACCTAATATTTTAAATGACGATGAGGGGGAAGAATTAGATCTTATAGCTAAACCATCTCCTGGTATTGGCTTAACCAATTCCAGATTTACACCTGTGGGAACAGTATCCTACAGTTTTGTAACAGATGATGTAAAAGCAGAAAGTGTATTTTTAGAAAAAATGAAATATAAAAATAATGAGCGAGAAACTAAGGGATTAAAAGAATATTCTAGTAATGAAGTCGAAAAACTTAAAAATTCATATAATTTGTTAGATAAACATCGAACATATCTTACTAATGAAAATGGTGAACCCAATCAATTTAATTTACGGGTAGAATCTATTGGATTCTTAAATTCCGATCAATTAATTTATGATTCAATTTATACATTGCAATTAATGTTAGCAGATATAATAAACTCTATATCTTTTACAACTCTTGATGAAATTTTAACCGTTTCCACAAAAGATAAAATAATCTTTGATAATTCTAATGATGAATGTATTATAACAATTATAAATGAAAATCATACAATTGGTAATCTTTTAAGTGAGTATTTTAAATTATTCTATTGTTCTGATAAACCAATTATCTATGATCTGTTTAAATTTGTTAGTTACAGAATGCCTCACCCATTAACTGAAAATATTGAAATGAAATTAATATTAAACAATGATTTAACAACCGCCGATCTAATTAAAATATATAATAGTCTATCTAAAAAGTTTAGCCCAACCGTTAAAAATATAACAACCCTAAGTAATAATACTAATAAAGAATTATTAATTATGATATTTGTAAAAACATTAGCACTTATTAAATATGATATTAATAATCTAATGAATGAATGGTCTGGATTATCTAGTATTAATACACCCTCTTACGTAATAGAAGAAGATCAAACCTATTTTGATTTACATTCTTCCTTGGGTGAAAGTTTTGATATTGTGAAACTCTTGAAATAAAATACTATTTCCTATTATATTATTCCCCATTCGCTATATAGTTAACATATACGTTATATAAGTAGTATTGATAATTAACATCTTGCGATTCAAACCAATCCTTAACATCGTCTTTTCGAATTGTTGGTTTAGCGCCTGACACATAATTGGATGCTAACCCTAAATATATATTATGTATTTCATAAATTGCTTTTCTAGAAAAATGAGGCAAGTCTATAAAATTTTTTTTAATTTTAATCTGTATATAATAATTATATATCTCATTAATTATATTTGTTAGGCTTTGCTCCATATTATTATATTGTTCCATATATTCATTAAAATAATACAAGAATTCAGTTAATTTTCCTAATTCGCCCATCTTTCTCAATACCAATAATCTTTTTATAATAAAAGGCTCATTGCCTTTTATTTTAGATACTTTATTAAATTCCGCCGATCTAAGTTTTGTTCTGTAGAGTCTGTTTTTACTATAGATCATGTAACCCTCCTGAACATAATCCAATGAATCCACCGAATGTTCTAATTTTTGATAACTATCAGCTTCGAGTTTATTTACATTTAATATTTTGATAATTGCAGGTTTTATTATCCCAATTTCTTCATCCGATTCCAAAAGTGTATCCATATTTCTAGATAAAATGTGAATAATTTTTGGGTCGTTATATTTACTTATATTTCTAGATTCTGGATGACATAAAACAAAAGAATAACAAAAATTAGTTTTTAATAAATCATAGTTTAAAGACTGACTCGATTCCGTAAATAATGTATGGAATGTTTTAGAACTGTTCCAATAACAATTGGCATCTAATGTACCCCTTGTGGATATATTCCAAACATTATTATAATAATATAAATTTATTAGAGTTCCATCTATAGATTCTTCAATTACATTATCTTCCCATTCAACATTATCTATAAACTCTTCATAAGAATCTTTAAATGTGAGCGACATACACACAATTTTATTTGTTTCTTTTTCTATAATTAAACTTCTAGATTCTTTTAAAAAACTGTAGGTATTATAATCTTCTTCAGTCCCCTCTTTTTTATTATATTTTACTAAATATAAATTTCCTTTCCCCTTCCCATTTTCATTTTCATTTTCATTTCCATTTTCTTTTATCACCAATCCCTTTATATCTAGTAACTTATTTGTAATATCCGAAAATTTAGATAAATTGTTCTCCTCAATATATTTTATAAACAAAGACATTTAATATTTAATGAGATAAAGTTTTAAGTAATTATTTATAGAAATAATTATGAAAATATTCTCTAATTATTATATTAGATATGAATATTTTTGAATCACACCTAAATAAAAAATTGCTGGAATGTGAAACCGGCGATATTGTAAAATTTATATCAACCGATCCAAACTATAATAAAGAAGCTATATATATTACCCAAATCAATAATGAAAAATTATTCGAATTTGTAGATAATAAAGAGAAAATTAAACTTAATTTAGAAGAATCCGAAAACCCTTTTAAAATTACGGATATGCAATTTTTACATAAAAATACTTCTGAATCTAATTCAGAAGATGTAGAGATTATATCTAATCAAGTAGAATATGAAGATTATGAAGATTCTAAAAAATATATTAGAGAATTATCCATATGGGAGCGTGAGTGGTCTTACAATGAATTAAAATTATCTATTATAGATTCATTAAATAAAAACAATACCGCCCTATCTTATGATTATATTAATAGTAAATCTGAAAAAATATTAGATACTATACTAAATATTACGCCTATAAAATTCTTTGATATTAAGAATACTGTAAATAAACCCCAAATTAATAAATTTATTAAAAATAATTATACATCCTTATTAAATCCTTTTGTCTACGATACCAAGAAAATATATACTAAAAATGCTTTATTACTCAATCCCGAAGATGATTCTATTCCATACAATGATACTAAATTCATTGAACCTATGGATGAATTGAAGGGATTATTAGACTATTCCGATAAATATCACCAACACGAAATCGATAAAGATGCTTACGAAAAAGGATTACAAGATAGTTTTGAACTCACTGACAATCTTAATGAAAAAAAAATTTATACAAATATAAATAAATCATATATAGATACAGATTTAGCTCCCAATACTTATTATAGATCGGGAATAATTGAATCATATATTGATGTATACCGACAATCTTGTAATACTTTTGTTATTAATAAAGGAATGGATACCATAGAAAATATAGATTTATTAGAAACCAGGTTATCAGAGGCCAGTGATTACCGTCTATATGATACATTATCGGATCGTCTTATAGGTGACCGCAAGTCATCCAAAAATTTAGGTATTAAATCGTGTCATACCAGTGGGGTAGGAAGTGATACATTTTATAGTGGTGCTGTAGATAAAAAATCACATAAAATAAATGCTTTTAATAAAAGTATTATTGTTCCACCTAAAAAGGAAGTGTTTATTTCAGGCGAATCATTAAATATTATAGGTTTTTACATTAAATCAAATAAACACTATGATCCCGATTTTATATCAAATGAAAATACCCGCGAAACAAGCACAATTGATAAAAATGGATACACAATTATACAAAAGTTTCCCAGTGTAAATAATTATGGTTATAGTTTAGTGGACCAAATTAATATTAATAATAATCTAACTTATTTAGGTAAAAATAATAATGTAAATATTATTAATAATTGTAGTTCTATTAACATTAATAGTATTGATTTTTCTAAAAACAATTTAATATATTTAGATAAAAGCATCAGCAAAGAAATAACAACGATTGAAAAATATTTAGACAATATTACTCCTAATATTGCGGATGTCTACAATTTTATTGAACCTGAATCTTTGAAAAGCTGTGATAATTTCAGCGACATTAATCAGATTTTATCTAAATATGACCTCACATTGTTTAATACTAATATAGAATTTATTAAAAATATCAGACTCAAAAGTTATTTATTACAAAATATCAACAAAAATCTAGATTTTAGTGAGTATTCTTACCTTAAACATCTAGAATCTAAAGACAATTTTATAAAATTTAATATAATTAGTAGCACTATAAACGCAATAATAAATAAATTAGATAATAGTTTATTTAAAACCTATAATTTAGGTGAAGATGCTGTTTATAGAGAGAATCTTATTTTAGCAAGTAAAAATATATTGTTTGATACACTAAGCTCTCAATTTTCTAAAAATGATTTAACACATTTTATAATGAATCGCCTACACTTACACGTTAACCTTGAAGAAGATGTGGATGAAACGGAGACAATGAATATATTAATAAATACGATCGTCACCTATTTACTAACAGATAAATATGATATACACTATTTTAAAAACACTATTTATAAATCTATAAATGATACGTTATTAAATAAAGAGTTACAAAAAATACGTGATAATATTAAAGAAATATATAATTTAACCACTGTTGATACAAAAAAAAAGTTTTTTACTGTGGAAATTATTAATAAACTTAATAAATCATTTGATAGTGGTGAATTATTTTATACATTTATTGATTATAGCTCAAATTTAACAAAACTATCAACGTTACAATCCAGTATTTTAACCATTTCCGAGAAAAATTATTTGGCTTCTAATTTAAACAATTGGGATTCTTTAGATATAAAACAACAGGAAAAATGGATTCCAAACCCTACAAACTATATTCAAAAATTTGAAGATTCATTAATAGTATATAATGAACAGCGAACGTTGTATAACTATTACTTAGAAAAATGCGAATCATTTAAAGTAGTTAAAATTTATAAAACAAAGGAACTATTACACGCGGATAACAATGTTGAAATAAAATATTATGACACCACCTTTGATACTACTGATTATGATTGTAATTTAGCAATGGATATTATTGAGAAATATAATAAAGATACGTCGTCTGAAATTACCAATATATCGGGGGATATTGAACCCATTTTAATTAGAAGATTGACCAACACATATATTTTAGATTCAGATAAAGAAATACACTTAAAATTAGAAAACATAAAAAGAAATTTATTTAGTGAAACAAAACAAAGAGTTGTTCGGGATGGAGATCATGCTTTATTACATACTTCAGCCGAAAGAGTATTATATAGATTAATTAAAAGTGTGTGGATAGCACTTACTAAAAATCAAATAATTGATGTATGTATATTAGATAAAAAGAAAGAATTGGAAAGTATATTGGAATTAGATTTTGAGGCACTTATCCGTTCTAAATCAAACGATACGAACTATGAATCTATATCCGAGAACACACTATCACCAGAAGATAAAAAATGTAGTTCCGTCAGCATCCACTTTAATGATTTATATAAAAACACCTGTGTTCCTAAAAAATTAATAAGTTTTTTATACCAAGCAAATAAGGACTATTTGGAAATGGTAGATTTTAAAAAAATAATAGATAAAAAGGACTCCATAGAATTAACCCTTAAAACATCTAAAGAGTATTTATTGGAAAATATCGAACGATTACTTAATTCTAAAAAACCAATTGAACTCTACACTAAAAAACCACCAGATACAACCAAAAAGACCGTACCAACATATTTATTAGATAAATTTAAAAATGCTAACAATATTATAGATCCAGATATTAGGTTATCATCTATAAAACAAATAATAGATGAGTATGGTGTATTTACGAAACCTGGTGTAGAAGTTAATACCTATAAATATGACTATAGTGATGATAAATATGCTGAATATGACAGTGGCGATTATGTCCAAGAACCATTCGACTATGGTGCCTCAAAATCATTTGTATACGGAGATAATGAAAGTAAGAAAAGTCCAGCAGAAACAATATGGGCCTTTGGTGGTTCATCCTCTGACCAGAGACCTCCATCACCTTACGAGGTCCCTAAATCTCCTGATTACAGCCCACATTCTCCTGATTACACCCCTAAATCACCTGATTACACAGCACATTCTCCCGATTACACCCCTAAATCGCCCGATTATACCCCACATTCTCCTGATTACACCCCTAAATCTCCCGATTATACCCCACATTCTCCCGATTACACCCCTAAATCGCCTGATTATACTACAGGAAATAATACGGATTATGTTCCAGATACTGCTTATGATTTTATATATTGGGATTATCCAGATACGAGTGAGGTTATGTGTTGTACGCATTATTTGGATCTGTCTGAATTAGCTTGGATGGATAATACTGTTCGGGAGGAAAAATTAAAACTGTTGAAATTTAAATATGCAATAAATAATATTGTTGAAGGTGAATGGGTTATATGTGATAAATGTGGAGAAGGATTAACTAAAATTGATTATTCCGACTTTGAAGGATTTTCTGGCAATGATCGCCCTGTTAAATTCAGAGAATTGGTTATCGATGATTACTTGGATATTTCGTATACCAAGGAAGAATTAAATGTTAAGCAAATATTAGACCTTTATACCAAAAATATTGGCATTCAATTAATTGATTCTGATAAAGAATTTATTATTAAATCCAGTAACACCCTTATTGAACAATATTCGATAACTCTTCAGCAATATTTTGATGGAGAAACTCATATTATTAATCTAGAAGAAGAAAAACCACTGTTTAATGGTTATAGTGAAGGACACGTTTTTATTAAAAAAGCATCAAAGGGAGGATTGCTAAAAGCATATTATATGGAAGATAAAACATTACTAAATACATATATAAACAGCGATTATTTGGATATTAAATCATTTACAGATACGACTGATGTCCAATTAAAACAACAGATACAAGCTCTTAAAACATCTCGTGATGATCCAGATAAATTGAACTTATTGGAAGATATATACAATTTTTTTAATTTTATGCGTTCTGGATTTATTCCATTCTATTTACAATATATTGAGGCACTTAAAATAAGTATCATCAATTCATATTTATTATTATCTATCTTTTATTCGGTCCCATCCTATAAAATTTTAGGAACAGGCGATGAGCGGGCTGCTAAAATTAAATTTGTAGGGTTTGATATATCAGATGAAACAAGTGGTATAGAATATTTAATAAAAGATATAACGGGTAAATTTATACAAAAAAATTCGGATTCGCCCTTTTTAAAATGGAGCCGATTACAAAAAAGATATAAAAAAATTGATTCCAGTAAAAAACAATACACTGAATTTTTAGCAAGACATTTTACCGACATTTATTCTAAAATTAAAGAATTTCCAGATATATTAAAACGGAAAAAGGAAAAAGATGAGGATATTCTCAATAGAGAATTATTTTTAGAAGATATAAGTGCTGCTGAAAATGCGTGGATTCAATTTAGGCCTTCACTAAATATATCGTATGTATATTCAGAGGAATTGGATATATCCGCATTAATTTATGAATATCAGGCGGTTCATACCAAATTAAAGCAACTGAAAAAAACTGTTATTAAAGAACCTGAAAAAATAACCGAATTATTGGAAATAATCAAGTTATTAAATACGCTTAAAACCAAATTATCGGATGTATCTCGAAAATTGGGCCACAAACTGATTATTAATATTAACAAATATATACACGCGGAATTATCTTCTATTAATTTAGCAACGCCGATAGTATCTTACACATCTAACTGCTGTATAACTAAAATTTGGAATAATTATATGGATTATTTTATTGCGTTAGATAGTAGTATTGGTGATATATTAAAATCATCAGAAGAAATAAATGAAATATTGAATATTGATAATAAAAGTACGCAGGAATTTGTAATCCATTTTATTGAAAATAGAAATAATAAAGATGGAACCCATTCGAGAAAACTGTTGGATTATTTATATATTGATAGGGGTTTGTTTTCAACCCAAGAATTATATTTATCCTATTTAAAAGATAATTTTTTACACATTAATTATACAAATGTGACCTCTCAAATTGTTTCTAGCAATGATCCAAATATTGGGAAATTGAGAGTATGGAAAAAAATAATAGATAATGATGTGTATATAGTAAATGATATATTAGAAGAAAACGCATTGTCCCTGAACCCTAAAATTACTCCAGCTGATTTAGAATTAAAGCTAAATATCCAATTAAAAACTGTTTACCCATTGATGGACAATGAGTATATCAATTATAAAATTAGGAATATAATTGATAATAAAGGTATTATGGAAATAGATGTTATAACAAATACACCTAAATATTTAATAGACCATAAAATAAACATGTTTGTTAAAGATAAAACGATTGATGAACTCTTAATTCAATTAGATGTGGTTAAAAAAGAATCAAGGCTAAATAAAATCCTATATATGGGAGGAAATAGTTCTGTAGAAGAGATTCAAGTAAAAATCACCCCAGAATTTAACTATGAAAACCAAATAAACAGTGTCCAACACTTAGATAATTTAATAAATAAATGCTCCATTGGGTATACAGTGGGGTTTTCAGATGCACTTATTCCTATACTTATAAATCTTAAAGACCAGGAAATTATTCCAAATGTGGGTGAATCATTTTATAAAATTTATAATAATTATTTTAAATTATCTTCAGAAACCTTTGATGGTATGGTGGAACATATGACACAGTTGTCTGGGTCATTAAAAAGTATAGGAGTTAAAATTAGCCATAGCAGAGAGAATATTCACACTATTATGTATAATATAGGCAATTATACCGATATCTATAAAGAAAATTTAGCTTATTTAGAAGAACGTTTAACAATTGAGGACTATGAAGGTGAGGAAAAATTAAAAGAAGAAGCATTTAGACAATCGCAATTAAATAAATCCAAAACTTATAAAAATATACTGCTTATTAATTCATATTCAACCAATATTATTACGATTTTATCATCTGTTAAGAATAAATTAGGGTTGTCTTTAGATGGGAAAGCAAACTCATCCTATCGGGAAATTTTCAATAAATCTATTATAGACACGTCTTCAAATAAAAATATAACCAAAAAAAATAAAAGTATTAAACCTTGGTGGCTCACTGATAAGTATACGACGTATACGAATACCTGTGTATGTCCATTTCCAAAAACAATTTTTAATGAATTTGGGACAACATATGTTGAAAATTATTATAAAACCCTCGATGATTGTGTAAGTGAACTTGTAGCAGAAGATATAGATGAATCTAAAGCATTAGTGAGCGCAATTGACCGATTTATTGCGAATTCCACACATTTTACCGATCTGATAAATGCAATTAATTCAAACAGTTCTCTTAATGATATGAATTCGGTATCCGCATTAGATGAAGATTATATGATAATATTGAGTAAATTTATTTTTTACCAATTATGTATATTTGCATTTGTCGATATTTATAAAATCAATTCTAATGGACAATTACTATCAAAATATTTATATAATTTTATATTTAATGAAAATATTTATAGCAGTGAAATTATGAAAGATATAACTGATTTTAAGGTCGAAAATAAAATCGATATTTATAAATCAGTCCAAAATAGATACCGTAAAACAAGGTCCGATAAGATGGATGTTGAAGAAAGAAATGTCCAACAGTTATTTAGAAAATTTAATTTAGGCAATATGTTTGGTGCGTTTGATCAGATGGAACAGTTAGATACAGCCGATACAACTGGATTTACAATAGAAACAACTACTAATTTAGAAAACGAAACTGGGTTAACTGAATTAACAGAAGAACATCAAATAAACTTGGAACACGACGAAAGTATTATAGGGACTGGGATGGCGGATGATCACGATGGTAATATAGATGATTATGACTAATCACTTTCTTTAATTATTAAAATTACATTTCTTTAATTTAGGAACTATAAATCAAGTTACTAGAGAAAATAGGGACCATTTACTAACATAAACAGAGTTATTGAATGGTATAATTAATATTTTCCAAACTTTAAACATCAAAATTATCATTACAATAATATTTTATCTTCCTATATATATGGAATTATTTATATTATTTTTTTTAATAGTATTATTCTTGTATTCAACTAGAGAAAATTATGTAAATTATATAAAATTACCAAAAGATAAAAAATGTCTGTCTATTAAATACCCCTACATTGACCCTATTTTTAAAACAGATAACCATATTAAACCACAAATATATAATAATAAACACAATTATTATGTCCGAAATTATACTAAAGGCGAAATCAATGAAATATTAAAGACAATTCCGTTAAATAAAACAAATACCATATATAAAGAACTGTCTGACAGAACCAACGTTGATTATAAACGTGTTTCTCATTTATTTAATTATCTTCAAACTATTCTTTTAACGACCTTTAAGAAAGATATCAATTCTAATTTATCCAAATTACATTGTGCTGGTTTGTCAAATTGTAATCCTCAAATCATTAATAAAAAAATTATTAAAATACAACACAATAATGATAATTATCATTTTACAGTTCATTTAGAATTACTTATTAAATCAAAATCATACAGTATTATATTATTAATAGCGGTCGAGTTTAACAATAATATATATTTAATTAATTCTATAAAGTTTGATGGTATTAAATTTACAGATAAAATATATTTATTACCAGGTTTAGATGTAGATCATCGTTATATTGATATCTATAATAACGACGATGTTCCCTATAAAGCTAATAATGATTATTTAAAATTATCTACTGAAGAAAAAATACTTTTTAGTAAAACATCGGTTAAAAAACGTTCCATTAATGATCAACTATTTTATACAACAAAATCGTGTTATGGAAAACACGCATTTAACCAAAATGAATGTGAATTGGGGTATAATTTATATGGAGAAAAAGTTGAAAAAGGTGTTTGGAAGTAATCGATATCGTTTTAAATCCATATTAAAATATAATACTATTGTCATATTCACCTTTAATTAAAAATAAATAAGATTGTATTCAAAATCCCATTTAAATCAATCGATATATTAATAAGAATACTTTGTTTTATTACGAGGCATTATAAAGTACTTTATAACGTAGATTATATTATAATAATACAATAGGTATTATTATAATATTAAAATAGTTTAATATTATAATGGTACAATTTAACGAACGCATTAAATACAGTATTATTATGTATTTAATTATTTCAATATATGTTTGGATTAGAAAACCATCATTATTATTTTATAATGGCAAAGTTAAGAGTTTTGGTATAGGTAGAAATAAAACTATATTTTATTATCCCCTTTTAATGATTGTATCTGCTATAGTAATATACAGTATATTATTAAATTTCTATTAATATTCCACTCATAATAATATTTGTAGAAATAAATATTATTATGAGTGAATAAATAAATAATTATAAAAATATTATCTCGTATTAAAACAAATGGAAGTGAAACAAAAAAAACGAAAATTTAAAATAATTGAAAAACCAAAAGTGTTGATGTTAAAAACTCCCGAAGAAATGTTTAAATTTCTATTTCATAATCAAATAAATATGGATTTTTTAACAAAATATAATGTTAAACCATCTGAAATGATAGATACTAATAGTTCAACGGGACAAGCAATTTTAAAAGATGGTAAACAATTATTGAAAACGATTCTTAAAGACTATAATATTTCGGATATTCATACCAATACTTATATAAAAACACCCATAAATACTTTAGGTATTATCAATATTAATAATATAGGTAATAAAAAAAATATATATTTTAAGCATTATACCCCAAAATCTTATAGTTTATTTTATAATATTTTAGCCACTTTTAATGAAAGTATGTTACAAAAATTAGATACAGAAATATATACTAAACAACTTGGAATATATGGTAGCACTATTCTAAAAGATAAAGATGCTGTACTCGATTTTATAGGAAATCCAATAAAAGATACGATTTCAAAATCCTTAAATAAGATCATTGCAAACTGTAAATCGATATCAAAATGGCTAAATAAAAGTATTGTCATTTTTCAAGATAGTATTCCTGATAGTAGTTTTGCCGAAATAATAAATTGTACGCACCCTTCCGTAAATACTTTAACAAATGATATTATTATTATATATGTAAATTACAATAAACAATTTGATTTTGAACCCGTAGTTCATATTAATGTGGATATTAGAGGTAAGATTAATTATATTATTAATAATACTCCTGGTGAAGAAGTCCAAAAAACCCATATTTATAATTTACTTAAGAAAGTTAAAGAGGCTAAGTCTGTTGTTAATGTAGTCTCAAAAAAATTTAAAGTGATTAAGCCAAAGCCAAAAACAACCTACATTGAGTTTAATCCATACGATAAAAATCAAGAACTACCAATTATAGAAATAAATATTACCGAAAGTCTTAAAAAAACATTTTTATTAGGACACGAAATTAATAGTTACCATAATATTTATGATGATGTAGAAACAAATGATTTGGCTGGAAGAATTAAATTTAATTCAGATAATACTGCCAATGTTGATTGGTGTGAAGGATTTCCCAATAAATAATATAATTATATATAAATGAAAACTGTTCGATTTTCTAATTTAAACGAAATTAGATATTATCGGGATGACGAAATTATATCAAAGGTTGACTATACTAAATATATATTTGGCTCAATTATAATATTATATTTAGGTTATAGAATTTTAATAGAAATATACAATAATAATTAAGACTTCCTTAAAAATAATTTTATTAAATTTGATACATAATATGACTGTTATTAATATATAAATGACTAATAGAGAGACTAATAGAAATGATTGTAGAGAATCATATATATCAAAACTAAAAGCAGCCAGATCATCTAATTATAATAGTTATAGATCAATAGCTGAATTTTTAGATAATTCGGTTGATGGCAAATCAACCAATATTACTATTAAACTAATATATGATATTTCTACACCTCCAAATCTTTTAAAAATAATTATAATAGATAATGGTATTGGTATTGATAATATTGGATTAACCGCTACGCATGGATTTTCGCGTGAAAGGAAAGATGAAGAAGGTGGAGAATTTGGCTATGGATATAAACTAGCAGCAATTAATATGTCTGATAAATTAACAATGATAACAAATACTACACAAAAAAACTATCAGAGAGCTACCTGGAATCAAACACAAATGGCTAAAGATGATAATTATGAACCGTATTTAGAAAAAAACAAATCAATTATGAAGGAGTTTAAAGGTATAACTAATTCATTAACAGGCACAGTATCCATTTTTGAAGAACTTCTGTCTATTACTAAAAGTTCCATTTGTCCTGATAGCCTTGGAAATTATGTTCAAAAAAGATATGAAAAATTTATTAGAGATGGAACTATAGAATTTAATATTAAAACAGATGGCTATAAAAAAGAAGAATTCTATAAAACAATTGATTCAAAAACAATTTCGCTATATGACCACTCACAATGTGAAACATTCACAACTACACTTTCAATTTATAATAATAATAATAATAAACTTAAATTTATATTGAATGGGTATATAACTGAAAAAGAAGAAAGAGAGCTTATGCTGGATAAAGTAATAACTCCAGGGAAAAATGGAAATTATAGGATGAACGATTTTGAAGACAAATCATATATTCCTAACACTATTTCACATACTTTAGTAGGTGAAATAGTACTAAATACAAAAAATTTTGTCCTAGCAAAGATGCATGAGACCACTTTTTTACCACATGGAAAAATTGATATATTGCGGAAAAATTATGTTATTACTGATAATTCTATATCATATGTAGCAGATCATGGCGATGGTTATTCAAATTATATTTATCATCAATTAAACTATAATACATCTGATTTAGATGGATACTTAGGAACAAATGTTAATAAACAAAATAATGGAATTATACGGGATAAAGAATTATATAAAGTATTGCATTATATGCAGCGGAAACATGAAACTAAATTTAGAAAAAAGAACAAGGAAGAGGCTAAAAAACTAAAAAATGACGAACTTACAAATATAAAATCATTAACAACGATTAACACAAAAATTAACTCACTTTTGAAAGAAGAATTATCCAATTCTATTTTAGAAAAACTAAAAGAACAAATCACTAAAATGAATGATATAGATTCAACAGGTAGTTTATGTAAAGCTAATAAAATAGAATTTTATAATTTATCAGTTTTAAATGAACTTAAAAAAGGAAAAATAAACCAATTATATGATAATATTAAGCAATTAATCACATTAAATCAGAAATCTGATCTAGATAAGATAGACGCGTTTATTTCAAGTATTAAAGAATTAGACCCCTCCAGTAATATTACAAGTTCGATGAATATAGATTTAGATGTTATTTATAGAGAACATAAAACTAAGTTAGAAAATGATACATTACAACAATTATACAATGATTTTAATGAACTTATTACACAAAATATTAATGAATCTAATTTATCTAAATTAAAAGATATTATTGCTAATATTAAAAAGTTAGACCCTACTGGGATTATTTCTAATAGTTTTAATGAGAACTTTAGCAGTATTAATGGTAAATATAATGTTCGTGTAGAATTATTGAATAATGAGTTAAAATTAACTGATTTAACACAAAAATATAATGATATAAACACTCTTATCCATAAAATCCCTACAGCGTCTATATTAGATGAACTTAAAAAATTAATTAATTCTATTAAAAATATTGATCCAGATGGAACTGTTTCTGAAAATATTACGTGCCAACACCCAGCATTTAATACCCTAGATGATATCTACCAGAACCAATTATCGGCTTTAAAGCAATCTAATTATACTATTGGTAAAAAAAATATTGAAAAAATATACAATGATATAGATAAATTAATTAAATTAACCCCGGTTCAGTCTGAATTACCTACCCTTAAAAGTTTAATTAATGACATTAAAAATCAAGACCCAAATGGCGATATTTATAAAACGTTATCAATCGATCTTAAGTTTAATTCTATTGATGACATTTATACACAATATGCCATTACATTAAAAAGTAATAGAATACAACAATTATATAGCGATTTTAACAACTTTTGCCTTGAGACAATTACTGCCGATAACTTGTCTAAATTAGAAAATAATATTACCCATATTAGGAGATTAGACCCATTGGGAGATGTTTCAGCCACTCTGAATTTTGATGCATTGTTTAAATCATTTGACGATATGTTCCAGAAACGAACGACATTATTTAAAATTAGCGAGTTAAAAAAATTGTATGTTGAAATTGCTGAAATTATTGATTCCTCATCAGAACCCACCGAATTTACATTAAATAAGCTAAAGAATATAATTAGTTCAATTAAAACACTTGATCCAAATGGAACACTACATAAAAATGTAACATTTCCTTACAATCAATTGGATCTATTATATTCCAACCAATTAAAAATATTTAATAAAGCACAAATAGAATGGAAAACTTCCATTTATTTGGGATTATGTGAATGTTCCGATAATGGAATAAAGTTGAAAGATAATAAAATTACTTTTAAATTTGGATATACAACACAAGATATTATAAAAAGAGATAGTGGGGGCGACTATTCAAAAATAGGATGGCGGCGAATTATTAGCTCTTTTATTAATAAAGACGGAACTATAAAAGAAGGACAGCAGATTAAGGCTGAAAAAGATTTATATGCAAAATTAAGTTCATTAAACAGTATTACATGGTTAAAAAAAACAACGGGAACTATAGAAAGTAAAGAATATTTTACAATTAATAAAGACTGCTATTTCAATGTTATAGATATTTTCAACGAAATATCTTTAGAATATAGACCAGAAATTGGGGACATATTCAATTAATCTAATTAATCTAATCTAATTAGATTAGATAGAAGATTAATCTCTTATTTCAATTTTCTTTACATTTTTTTTTACAGGTTTTGTGTCCAAATATTTATCTAATTTATTCAGATTTTTATCTATTTCTGGTTGACTAAGTTTGCACGATTTTTCAATACTTGTAAAATAATTAATTATAGTTGCGGTAATAGAATTAAGCACAATAACGAAAGATTGGACCACAGAATAACCCAATTTCCCAGAACCAAAAATAGTAAAAAAGGGTTCTCTAATAACCGAAACATAATAAATTAAGGCATACGCAATTAAAAAATAAACCACGTGACGCAACCCCTCTTTAATTACATTTAAAGCATTGACTCTATCGCAATTTTTTTTAGATGAATATATCGAAATTCCAGATCCTATTACAAATGTAAATACTGATAATAATGAGCAATACACTAATATAGGTGATATTGTAGAAGGAAATAAATCTAGTATGAAATAATTGGTTATAAATATAGCAGGTATATATAATAAAATGACTATAATAATACACAATACTAAAGTATTCATATATATATGAATACTTTAAAATTAAATAACTTTAATTACATTTTATTAAATTTAATTTAGATAAATTTGTAATATTTAGATCGTCGATGCTGTTTAGTATTTCATATTTAATAGTTGGATTTAAACAGGTCTCATAAATTATAAAAATATTTATATCTTTAATAATATTACAAAATGCTGTTATATAATTGCTAAAATTGTCTGTAGATACAAACTTAACTTGATAATTATTACCTACGATACTATTTATTTTTTTTACTCTATTATTCAAATAAATTAAATTTAAATCTGTTTTGTAATTTAACTTATTATTTAATATTACAACATTCGATTTATTGTTTGTCTTATTGTTTGTATTAGTATTTGTATTAGTATCTAACTCATTGTTATCAAAAATATTTTTTATAATTTCAAATGATAGCAATGTATTAATAAGTGTTTCATTTGACGCTTTCAATTTAATCGTTGTATTAAACAACGACGCATTACATATTGGACATAGATTATTATAATTTAAATGATGTAATAATGAATTAAATGATACACAATGGTTACAATCCAATATAATACTTACGCTGTTCTTTATATTGGATATTGAACAGTATAAAGTTTCATTTGTATCATCAACACATAAATCATAATTAATATTATATTTTTCTAAGATAGATTCAAACATAAATAATGTTCCATATATATTAATATTTTGTGGTAAATCTTTTATACTATTAATTCTAATAATGGATGTATTAATATTACTAATTTTATTATAGTATAGTATAAAATTATTTGTAATAAAATTAATATTCAAATATAAATCATTATTATAGTTTTTGTCAAAAACCATATCTTTAATTTTAGTATAATTGTTATAATCCAAATTGTTATTTTGTTCAATAAAAATATTTTTACAACCTAGATTATTTATATATACAAAATAATCATTATTTAATATTATTTCTAAACAATCTATTATAATTATTAAATCGTAATTTGTTTTTTTTATAATAGTGTTTTTAAAATCATTATCTATTAAAATTGTATCATAATTATTATTATTACTGCGATCATTACGGCGATTATTACTGCGATCATTACTGCGATTATTACTGCGATCATTACATTTAGATATAATTAATATTTTTTTAGTATATTTATTAAACATATCTATAAATTTGGACTCATTTTTGACATTAAATAAAAAATAGGTATTAAGTGATATATACTTATAATCTTCTTTAATAAGTATTTTTTTTTGAGATAAATTAATAATCTGATTGTTTAATACTATACTATTATTATTCACACACTTAATAAGCATATTTTTATCTAATTTTTTAACAATATCATACTGGTTATTTATATATTTATAATATTTATTAAAATAATGATTGTTAAATTTAAAGTCCTGGCGTGTATAATTAAGCAATTCAATTAATTTTTTTTTCTGAGGTATAGAATTATTTATAAAAAATATATTAACATAAATATATATAATATAGTTATTAATAATTTCCGTTTCAATTTTATAATATTGACAATTTTTATAACAATATGGTACAACGTGCTGGTTTAGATCTTTTAAATTATTAAATTGTAAATATTTTATTTTAATCCAGGTCATTTAGATATTATTCTACTTATAATTTTAAATATTTACGATTATATATATATTTCATATATAAATATTTTCTAAGTATTATTAGTAAATATTTGTATGAAATATAGTATACAACCAAATCTTATTTCCAAGAATAGTATACAACAAAATATATTTGGTAAATACCATTACCAAATAATTTTTTTATTTGTATTCATATTTTCTTTATTATTATATTTAAAATATATTGATAAACCTACTAAAGAAGAAAAATATAAGACTTTATTAAATTTTTATAATAAAATTTACAATTAGAATCTATTATTTATTTTCTTTTTATATATAATGGATTCTAACAAATTAGGTGGTAAAATTGGAAGAAACGATACTATAACTTTTGAAGAAGCTGAAAAAAGATTTAACGAATTTTACGACGATCCTCAACGAAATAAAACCAGTATTGGGAGACTAAGGGCCAAAATGTTTGATTCTATGTATCAAAAAAAACACAAAACAAAATCCGGTAATAAAAGAACATTTAAATGTAACCCAAGCGACACCTATAACGAAGAGTTAGACTTAGAACCCGGACAATGCGAAAAGGGGTCAGCGAAATATAATTTAGAAATGGGACCCAAAACATTTGATATTGAAGGTGTCGATTCATTTCCAGAAGGAACACCCATTGATGTAAATCAGAATGGAAAAGAAGTGACCGTTATTTCTAAAGGATCTTCTAATTATAAAAGACAAACGGATTCGCATATTGACCCAGATGATTTAGTAGAAAACCCAGATGGCACTTTTACATCTGATAAAATATATGGTCCAAGGGTTAAACAGTCAGGGAAATTATATAATGAACATTTTAAAAATAAATATGAAGAGTTAGTGGATGAAGAACGTTTTGGAACGGGTAAGGAGGATAATGCTAAAAATATTGTAGAAATATACTGGGATAGGTATAATAGTGGGTGGACAAACAATGAAGGGAAAAAGTATGAAAGAAAAAATAAAAAAAAAAGGAACAAAAATATTTCATCCGAATTTGTAGATGATGATGACGAAGGGGATAGTGAAGATGAAGATAGCGAAGATGAAGATGAAGATAGCGAAGATGGGGGAAGCGAAGATGAAGATAGCGAAGATGAAGATAGCGAAGATGAAGATGGTGAAACCGAACTGTTTGAATTTGAAGATATGAATGGTAATTTATATAAAATGGATGCTGAAGGAGGTGTTTACGGCGAAGATAATGTCAAAATACATAATAATATAACTGACACTGAGGTTAATAAACTAATTAAAGAAGCAGCATTAGAATCGAAATTAATAAAAAAAATAGCTGAAAACACGTATATTTTAGATATAAATACTTCATCTGATGAAAATATTTCGATAAGTAACTTAGAAAATAATATAATTTATTTTAATAATAAAACTGATAAATACTACATATATAATCAAATGACTGATGAAGTTTATAAAATAAAAACTTTAATAGATAATGAAATTGTTATTGATAATAGTGAAAAATATTCTAGTTTGGATGACTTATTAGAAGCATTAGATATATCTGAAACTGATTTAGATATAATAGAATATCCGGAGGAAGATAATTACACACAATCTGAGTATGCCCCTCCGTTACCTATTTCATCGGAAGAACAACCTGATTATGCTCTCCCATTACCTATTTCAGAAGAAGAAGTAAATGTTGAATCTGTTGAAGATAATGAAAGTATTATTAGTTTAGATGATGTTGAAACTACCCAAAGTGATCGCAGTGAATCAGAAACAGAAACAGCCAAAAACCCTCTAGATGTCGAAACGGTGCATACCGATGGCGAAGAAAACCCTCTAGATGTCGAAACGGTGCATACCGATGGCGAAGAAAACCCTCTAGATGTCGAAACGGTGCAAGATGACGATGATAATGAACAATTATTTGATGTCGAAACTATACAGGCTCTAGGCGAAGAAAATCCGGTAGATGTTGAAACGGTGGAAGATGACGATGATAATGAAGCATTATTTGATGTCGAAACTATACAGGCTGATGGAGAAGAAGATGAAATAGGTGAATATGATCAAGTAGAAGTAGAAGGTGATGGAGAAGGAGAAGGAGAAGGAGAAGGAGAAGGAGAAGGAGAAGGAGAAGGAGAAGGAGAAGGAGAAATAGGAGAAGATGAGGAGGAGGAAGATTTTGATTTTATGGCAGCGCTAACAGCAATGGATAACACAGAGATATAAATACATATTATTTATTAAATTTAATAAATAATATCTAGATTAATAATATATATGAGTTTAGAACAACCCATTACAAAAAGTATAGAATTAAATAATACTCAATTATTAAATGAGATTAATAATTTAATGGATATAAAAACAAATTATATGGAATATTTAAAAGATTCTTGGGAAAAAAAAAAGAAATCAAAAAAAATAGAAGACTATGTTTTAGAAATAAATGATTTTGTAGGTTCATCCGACAACAACCAAATTACAACTTCTAAATTAAATATAGTTGAGGAAAAAGGCGTTGAATCAGACCAATTATCAATACGTGCTTATAACAATGATGGAATTGTATACGAAAAACAACTCATAATTCCTAAAACTATTAATTTGGAGGATGCCGTCCAAAATATTAATTTCGAAATCAAGAAAAAAAATGTTATTAATACCTTAAAAAATTTAATGGATCGAATAAATAATATAGATAACATTAAATTAAATACGGATGTTCCAGACGAATATAGTATTAATTTAAGAGAAAGTTATAAAAAAGAATATATTGCTTTAAAATCGCACTATAAAGATTTAATAAATACAAGAAATTTATTAATTAGTTTTAAAAATACGGTTCTAACCAATACAACCCAATATAATAATAGATTAGACAGTTATTTTAATTATTATGAATCAAAACTAACAAATCAATATTCGGAACTTAAAACCCCTGACACTAAAGAAAAATATAAAGAGTATTTAGATTTATCCACAATAATTGCATCTAAATTAGGATTCAAAACAGATGAAACCAACTATATTGAATATTATAATCATACATTAAATTGTTCTAATATTGGGAGTATTGTAAATGAATTGAGTGAATCTGAATTAGAAATAGTACCCTATTTAAGTGAACAATCTATTATTATAAACCGTGAAGATATACTAAATAGAAACATTAATCCAGGTATAAATGAAATACAGTATTATTTATATAAAAATTCGAATAAATCAATTGTAGTTAATTATAATAATATATTAACCCAATTAAAAAAAGAACCCATTAAAGCTAAAATCGAAATTAAAAAATATTTTACAGGAACCCCTCCTAAACAAAATATGGCTGAACCAGAACCAGTTCCTGTAAAAGGCTCGCCAATCATTACAAATAAAAAACGAATTATAAAAAATAGTCAAGATTATACTGGGAGCATTTCTATAAATTTGCTGTATAATCATACCCATAAAAACTATTTATCTATACATTATTCATTAAGTTCGTTAAAACCTGGGCTCGAAATAGGAGAGTTTATTACTAGTAAAATGGAATTGGCTAAAAAATATATTAATTTAAATAAATACTTAGATTGGAGAATTAAACTGGATGATTATTTTATAAATAAGATAATACAAAATAATAAGGAAATATTATTACCAATCGTTATTCATAACAACTGTTTTGCCTCAGTATTACATTACTATACTTTTTCTAAATATAATAATAGACGAGATATAGGAGGTGAGAAAAAATATCAATATCAACAATTTGCCAACAGTTTATTAATAAATAAAGATGGGGATGTTCGGAAAGATGGAGTAAATTCGCGGCTCTGGGGTAAAAGATTGTTGGAAATTATAGACTATCACGATTATGATGTAGGACCCGATTGGAAGAGTGATAAAACGGATGTAATTAAACGTGCCTTATATGCCAAATATTACCAAAATGATGATCTTAAGAATATTTTATTAGAGACAAAGGATGCTATTTTATTGATTTTAAATGATTCAAAAACATTAAGTTTTAATATAGATTTTAATTCAATGACTGTACGATATTTATTGGAAAATAATATAGAGCCTTCTTTTTATACAAAGTATTCCACTGATAAAACGATGTATGATTTAATAATAAATAGATTATTGGAAGAATCGACGACTGGACTAGGAGCAACGGAGGTAGGGGCAACGGAGGTAGGGGCAACTGGGGTAGGGGCAACTGAGGTAACACCCCCAGTTATTAAATCATTAAATACTACCCCAAAATCTACTAATATAATTAATGAAACTATTGTGTCTTTATTTAATCAGTTAGAAGTTAATCTAAAGAAAAATAAACTAACTACAATAGATTTACCTGTAAATAAAAATTCGTTATATTATAGTATTATACATGGTTTATATAATTTAAAACGAGAACCAATGTTATTTTCTTTAGAAAATAGTTACAGTTCCTCTATTAAATTTATAAATGTAAGAGAATCAGAAGAATTCTATCAACCCATATTTCTAGAAGCAACCACCCAATTACGGACCAATATTGCCGAATTTATTCATTTAAATTTATTACAGGCATCTTTAAATCCGGAACTTACATTAATTAAAAAAAATATTAAAAATTTAGATGATTATTTAAACACCATTCGAACGATGCAACCGAATGGTGAGATTGCTAAAGCAGTATCCCAGGGTGATAAGGTTGATACAACTGTGTTAATCGCATTGTCATCCATGTTTAATATAAATTTAGATATATATGATACAGAATCGTTAAAACCATTTACAATACTAGCATCCAGCAGTAAACAGATTTTTAATATTCCTTCCGAATTTAGCCAACAACCCACAACATTATCATTAGGATTTTTAACAGACAGTTATTATACATTGATAAATAATACGAACTACAAATTAACATTGTGGGATAAACGCATTTATTACATTATATCTATTCAATATAAAACAACTGATTATTTATTAGCTTCCTATTATGAAGGAAATGATTTTAATGTTGTAGGTATATTTAATGATGCTGATAAAACTTGGGACAGTACAGGGGACGATATAATAGATGAAACATTGGGGGGTATGGCAACTGCTTATTGGAAGGAAAATAGTACTGATCCTAAACTAAATAAAGATATAAAAACTGAGATTTATTGGAATAATATAACAACTAATAAAATATATCACGAACAATTTGGTTTAGAACCTATAGGCGATTTGGTTGCTGATGTGGATGAAGGGAATATAATTGAATATTATATAGATTTTAAATAAATTTGAACGGATAATTACAATAATTAATTATTATAATTCATATTGATGTCTGCTGTGGTTTCATTTTCACCCAAATGGTTGGAAACAACATACACAAAACAACCCATAAATACAACCATTTTCGAAAATATTACGTTGGAAGTGTCGAATAAAGAATTATCTCCTATTTTTAATAAATTAGATATTAAAAATATAAGATTAGGTCTAAAACATAGATCAAGAGAAGTGGATGAGGGGAAAGAGAAAGAAGAGGACAAGGGGAAAGCAGAAATAAGAGAAAAACGATTAATGGAATATATACAGTTAGATAGTAAAAAATATTATTTTACAAATGAGGATTTAAAGATATTTTTGGATAATCCAAAATTTAATATAGATTATTGTAATATCTATAGTCCTCTTTTTAAAAATTATGGTAAACCTGTTAAAAATATAAATTATTTAAAAAATACTATTTATACCGAATTTATTAATAAATTAGAAGATTATTATTTAGAAATAAATCACCAAGACCAAGAGAATTATACCCCTAAAACATATAACAAAATATATAATAATAATTCGGATAGTGAATCTGAAGATGAATGGGATATTAATTAAAATCTTTATCTATAATAAATGTTTTTAATTAATCGAATTTATCCCCTTTATTTTTTTATTTCATTATTTATAGGGTTGCTGCTAACATATTCAACAGCTCCCACGCCTGACATTGTTATAACATATCCTACCCCTGAAACAGCTGATAAATTAATTTATAAAGATAAGGCTAATAATTGTTTTAAATTTATTAGTGAGCAAGTGAATTGTCCAAGTGATATTTCTAAAATTAAAAAAATTCCAATTATTAATAAATAATATTAAATTATATTAAATTAAATTAAAATCTTTATTTAATATAATATTATAGTTTATGGAAAATATTTTATTAAGCAATGAAGGACGTATTATTATTTCGATTCTATGGGGATTGGGATTAGCGACATTATTTAGAAAAGTATGTGTTGGGAGAAGTTGTATTGTAATTAAAGCCCCCAACATAAAAACAATACAAAAAAATATTTATGATTTTGAAGGAAAATGTTATAAATTTAATTCAACAATAACTAAGTGTAATTAATATTTCGTTTAATTTATTATAATTAGTTCTTAATTTATAATATATGTCAACTCCTTTAAACGAATTATCGAATAATATGCCCTCCAATCAAAATAATGAAATTATTGGCGAAATAATAAACGAAATGAATGATGGTGATCAATTTGATACAAATTTAGACGGTAATGGTAATGTAAGTGGTAGTAATATGGGCAATATGGGCAATGGTAATATGGGTAATGGTAATATGAGTAATATGGGCAATATGAACAACGATCCACATTTAGATAGACAATTAGATTCAAACATAAATATGTTAGCTGGGGATAATTTAAATAATATAGATAATCATTTTATGCCATCTATAAATATAGATACTGTGCCAGAATTATCAATGAAAGATAAGATTTTAAATATGGTAAAAGATCCATCTGCTGTCGTATTAATATATTTTATACTATCATCTCCTGTTATAAATAAATTACTGGCACAAAATATACCTAAACTATTTTCAAATACCATATCCAATACAATGAATTGGGTGTCTCTATCTATTAAATCTATTATAGCAGGGGTATTATTTTATATTTTTAAATTGGTTTTATAAATTATTTATATTATTCTATAATATAGAATGAATATAAATAATATAATTGCATACTTTTTAATTATTATTATAATTTCTATTTTATGTCCAAAACTAACTAAAAATTCATCATTTTTCCTAATATCATTAATAGTTATAGGTTATAATATAACTAGAAATCTTCCTGTATCAGTGGCGGTTAGTCTATTTATAACGTATATTTTAGTATTATTAAACAATAAATCGAGTTTAATAACCGAAAATTTTAAATCTAAGAGTAAAAAATCAAAGGGGAAGAAGGGGAAGAAGGAGAGGAAAAGGAAAAAGAAGAAGGTAGTTGAGGAAGAGGAAGAGAGTGAGGATGGCGGAGAGAGTGAGGAAGAGGGAGAAGAACATACTTTAGATTCTAAAGAATCTTTTTTACAAAATTATAAATCACTTTCACACGCACAAAGCAAAGGCTTAAATAAAGATACTAGAGATTTAATAAAAACCCAACGCAGTTTAATAGACACGCTTAACACAATGGGTCCAACGCTTAAAGACGGTAAGAATGTCTTAGATACATTTAAAAATTATTTTGGTAAGGAAGGCATGGATTTAAAGATATAATATATATATACAATTATGGATATTAATAAATCGCAATTAACCCATTTAAGAAAATTATTTATGAATCAAAAAATAGGTGTAACATTTAGTTGTTTCGATTTGTTACATTCAGGACATATATTAATGTTAAAGGATTCTAAATCAAAATGTGATTTGTTAATTGTTGGATTACAAACAGATCCAACAATTGATCGTCCAGAAAAGAATAATCCTATTTTAAGTTTGGAAGAAAGACTCATATCGTTACAATCTATCAAATATATAGATTATATAATTACGTATGAAACAGAGTCGGATGTTTTAGAAATTTTAGATAAACTTAAGGCAGATATTAGAATTTTAGGGAGTGATTATATTGGAAAAAATTTTACTGGTAAAGATATAGATTTAGAAGTATATTATCACGATAGATTTATTCACGATTACAGCACATCTAAGTTAAGAAAAAGAGTTTATAATATTGAAAGATTGAAAATAGAAAATACGGAATAGACTTTCCTATCTTCTATAAATACTTAAATCAAAATTTTTGAAATATATTAGATAATTAATAATTAATTATCTAATCTTGTTTACTAATCTAGAACATTAACCTATCGATGTAATTACATAGAGGTCATTAACAGAGGTCACTAATAAAGAATTAAAATAGCATTATATATATATAGAATGGGTAAGATTATAAAAGCATATAATTGTGATAATTTTGGGAAAAAAATCCGTATACAATGTGGTTCTGGTAAAATATCAGGTGTCAATATTGATTATAGTGGTTTAAAAAGGGATGAACGGATCGTTAAAAATATAACGTTACTATTTGATAATGGAACTAAATTAATAGTTGTTATTAAAATTGCACCAATATATCGTAAACAAAAGTTAAACCCATACGATCGTACTAATTATAAAGAGTTAGGTGAAAAACCTCGTACAAATGAATACATTCATGAATCGGATATATATAATTTTTTTAAATTACAATCAGCTAGCGATAAAATCGTAGCCAATTATGTCTTAAAATCCTATTCTTCTGGAGAATCTGCTGATGGAAAATTTTTTATTAATAACGAGTCCTTTAATTTTTTAGATAATACTTCAATTAAAGCTGATATCCGTCGTTATTTTAGTGATGCGGTTGATTTGGTATATATTATAACGGAACCTATGACCGATGCTGTGGATTTCTATAAACATAAACCCACTGCCTCTCAAACGACACATTTTATTACATCCACATTTGATACCTTAACATATTTATATGAACATTATGAATTTTGTCATTGGGATTTCCACAGTCTAAATACGCAGTTTAATAAAAAAACTGGAGATCCAATTATTTTTGATTTTGATTTATCAACTGTAAATAAATACAATAGTTCTGATTATATAAATCGAGTTTCATTTATTGAAAATGTTATTAAATATCATTGTAAAAAATATGATGGTAAAATAACTCCAGCACTATTTCAAAAAAATAAGGTAATATTGGGACATAATTGGGATTTATTTATGTTTTTATCTAGTTTAAAGGATCATTATCCGGGAGACAGTTTAAAACAATTTGCTATTAAATTAAATAAAATAGATTATACAGATTTAATAAATACATTTTTATTTTCCTTAAAGTGTATGGATATAATTAGATGTCTCTTTCGAAAAATTAATATGCCCTCATTATTTAAAACAACAATACCTTTAAGCACAGCAAGTCAGACATTCGGAGTAAATTTAATGGACAAAGCGTATGAGCAAATAATTGAAATAATTGATTTAAAATATTTAACTAAAGAACAACACGATTTTTACGCTAAATATCCTTATTTTCTGGATTCGTTTTTAAAAATATTTATCCAATATATGGTGGATATATTTAACTTATCTAAAGGAGATATTGTAGAATTAGACTCGTATGATGTGCGTTTTTTTACCTCGTACATAATGTTCCTAGAAGGAGATTATTATATATAAATTCTTTTTTTTTATAATAATATGACAAGACCATTAACTTGGTAAATTACTTATAGTTGTATGCTCTATGTATGATCAATGTATGAACAATGTCCACTTGTTTATACATAGACTATTTCAATTTTAAATCGTTAAATTAAATTCTTTCCAATAAAAAACTTTAGAGACTTTTAAATTCTCAAATACTTTTTAAAAAATCCTTCAAAAAATCCCCCCGGTGGTTTTTTTGGGTTTTTTTAAAAAACATCAAATAAATCCTAATAAAAACATCAGAAAACATCAGTTAATATACCTATATTTAGGTTTTGATGTTTTCTGATGTTTTTATTAGGTTATTTAAATATTATTATTTAAAAAAAAAATATATTATATAATTATGTATGAATATGTCTGTTCGCTATGCAATTATAATTCAAATCACCTAGGAAACTTCCGTCAGCATATAAACACTATGAAGCATATAAAAAAAACAGAGACATTAGGAGATTTATGTTCACAAATAGTTGAAAAAAACCAATTGACTCCTATTGACTCCCAATTGACTCCTATTGACTCCCAATTGACTCCTATTGACTCCCAATTGACTCCTATTGACTCCCAATTGACCCCGATTGACTCCCAATTGACCCCGATTGACTCCATTTGGAATCAGACTGATTCTTTGGTGATTTCATATGATTCTTTGGTGACTTCACCAGACTCCTTAGTAATTCCCATTGATTCATTGACTCAGGTTGAAACAAACATGTTTAGTTGCAAATATTGTAAAAAAACATATTCTAAAAATAGTAATTTACATCGCCATATGCGTAAATGTGCTGAAAAAGATAGCAAATACCAAAATACCCCCCCTATTGATCAAGAAAATTTAATGGAATATATAAAGGTTATAAAACAAGAAAATGAGATAATAAAAAAGGAGAAAATTTTAATGAAAAATGAAATAGAAGTATTAATTAATAGGGTTGGGAATACAAATATAAATATTCAACAAAACATTTACATAAATAATTATGGCAGTGAAAATCTGGACTATTTAAATAATCGTTATTTAACAATGTTGCTAAAAACCCCATATACATCTATACAAAATTTATTAAAAACTATATATTTTGATCCAAACCATCCAGAAAACCATAATATTAAAATACTTAACCGTAAGGAAAAATACGCATCGGTGTATAAAGACGGGGATTGGGAATTAAGAAATAAACGAGATATAATAGATAATATAGTAGATAATGGTTATAATATAATCGATTGTTATTTCGATGAAAAAGGTATTTTATTAGAAAATAGCAAACAACAAAAATTTTTAGATTTTCAAAAAAATTATTTAAGTAATAGCAAAATTAAAAAAAATATAGAAAAAGATACTGAATTGATTATATTGAATGGATACAAAGAAATAGAGAATAGTAATTAAATCAGTTATACCTTTAATGGTAGAGGAGTCCACTAAAACAATAATATAAAACCCACTTCCTTTCGAAAGAACCACTCTTTCGACCCCAAAGATTATTATCCACCACAACTGATTTTGAACACCCTCATTAGATACTGGTCATTAAAACTTTGACAACTATTCCAAGTATATTCTGGATTTTATACTATGGATGCGTAATATTATGTGAATAAGCACTTTATTTGTTTTTTATATAAATATGTGCGTAATATGGATGTTCAATATAATTGCTAAGATCTGATAAGTTTTCTAAAAGTTTATCTTCTTTAATATTTTGTGGAATATTAAAATGAGCAAGATTTAGATGAGGGCTATAATGCTGAACGCGTTTTTCAGTTAATTTAAGAATAGTCTTATATACAGCTACAAGTTTTTGTGAAGGCAGTTTAGGCATGTTTGATGTTATATCTTCTTTATTTTTAATAATCAAATTTAAATAATCAAATTTAATAATCACATTAAATAATCACATTAAATAATAAATTCTAATAGTATATATATTATAGGATATTTGGGAATAGTGGGAGGCAGTTTATTATTAATAAAAAAAATTAATAATAAAATATTATTAAATAAATTAATGGTTGATAGCGATAATATTCTTATTATCAAAGATTGTGATCAGAAAGTTTTATTTAAATTAAATAAGTTTCTAATAAAAAACGATTTTGTGAATGAAATCTTACCTAAATGCGACAATAATCCAATTTATAATACCTCTAAAGTATACTTTGAAGAATATGTTGTCGACGGAGTAAACCAATCTTCCAAATTTTGCTCCAATATATCGACAAAATTTAAAACTGATTATGCTATAGTTTTAAAGTGCAAAAAAGAAGAAGCTTGGGGAGGTTTGGGGAATCAACATTACGTATTACAGTTAAACTCTAAGAGTAAAATAGTTACTTTAAGAGACTTAATTAGGAACAATGTATAAGTGAGTCATATTCGTTGTTAACGCGGTCTCTACAATACTTATACAGTGGATTATATTTACATTCCAAAAACCATACACTAAGTTTATTTGCGAATATTTTATGAATATTATATATTCGCAAGTTACCATCACATTCATTTATAATATAGTGGTAAACTGGATTATCGTAATATTCAAATATTTTATTTGTAGAATTTCTCATAAATGTTGGCAAATATTTTAAATTATTGTAACTACAAATAACCTCTTTTAGACTATCGGGTAAAATTGGTAAAGCCGTTAACTGATTATTATTACAACTTAAATAGTGTAAACTATTTGGTAATTTTGGCAATTTTGTTAAGCAATTGTTACCACAATATAAAAGTCTTAATCCTTTGGGCAATATGGGTAATAACGTAATTTGATTATCACAACAAATTAAATATTCTAAATTATCAGGTAATTTGGGCAAGTGTGTTAATTGATTATTATAACAGTCTAAATAAGTGATATGATTATAGTTAGGTAGGCTTTCTATATTATTAAATGATTTACAACTATGTATTTGATAATTATTATTATCAAATCCATATGTTATAACCGTATTCATACTAATGGTTATAAAAAATTTATTAAATTATACCATAGACTTTATACGAATTATTTGTTCCTTGATTAGTAAATTCAAGAACTGTTTTACTTACCATCCATTTTTCCAAGGTCTAAGGAGGGTGATTTCTAATTCTTGTCCATAATATTCATCTTCGCCAGGTTTCGGATATTTAATCATAATATCCTCCGCACTACATATTAAACTAGCGACACTAGCAGCAAATTTAACTAATTCGTTTAATTTAAATTTAATTAAATCTGTTTTCCGCATAGCATTGCTTGCTCGATACATTTCTTCCACACGATTCCAACGGAAAACGGATGCTGAGATTACTGGATCATTGTTAAACATTCTACCTGGTCTAAAATTAGATTCAGGGTCTCCAATATGTTCTCTAAGATTTTCTACAAGTTCCCAAGTATCGTCTATAAATTTAGAAAACTTTTCGGGTTGATTTGTTCTAATATCTTTAACCACATCAACTACTTCGTTTAGTCCCATTTTGGTATCGGTATCACCCATCATAATTCCAAATCTTTTTTCTGCACAATAATTAGCATCATCAAGTCCAAATTTAAAATCATATTTGTCTAGTTCTGAATAAAGTTTAGGCTTAGGATTAGGAGCGGGGGGTCTGCTATCAGCCTTTTTTTTTAAACTGGGTTTAGGTGCGCTGGGTTTGCTATTAGCCATTTTTTTAAAATTGGTTTTGACCAGTTGACATCTGTTTGAACTGCTTAAGGTACATCGTTCATTTAAATGTCCTTTGGATTTTTTATTACATCTTTTTGTGTTCTCATCGTATCCGCAATCTACTTGTCCACCTAACTGATTTATATAAGCTTGGATAATTGATGTTCCTAATTTACTAGTGGTTTTAACAAATCGGCCTGTTTTTGGATTTTGGATTTTACTATAATTCATACTATATATTATAGAAATATATTATTTTTATTCTATATTAATAAAAAATCTATATTAATAAAAAATAATATATTAATAAAAATATATTATTTTTATTCTATATTAATAAAAAAATTATTTTTGGATATTCATATAAAAGTTAAGGTTGTAGATAATTATTCAGCAACATATTTATCTAAATTTATATATTTTTTAGCACCAGCCGCATGTCTAAGTGTGGGTATAATCCTTTTAACCCAGTCATAACCAACCGCTTTTTCGCTCATTATGTACACATCGCCACTATTTAATTTAATTTCGGTAGGTGGTGCGATAGGCTTGCTTTTATAGAACCATACCCACCTCATTTTATAGTCATTAACACCTAACGAAAGACAAATTACTCTAGTCCGTTCTTTATCTCCGTGAAAGCCTATGCCACATTTTTTTAAATCATAATATCGATTACCTTCGCATATATATTGAATACTTTTAGTAATGCTACCACCCTCGCTAAGACCAGTGTCGATAGCAGTCATTAAAGAGGTTTTTACACTGCTTAGTGTTTCCAATTTTAAACTATCAACAACCCTACCTTTTTTATTTTCATAATCAGGTTCTTGTTCAAAACCATCCACAAAAACTAAATTTGCTCTCGCATTTTTATTTAAAACTTTTTTCCTCCTGGTATCCCAATATTTTCGATCCCAAGGTATAACTTCTAATTCTTCGTATAATTTTAGTCTGGTTTCTTTTTCTATAAACCTTCTAATAATCAAGATACCTGCAGGAAATCCCCAATTCATAATTTCATCCGTTTTCCCTTCTTTAGCCACTTCATCTAATATACTTCCTAAATCTATTAATTCACATACAAATCCTAATGATTCGAAATAGACTTTTAGTAAGTTAAGATCCTCAATTGTTAAACCAGAACCTATTTTCCCTTTTTCTCCTAACATTTGATTTCCAATATGATTTTCTCCAGCATCACCAAAGGTTAAAGCCATTCTTTCAGTATTCATGATTTAATAAATTAATTTTTATAATATATTCAAATCAATTTTTTACCTTTATGAATGTGCTTCTTTCCTAATAATTTAATACCTATTTAAACAGATACTAAGTAGTTTAATATGATTTTCCCTATCAGCCTTTGAAAATGCTTTTGAAAATACCGAATTACACATTATTGAGAGAAAATATGGTATTAATGAGGCTAATGGTAGTGACAAGACAACAATGTTGCGTCATTCAGATAGAAAATTTGAATTTCCCAAAACGATTGAGTTTCTGATTTGTGATCAAGAAGTTAGTGTTGATGCTAAGGATATTGTTACAGATTGGCTACTAGAACATTATAGAAGGGATTTAGTCTGTGGATGTTAGTCTGGGGATAGATCTAGACTGGGGATGTTAGTATGGGGATGTTAGTATGGGGATAAATATTCGAATTAAAATTTGAAGCTGTTTACCTCATAATAAAGTATATAAATGAATGAACTAACCGTTTTTATAGAAAAAATATATCATTATGAACCTGCTATATATGATATAATCTATAATAATGTTTTTCATATATTTAAAAGTAATACAGAATTAAAAATGGCTGTTGATGTATGGTGTGGTGCGAAAACACGTATTGAAACAGAGCAAATATACGGACACATATCATTGTGGAATACTTGTGCTATTACTGATATGCAAGGGTTGTTTATGAATCGGAATTTTAATGAAAATATAAATAATTGGGACGTTAGCAAAGTTGTCACAATGAAAGATATGTTTGATAAATGCTATAAATTTAACCAACCTCTCGATAATTGGGATGTTGGTAATGTTGTAAATATGGATAATATGTTTGACGAATGTGTAGCGTTTAACCAACCCTTAAACAATTGGAATGTTGGTAATGTTCGAAATATGAGTAGTATGTTTGATGGTTGTGTCGAATTTAACCAACCGTTAAATAATTGGAATGTAGGGAAAGTTACCAATATAGCGTGGATGTTTGTGGGATGTGTTGTATTCAATCAATCTTTAAATGATTGGGATGTAGGCAATGTTACCAATTTAGAGCGTGTGTTTTGGGATTGTTCTAAATTTAACCAACCTCTGAATAAGTGGGATGTTAGCAATGTTGTCACAATGGAAAGTTTGTTTAGTGGATGTTCTCTATTTAATCAACCGTTGAATAATTGGAATGTTGAGAAAGTTGTAAATATGAGATGGATGTTTAGTAATTGTTCTAAATTCAACCAACTGTTAAATAAGTGGGATGTTGGAAATGTTGTTACTATGCAAGCGATGTTCGACGAATGTGGCGAATATAATGAATCATTAAATAATTGGGATGTCAGGACAGTTGAAAATATGGGAAGTATGTTTTGGAATTGTTATAAATTTAACCAACCGTTAAATAATTGGAATGTTAGCAATGTGGAAAATATGGGAATTATGTTTAGCGGATGTTCCGAATTTAATCAACCGTTAAATAATTGGAATGTTGAAAACGTTGATAATATAGGAAGTATGTTCTGGAATTGTTATAAATTTAACCAAGATCTGAATAACTGGGATGTTAGGAATGTTGTAAATATGGAATGGGTATTTAAGGGATGTCCAAATAACCAGACTTTTGAAAAAATGTTTAATGGTAGTATTTAAATTATTTGTGATTTTATAATAAATATGAGTTTAATGAAAATATAAATAATAGGAATATTAGCAATGTTCATTCAATGGAAAGTATGTTTGAGAAATGTTATCAATATGGAATACTAATTAAATAGATATTCTAGATAAAAATTTATTATTTTTATTTAACTATATAGTGATTAAATATAGTAATTAAACATAGTAAATAAACATAGTAAATATGGAAATTAAATATAAATTTAATAATGATACAAATGTGTATATCGCCAATTCTATGAATGAGGTACTGGAACTGGACACCGAGAAGTATAATAACATCATATATTTGGATTGTTATAATTGCGAATTGACTAAATTACCGGTGTTACCAGACAGTTTAAGACAATTATATTGTAACAATAATAAATTACTCGTTTTACCAACATTAGCAAATGGATTACAAACGCTGTACTGTTACGACAACCTCTTATGCTGTTTGCCAAGAATCCCAAAGAGTTTGCGCTACTTACATTGTGGGGTTAATAGACTTACATTTTTACCAACACTGCCTGAAAATTTACAGTGCATATATTGCTATGAGAACCTGTTTAACATATTTCCAAGATTGCCTAACAATTTAAACCCATCGATCGAAGTTACCAAAGCGGTAGCCCATTATATAGAAAAATGTGGCGATAAGGAAAAATACCATATTGAAAATACGATTGCGGCTAATAAAATAAGGGATTGGTTCACCGATTGTAAATATAACCCTAAATATAAATATTGTAGAGACAGAGTGAATAAAGACTATGATGAATTGATGAGTGGTTAATATAAAGTGAACGGATTACAAGTTCTCCAACTTAGTATATAGGAAAGATTGTAAGTTGGAGAACAAGATTATTGATATAATAATAGAATATTGGTAAATTGGGTGTAGAAATAAAATTTGAATTATTATTAAAATAAATAATATAGATAAATGTCTAATCCAACACAATTTAGCAGCGGTCTCCTAATACTTGTCCAGGGCGATACAGGAAATAAAAAATGGTGGAATGCGCAACCTTGGCAATCAACCGCATTTATAAAGGCTATGGAATTTGGTACTATGAAGACAATGGGTGCTCCAAATCCAGTAACCTATACTAAACCATTTACACACGGTGAATTCCAATATCGATTTATTATTAAAAATGATTGGGGTCCGTGTGCTATTCATAATATGAGCACTGGAAAAGAACGGACTGTATTATATTTTGATGTTGGGGATACATTGGATAATGTTCGCCATACGGACCCAATCGCTGTCTCGAAGATAACATATGTGTAGTTATTGTAGGGATTAATATGTAATGATAGAAAGCAAATTCATTATCCCTTGGAAATTTAAATGGAACAAAATTATAAATATTTATAATAGCATATACCAACGATTACGCTCCTTAACTTGAGGTTGATTATATTTATGACATCCGTCAAACATATTTTCCATATTATCAACATTGAAAACGTCCCAATTATTAATATTATCATTAAATTTATATTTCAAAGAAAATAGTTGCACCATATCTGTGATAAGTGACGTTACTAATATGCGTCATATGTTTAATAATGCTGAAGATTTTAATCAAGATATTTTTTATCTGGGATACTTCAAGAAGTTATTAAAATTTTCGCATTAAATCATATGATTAGATAATTTTGAATTGTAAAAATGAATCTAAATCAACACATACATATGCTTATGCTGAAATTAGGATACTTCAAATGTTACTAATTTTAATCAAGATATAGGATGGAATACTTTATAAAATTGATTGATTTATTAACTTATTTTTATTTAACACATCGTAAATTATGACTACTGAACAACCTTCTTATGCATTACAGATACTATTATGTAACATTAATGACTATGAAATTGGTTTGTATGAGATGATTAAATCACTTGTATTCTATAAAATGAACGATTCGAAAGAATTACGAGAAGCCGTTAAACTATGGTTAAGTAATCAATCTAAAGCAACAATAAAATATGGACATATTAGTCTATGGAATACTTCAAATGTTACTGATATGAGTAAGATGTTTTATAATGCTAATGAATTTAATGACGATATTGGAAATTGGGA